ATGAAGGACCAAGTGCGTGGCGCCATAGTCGGAGTGGCCATGGGCGATGCTCTCGGAATGCCCGCCGAAGGGCTCAAACCCGAGACTGTCCAAAAATACTATGGAAAAATAAGCACTTATAGGACTCCCAGAAAACGGCACTTTCATAATCTAAAAAGAGGGCAATGGACGGACGATACGCAATTGACTTTGGCGGTTGGCGAGTCTATAGTTAAAATGAAGGGGCTTGATTTTGAAGATATTGCGACTGCACATGTTCATGCATTCAACGCAGAGCGTCGTGGCTGGGGCAATACTACCAAACAAGGCTGCCAGAGGCTCCTGATGGGCGAAAATTGGTGGGAAGCTGGCGGCGCTAATGGCGCTGGAAATGGCCCGCCTATGAAGATAGCTCCAGTTGGAGTGCTTTATGGTCTTGAAGTCATTGATCTAATTGAGCTAATCGCCGCCTGCGTGAATATTTCCAAAATGACTCATGGCGATCCCAGGGCTGCTTTGGCTGCTGTTCTACAAGCTTATCTAATTGGAGAGGCTATGAAGAGTAAGGGAAGTATTTCGTTTTGGGATTTGCTTGATGAAATTTTCCGGTTTGCGGAAAGACTTGAGCCACCGAGCGATGATATGCTGTCAGACAAATTGCGTGATGCCCATGTTCATTATTATTCATCTGAGCCCATTGAAATACGCGAAATTTTAGGGGCAGGAGCTTTTGTAAATGAGTCTCTACCTTTTACATATGCGATAATGATGAGGCATAAAAATGACATAGAGGGTTGTCTTGAGACTTTAGTTAATATGGGCGGGGATGCAGACACAAATGCTTCCATGGCTGCGGCAATTTTGGGTGCTGCCTATGGATATAAGGCTTTTCCGGCAAAATGGCGAAAGGGACTGGAAGACAGAAAGAGATTGGTCAATTTAGCAGATGGCCTCTATGATATGGCTTAATAGGGAGTTTGAACATGTCCTATGACTTACAATTGAGAAAAGGCGGCTCCCTAGTCACAAACGAATGGGATGCCGACTTTGCAGATTATTTGGAACAGATAATCGACGATGATGAATTACTTTTCCATCTACACGATAGTGTTTGTTTGGACAAGAACACGACTCTTAGAGACATATTTTTATTGGTGTCCAAAAACATTGAGACCTTTTCCACTGCAGTTGGGTGTCCATTTCTGGATGATTTGGTAACTGAAGCACTTTCGGCCAAAGTGGTGAATGAAGAGAAAGAAGACCTTGGCCATTTGGAGCTTGGTAGAACTGCCGTTCTTGACAAGGGAGAATTGTATGTCTACATGGACTTTTCCGGCAAGGGTGTCAAAGAAACATGGGCCATAGAATTTTCACCTACAAACGAGCTTACATCATATCCCGTCATGCTTAATGAAGGCGTGATAATAGAAAATGAAGAAGGAACTGTTATTTTTCAATTCAAGATGTCTTTTACATTATTGGAACTTGTTAAAGGCATAGTTGATGAACTATCTTTTGTTGGACCTCCCGACATTAAAGCATTTGCTCTCAAAGAGCTTAAAGACAGAAGCGATGACATAACATCCGGAAATGTAAAAACATACAGCCACGAAGAGATGATGAAAAAACTGGAGGATCAGAAAGAGAGGTATAAAATGCCTTGTAAAATATGTGGAGAAGATGCTCGTTCATCGCATTTCGGCAAACCCTCTACTATATGTTACAAGTGCTTTCGTAAAATAAAGGAGAATTAATGGACTTATCGCTTACTCAAGCAGAGAGAAAAAACTTAAAACTGGCCTTCAAGATATTGAAAGAGTGGCGAGACAAACTTCATATAGACCCAATCTGGACGATTCGTGTTGAGGTATATAATAGCGAAGAAGCTGAGGAGGGTATGGATGTAGCCTTCTTCAATCTTTCTAATGCTGAATACTTTGTGGTTGTATTATCACTGTCAAACGACTTGATGCTTTTTGAGGAAGAAGATTTTGTTGAGGCCATGCATGATATAGCGTGCCACGAACTTGTTCATCTAAGTTCTGGAGATTTCTATAGAACCGCTCAACTGTCGGCTGGCGACAATGAGCAAATGCAGAAAGAATTAAGATATAAGTATGAACAATTTACTTCAAGGATGCAGAAAGCTTTTATGGACATGCACAGAAAGGTTGAGAAAATAGAAAAATCACTCAAAAAGGCCAAGGCCTCTCTTAAAAAGATCGATGTTCCCGTCGAGAAAGAAACGGAGGAATAATGAAAGTAATCACTGGAAAGTGTAGTTCCAGAAAGGCAACCGTTAGGGCAATTTTTGATGCTGGTTCCGACGTGGAATATGGGATTTGGACTCCCGGAATAGCTCACTTGGCTGAGCACATGATATTCCAAGGCAACGAAGATATGACTCAAGAAGAGCATTCCAGAGCTTTAGCCTCGCTTGGAGTTGAAGCAAACGCAGCAACCTGGCATAATAAGGTGATGTTCTACATCGATTCTCCAGCAGAGAATATCTTGGAGGCAACCAAGCTCTTCAAGAAGAATATTCTTGGTAGGAAGGGGTTTGATACTGCGGAGTTTGAGAAAGAGAAACTGGTGGTGCTGGAAGAAGAGAGAGGTTCAAGGGATAGTGTGGATAATATGGTGGCGAACGCTCTCCACGATTATTTGTGCAAAGGGCCCTTGTCAATTCCTATTATTGGGTTCGAAGAAACGATTAAATCAATCACCCAAGAGGAGCTGGAGGAGTTTTACCATTATTACTATAGACCGAGCAGATTGCTTTTGACTATTACTGGCCCGGAAGACCTGGACTTTGACGCCATTTCTGAGGTGTTTGGCGAGAACACGAACAGATTTCTTAGGGCAGACAAGGAACCTAATCAATATGCTGGCAGAAAAGGCAAGATATTGCAGAGCCCCGCTATTGAACAGGCCAGAATATTTATGTGCTATAGGGCAGTTCCAATAAGCAGCAAGAAAGCACTCACTCTTAACTATGTGGATCAGTTTCTTACAAGTGCTATGGACTCCAGATTGTTCCAATCTCTTAGGCAGAAGCACGGCCTATGCTATTTGGTTGGAGCGTATCTGGCTTTCTATGAAGATATTGGTTGGTATGTTGTTGTCGTTAAAACCTCTGAGGAAAATGTAGATAAGTGCATAAAGTTGGTAAATAAAGAGGTTGAATTGCTTTTAGAAAAGGGGCCAACCGAAGAGGAAATGATTAGGTCGAGAAACAAGTATATCTCTGAAATCTATTCTGGAATTGAAACCTCTTATGGTTTGAACAGTGCTCTTGCTCTATCCGAGTTCAATGGTCTTGATGATTTGGACACTACGCTGCATAGGATTAAAAGCATGACCCCAGGTAAAATCAGGGGCGTTTGCCGCCAAGTGTTTGACAAGAGCAACAAACAAGTGTTTAGGTGCCTCACGGAAGAGGAAGAAGATGAGCTATAAAGACAGAATATATGAGTTGAAAAACAAGTGCTACGAATGTAAAGAGTGTCCGCTTGGTAGAGATTTGGTTGATGGTTTAGATCCTCATGTATTTGCTGTAGGAAAAGTCCCAGCTGATATAATGGTCGTGGGAGAAGCCCCTGGGGCAGACGAAGTTAAACTCAAGAAGCCTTTTGTTGGACGAGCAGGCCAACTCCTAACGAATAATATTCTGGCTACGGCAGAACTACAAAGAAAAGATGTGTTCATCACCAATTCTGTGCTTTATCGCCCAGAGGGCAATGGAAAGCCGCTCCCGGTGGAGTTGAAGCTGTGTAGGACGCACTTGGATGCTCAAATAGTGTTGAATGACCCGAAGCTAATAGTGGCTTTTGGAAATTATGCTACGCAGCAGCTATGCGACAAAACCGGAATTACCAAGCTTCGCGGCAAGTTGATGTGGTCTCGCGAATGGTCAAATGGGATGAAATACCCAGTATTTCCTATGTTTCATCCAAGCTATAATCTTCGTGGCAGCGGCATCAAGGAGAGCAAGGAAGATTCTTGGACTTTGCGTAAATACGCCAAGCTAATAGCCGATGGTGTAGAGATAAGTGGGGACAATTGGTATGTATAAAATAGACCCGGAAAAAGTGCTATATGCATTCGAGCACTTAGAGCCTTTGCGCGATAAAATGAGGGAGCTTAACGCTGCGTTGAAAGAGATTGATGATGAGTATATGAAGTTTTGGCGCGAGACTACGATCCTTGATCATGGGTATAACAAAAACGGAGACCGTTTGAAATTCTGTGTTTTTCACCACCCTTACAGATCGCCAAGATTCGTTATACGAGATGGCGGCAATTTCTTTGACAAGCTACTTTTTGAGTGCAGCACCCACAAAGAAGCCCTTAGGTGGATTTTTGAACAATGTGAAGTGGAGGAAAAATGGATAAAGATTATACAGAAAATCCCAAGCTAAAGGGAACCAATATTATTGATTGTATCCCACAGGTAGGCGAGTGCAAACACCAGTGCCCAGAGTGTTTCTATAACGGTGGACGCTTTTTCCGCACTCTGGACGAGCCTTGGATGCCCTCCCTTGAGGAGGTTGGGGACAAAATTGTGAGGGTCAATTCTGGCAATGATTCAAATAGCCAAAAAGAGTTGGTATTAGAGAAGACAGAACAATATAGACTTAAGTTCTTCAACACTTCAGTGCCCAATTTCGACTTTCCAGACCCGGTAGTATTCACCTGCAACGGAGGGAAGAAAGGCGAACTGAAGCTTGTAGAAGATCCGCCTTGGAATCTTATGTTTGTGAGAGTGCGCGTTAATTCGTGGGACATGGAGACTATCGATAGGGCTGTAGAGCACTATTGGAACACGCACGGAGTTCCAGTTGTTCTTACATTTATGCGCTATTACAACGGAGACTTGATTCCAGAAGAGGCCAAGAATGATTATGAATGGCGTAAGAGTATCGTAAATGACTATTTCTGCCTCAAACAAGAAGCGCTTTTGAGAATAATGAGTCGCTACAAGGGCAAAGGTGTTCGTATGTGCGGAACCCCCGTAAGCTCCAATTGCGTTGATTGTAGAAACTGTGAGTTATTTTACCAGAAGAAACTTTTTGATGCTATGGAAATGTTTGAAAAGGCGACTCGATGAGGTTTTAAGATGGAAGAAGTAGATAGAAATGAGTGTGTTCAGTATATCGTGGTTCGCAAAGACCTGATTGAACAGATGGGCATAGGCAAAACTGCCGCTCAAGTGGCCCACGCTTCGTTGGGCGCGATACTAGAAAATATGCCTAATTTTGTGTCAGGTGAAATTGAATTAATCAAGTCACCTTGGGTTCAAATGTGGCTCCAAGGGCGCTTCACCAAGCTTGTTGTCTATGTGAAATCAAAGGAAAAGTTGCTAAATTTCAAAAAGAAGCTTGACGAAGACAAAATAAGAACTAAATTAATATATGATCGGTGCCTCACGGCTTTGGAACCTGAAGAAAACGATGGAACTACGCTGACTTGCATGGGAGTGGTTCCCATCAAAAGGGAAAATGTCCCTAAATACTTGAAAAAATTGCAACTTTTATAGGAAGATAGTATGGCTTCGAGAGATTTTTTTCCGCCAGGCGTTATGCCCGTGATAGATGATTACGACCTTCGACATTATGATAGGAGGCGCAATGATATGTTTGGGCACCCCTATCCAAGTTTTGGTGTGAATTTAGACGCTTTCAATTTCATCTCTTCAGATTTCAGGGAACTTACAAACGCCATTAAGGGTGTTTTTATACATCATTTTGGAATCCCCGAAGAAATGATAGAGGTTTATGTTGATGGAAGACATCCATACTCCGAGCCCGTTTTGATAATGAAATATGAGAGAGGAGATGGGGCTCTTATTAGTGAGATCCCCCTTCATTCTTTTTATCGAAGCTACGGAGGATATGGTTATGGTGAGATCTCCGAAAGAATAACTCAGGCTATAGAGGCATTGATTCGCAGGGCTCTGACCACCCCAATAGAACAGCCAGCCAAGAAGAAGTTAGATCAAATTAAGTTCGACCTTAAAGACTTTAAATCTTGGCTTGAGGATGAGGCGGAAGACGAGGAGTTCGTGAATGTGTTTATGGAATATTTTGGAGAGGAAATAGACGAACCGGAGCAAGAGAGATGAAAAGAGAAGACTATTTGCGGTGGAGTGATTACTTCATGGCCCTGGCTAAGCTTTCAGCCATGCGTTCAAAGGATCCCACCACACAGGTGGGTGCCTGTATAGTTGGCCCCAATAATAGAGTTCTGGCCGTGGGCTATAATGGGTTTCCAAACGGGTGCGACGATGATGATTTGCCTTGGGGAAAGGTGGGTGATTTTTTAGAAACCAAATATGCTTATGTTGTTCATGCTGAAGAGAATGCAATAATGAATAGCAACAGAAATGATCTGGGAGGTTCCACTCTTTATATTACTTTATTTCCCTGTAATGAATGCGCCAAGATGGTAGTTCAGGCAGGAATAAGTCGCATATTCTATTTGAATGATCATTATCATGACCGAGATTTCACTGTGGCTGCCCGCAAAATCTTTGACTTGGCTGGAGTTGAATATATTGAGTTTAATTCAAATGTGGAACCCATAGAAATAAACTTGAGAAAAAATGATTAATGAAAATAATTTTAGTTTTAGGATGTTGGGGACGAACCGAAGATGATTTTACCACCTGTGGTGCGATCTCCAACCAGATATTAGATCTAACGAGGGAAACTCCAAGAAACGCAGATATTTCCAACTATCTCGACTCCCATTTTAAACTATTCGATAGACCTATCTACTCCAACATCCATACAGCAATCTGGAATATCCAGGAAAAGTTTAGTATTAGAGGAAAACCTGTATTTGAGGAAAAAACTTTCCGTCGGATGGAGGAGTTTTGCGTGATGCATGCCAAGTGTGGTTTGTTTTTGCGCCTGGAATTAATTGAGGAGGAATGATTATGTTGATTTTTGTCGTGGATATTGACGGAACCGTGGCTGATACACAGGATCGCGTTGATGAAATTACAAAAAAGTATAAATTGGACAGCCAGAATCATTGGACTGACGAGCATATTGATGAATTTACTCGGTCAGTTGAGATTAAGAAGGATGGCTTGATTCCCGGAGCAGAGATTCTGCCCGAACTGGCGCGTAGATGTAAGGCCAAGATTGTGTTCCTAACTGGCCGCTCAAGCAGGGCTCGTGATGCTACGCGAGTATGGCTTAAGAACCATCTGGACATCTTTGATTCTGTCCCTCTAATCATGAGGGAGGATGGAGATTTGTCTGGACCAGTGGAATGCAAGCTGAATGTGTTCAGGAATACTGTCCTAAGGATGTATCCAAAAGCCTCTTTCATCTTTTTTGATGATGATGAGCGGCTTCTTCCAGAATATTCCCAATTCGGTATGGCCCTCAAGGCGCCCGAATGTTGGGAGGCAATTAAGTTCATGAGGTCTCCAAATGACCAATGAAGAAATGCTTAAAAACATGAAAGCGCTTGGTGAAGCTACTAAAGAAATGAAGTTGAAGGTGTTTGAGAAATATCTCAAGAAAATCAAGACCAATCCTATTCGCGAATTTACAGAGTTCGCGATTTTACACTTACCAGAGTATTTCTGGACACTTCCGGCTTCAACTACACAGATTAACCACGGAGCTGGAGAAAGCTTAATTGATCATGTGCTTGCTTGTTTATACATAGCTCGCCAGGTCTGCGATCATCAGTTTAAGGATCACTGGACACAGAGACAGAAAGATCAATTGTATTCCGCTCTTATTCTTCATGATGGATGGCGTTGTGGTCCAGAGGGGGATATACACAGAATCACACAAAAAATGGTTGATGATTGGGGTTTAGATCCCCAGCTTCTTGGAAATCCTAAGACCACAAAAGAACATCCTGAAATTGGCTATAGGCAGTTGGTAATGCTTGCCGCAGAATTCAACAAACTGGCTATTGAAAATAAAACAAACCAGATTGGTGATAATAACTTGTCTATGATACTCAAGGCGGTCAGATTTCATTATGGTCCATTCCTGGAAGTTCCAGGTAAAAAGCAGTTTTCTTTGTCGTGGCCTTATGACTCTGTGGTGATGCAGTGTCATAATATCGATTTTCATCAATGTCATAATATGATTTATATGACGAGAGGAGATAGGGATCATGGTTAGGTCTATTGTTGAAAGGTATAAAACTATGGCTCTATACATTAAGAGGATTAGACCAGGAGCTAAGCTCCCCAAATATATGAGCGAGCGAGCTTCTGGCATGGATGTATCTGCTTGTTTGGATAGTAATGAGCCCTATGGACACATGAGAGTGCTTGAGCCTGGTGAGAGGACAATGATCCCAACTGGTTTGGTTCTTGATATTCCATATGGATTTGAGGTTCAGGTGAGGCCAAGATCCGGAATGGCCATAAAGAAGGGCATCACTGTAATCAACTCTCCTGGAACAATAGATAGTGATTATCGCGGGGAGCTGATGATTGGGCTTATCAACCACTCTGGCCAAGATTTTACAGTCGAAGATGGTATGAGAATAGCTCAAATTGTAATTGCTCCCGTAGTCCAGATGCAAGTAATAGAGACTGAAGAAGTCAGTGAAACTGATAGAGGCGAGGGTGGAATTGGATCGACAGGTGATAAATGAAAAAGAAAATGGTCGTAGGTTTTTGTTTCCCAGCACACGATTTGGTTTATTTGATCAAGAAGACACGTCCAGAATGGCAAGCAGGGCTTATGAACGGGATTGGCGGCCATGTTGAAGAAGATGAGACGCCGGAAGAAGCCATGATTAGAGAGTTCGAGGAAGAAGCTGGCGTGAGAATTGAGAATTGGGTGCATGTGGCTGTCATGGAAGGTGAGGATTGGCACCTGGATGTATTCGCCTGCGATTGGTTCTACAAAGAAGAAGCTAAAACGATGACTGATGAAGAGATAAAGTGTTGCTACATCCATCGTCTATATTTTGAGCCCACAATTCCAAATACGAGATTTTTGGTTCCTATGTGTCGCGAGCACCTCGACAATAAGAACACATATAAAACAGCCCGTTTTATATATTAGGAGCAATAATGAAGGTAGTTAATTCGGATCACTGGATTGCGATGGAAGCGATGCGAATGTTCATGGACAAATATGACATCCCCGAGCCGACAGAAGACAAGGGCTCTTTTTATAGCTGGGATTTTAGAACGGAGGAAGAGAAGAATTCTCCTCTTGCTCCCTATGTGTCCATTTTTAATGATCCATCAGTAAGTATAGCTTGCTGGGGTGGAAAATGGGGGATGGGCACCTCTAATATAGAAAAAGGCGGCGTCTTGAGGCACATGGATTTTTGGGGCTTTTATTCTACGGATGAAGAAGCAATCAAAGGTATTTTCGGTGCTCTGGAAGATTGGGCAAAAGTGTATTGGTTGAAAAGAAAGTAGGAAAATGTTTGATCCAGAAAGATTACAATATTTCGCAGGTATGCTTGAAGGGCATATGATCTCGCCCGAAAAATATGATGAGGTGCCCCAATATGTAAGAGATAAGCTATGTAATGATGGCTCACCAGAGGGAATTGCTCATCATCCGGAATATGGTTGGTTCATATTGTTCTGTGGGCAGGGCCCCGGAATTGGTTGGTGTGAAATGGAAGAAGATGAACTCAAAAAAGCCGTAAATGATGTTTGGTGCGGCAGAAAGTAGCATCAATCTATCAATAATCTAACATATGGGTGCTTCTTTTGGCTCCCCAAAGCCGCAGGTTGATCCTTTGGGCCTTTTTTTGGGGTGGCGCAGGCACGATGGACCTATAGAATTTCGCCACGATTTTGGGAGGCGGTCCTCCTCCACGTCGCGGCGGTTAGAATTTAACGTCAATGTGAAACCCCATTAGGAGGAAAAAATGGAATTAAAAGGAAAACTTGCTAAGGATAAGTACGCCCACGATAGAAATAACGAAACCCACCTGTTAGTAGAACTCAAGGCACCAAAGGTAGACTGGGAAAAAGACAGAGCGCCGATCTGCGTCCTACCGGTCTTGGATGTAAGTGGTTCTATGTCTGGTCAAAAGATTGATTATGTTCGTAAAGCTTGCCGTAAGCTTATGAATCACCTTGCGCCTGGCGATTTCGCCGGTCTTGTGAGCTTTGATTCATTTGTTCATCCTATCGCAGAACCTCGCGAAATTACACAAGAACAAAAAGATAATCTCAAGAAGATGGTTGATGAGCTACACGCTGGCTCATGCACCAATATGTCCGGAGGTTTGTTCCAGGCACTTGAGTGGATTAACAAGCTTGATCTTCCAGATAAGTTTATCTTGAGAGTCATACTTTTCACGGATGGACACGCTAATGTTGGAATCACAGGTAGAAACCTACTGGAAGCTGCTGAAAAGCAAAAGGGCAGAGCTTCTATTTCTGCCTTTGGCTTTGGAAATGACTGCGACCAGGAGCTTCTGGCGGACATCGCAAACAAATGCGGTGGGAATTACGCCTTTATCGACTCTCCAGACACAGCCATGGCCGCGTTCGCTCGCGAACTGGGTGGCCTGATGAGCACCTATGCCCAGAACATCAGCGTCAAGATTTCTCCAGACAAGAACAACAAGGTTCTTGAGATTCTCAATGACGAAGATGTTGTAGAGGATAAGGGCGTCACGACCGTTCAACTTCAGGATATTCTTGGCGAAGAGAGCAAATATATCGTGGCCAAGGTTCAGCTGAATGAGGTTGAGAAGCCGCTGCCTCGTAAGGTTAATGCCTTCAAGGTTGATGTAAGCTATACAGACAAGGAAGGCAGCAAGCAAGATCTTAAAACTATGGCGGTAAAGGTGAAGTTTTGTAAGGCTGACGAGGAACCAACCGAGGAAGATGCTGATGTTGTGAAGCACAGAGATAGACTGCTCGCTGGTCGGGCTCAAGATCAGGCAGAAATCTACGCCAGAATGGGAAACTATGAAGGTGCCCGAGGCGTAATGCTCGATTGTTTCAATAGCATAAGTGATGAAGGCGTTAAGGGCTTGGTTAATAGTGTAGGTGTAAATTATCTTAGTGCTGAAAGTTATAACGCTTCCCACGGAACTACCAAAGCTGTAAGACAGGGCCTTAAGAAGGGAAGGGTAATGTCTTATTCCAGCTCTGACGCAGCCGAAGTTAAGACCTCTGGTGCTATATCCAATACTGCTATGGACGACATGGTAAATAGCTTTACGGCTGGAGATGGCGACGACTGGGATGTTAATGGAGTCAGCGCATATCCCAATGACCTGAACGGCAGCATCATGGTTAGTTCAGATCCGGATCCCAGTGTTTCTATTGCTGTAGATAAAGAGGAAGAAAAGAAGGAAGAGAAAGGAAGTAGCAAGAAAAGGTCAAATAGAGATTGGTAATGGAGGTGTATTGTGTATTTGAACTATAATTGCTATTCCTGTCCCTATACTGCTTGCTCTGGTTGTTGCCCATATAGGTGGCGATATACTAATTACTGTAGCGCCTGTGGCGCTGATTTGAATTGCGGCGGTCATTATTCTTGGTGTTGGAAGTGTGTCCCAAGAGTGATATATGTTCCACAGCCGCCCCCACAGCCTCGCTGGAGGCTAGAGTGGGTTCCGCAAGAGCCAACCACGGCAAAGAGGCGTAGCGATAGAGATTGGTAATCCAAAGCCTCCCAGCCCACCAAGGCATAGAGCCTTACCTCCTTCTCCAGTGGGCTGGGAGGCGTTTTCTTAAAGTAATCAAATAGTTATAACCTATCAATAATTCTTCATAGGTATGTGGAGGATTGTAATGAACAAGTATGCTCAATTTTTAAACGGCTTAACCGTCCAGTTGGTAAGAGAAGGGAAACTGGAGATGGCCGAAAAGGTAGAAGAGAGCTGGGATGAGTTTCTGGAACTTCTGGAATCCGGAAAGCTCAATTTCGACTTCACCTTTTCAAGCAGCCCAAGGGGCAAAGATAATGTGCCCAATAGAGGTCGGGAGACGCCTGCTTTTGGCGTGCCGGGACCTCAATAGGAGCGAGATTTGTAAGACATGACTAAAGAAAAAAGAAAGTATAAGACCAATTCGGTTCATGATAAATACTACACCAAGGTAGATGTCGCAAGAAAATGCATAATTTCTATCCTATCCAAAATCAGCGACATAGATGTGTTCATTGAGCCATCAGCGGGAAATGGAAGTTTTTCACGACAGATAGATGGCTACTGCATAGCGATTGATAAGTATCCCGCCCATCCCTCCATTGTTGAAATGGATTTCTTTGCCTTCCATCCAGAAGGCGCCAATCTAAATGGCGAGAAGGTTTGTTGTTTTGGTAATCCCCCTTTTGGGAGAAACGCCAGCATTGCCGTTAGATTTTTCAACCACGCTGCCGAGTTCTCCACTTACATAGCTTTTATACTTCCAAGAACCTTTAGAAAAATAAGCGTCCAAAATAGACTTCACAAAAGCTTCCACCTAATACATGACGAAGATATACCAAAAAGGTCTTTCATATATGAAGGCGAGGAGATAGATGTGCCTTGTGCTTTCCAAATATGGGAAAGGAGAGAGGTTGAAAGAGAGATAGTTAAGCTCAAAATCACCACAGATTTGTTTGATTTTGCGACAAAGGAAGATTGTGATTTTGCGGTTAGAAGGGTAGGCGGAAGCACCGGCAGAGTTTTTGTAAATATAAGCGAAATGAGTGAGCAGAGCAACTACTTTATCAAGTCTAAAGAGCTTGAAACAGATGAGCTTGTTAGTATTATCAACTCGATAGATTTTTCGAAGATAATAAATAATACGGCAGGTGTTCGCTCACTTTCTAAAAGAGAGCTTATAAGATTGGTGGAGGAAAGATATGATTTTTGAACCAATTAAAGAAAGGGTTTTGTGTGTTGACCCGCTGCCGGATGATATAAAAACTACTTTGGAGCTTCTGATAAACCTCAAGGGCGTGGATGGTAGAGTTCTCGGCACTATTGCTGCTGGATTACTTACCAAGGCATATGAAAATCTGGACTACAACGATGATGAAGGGGGATTCTATGATGTAAGTAGCGAGGAACTGCTCTATGAAGTCAGGATACTCACGAAATATGGCGTCAAGTTTGTTCCATCTTATATGATAGGGCAGGGCAGAAAGTATGATGAAGAGAAATACATAGACAAACTAAATAGAATAAAGGGGTTCATAATAATCGATAGTCTAAAGTTTCCTGAAATCCATTACAGATTTATAGAATCCGATGATGTGGTGGGTGGCCTTACCCCAAGAACTAAACCAACCCGACAATTAAGTTTAATCCAAGTGAGAAAATTGGGGATTCTATGAAAATACTAAATAGCACTATAGACCCAAGTAGAGCATTTGCGCATGTTATTAGTGGCTGTCATACTGTTTTTATCAGAGATGCCCACGTTACAATTAAAAAGTTTCCTAATGACTCGGCAGCAGAAGTTCTCATGAGCAACATTAGACAGCGCTGGGACAAAGCAAAACATCCAAGTTTTCTATACCTCGTTCATTGTGATCCCAATGGTTCTAAAATATTCGAAGAGCTTTATGAGACTGTTGAAGATTTTCCAAATGATTTCGGTGAGTATTTGACCTGTCCCAAGTGTGGTAATACTATGATAAGAATAGAGGAAGTGAAATGAAAGACAGAGAATATTACAGACAAGTTAGTAAGTTAATTGATGAAATGAATTGTAGGGAAAAGGAAATCATGCAACTTGCCATCGATGTTGATGATGAATTCGCGGCAGAGGAAGCGAGAAAAGTGAGTGAATGGTTGTTTCGGCTTTGGGAAGCGGTGGCGCACTACAAAGGAAAGCTTCGCAGGCTGGAGGAATTAGAAAGCGAGCGATATGAAGAGATGAAACATAGAAGGACGGATTCATGGAAAGATTAGTTGAATTGATGGACGAATATCTGGACTTGGAAGACCAAAAGATAGAAATATTAAGAGCGGCTGCGGAGAAGGGCGAGAGAACAACCTGGGGTAATGTAGCCGATCCTCTTAGAAGGGCTGGGTTATGGGAAGATTATAAGAGGTTGCAGGACTCCCAAGAGAAACTCCTTGGCAGCGCCGGCACGTTTTGGGGCAATTTTGGAGATGATGAGACCCCCGGCATTTTCAAGTGGCTTAAGAAGCTAATAAGGGATAGGGAATGGAAATAACAGGCAGGAAAAAGCGACCTAATCCTTGGCCTGAATACAAAAACTATGAAAAAAGAAAGTTTTATGGTAATGACTATTCTCATCAAATAACCATCGCACTGTTTCCAACCTTCGATCATTTGTTTTTCTACTTTGTTCAAAAAGAGCTTACCATATCTGCTGGATTGTATTGGCGGCGGAGAACATTTAGAGAGGCGACAGTATGAATATAGTATATGTCGATGAAGTAGGATACGGGTCCATAGCAGGGCCCGTTTTAGCATGTGCCGTAATTTCACGAGCAGATGCCCCATTAATTAAAGGCGTGAAAGACAGTAAGAAGCTTTCCAAGAAGAAACGGGAAGAGCTTTACAAATATTTAAGCGTTGTTCTTCCACACGCTTTCGGCACAGCCTCTCCCAAGAAAATCGAGGAGATGAATATCTTCTGGGCTCGTTTCCTCGCGATGAAGCGGGCTGTGGATAAGCTAAAAGAAAATCATAGAATCGATAAGATCATAGTCGATGGGAATTATGAGATTCCAAATGTCGATATTCAGCAGGAAGCCGTAATTAAGGCAGATGAAACGATCTGGCAAGTCGGTGCAGCAAGCATCCTCGCAAAGGTAATGAGAGATAGTGTGATGGCCATGCTTGCGACTGTTGAGAAGTTTAGCTATTATGATTGGGAACAGAACGCAGGCTATTATAGTCCCAAGCATCGGCTTGGAGTAATTGAACATGGCCCTACTACACTACACAGAGAGAACTTTGGATATTTCCAATATTGCCTTTTCTGCCACAATCAATATCAGGAGTTCTTAAAAGATGGAAAGACTCTTGAGGATTATCTGGAATATGAGAACAAAGAAAAAATGGCGCACAAGAAGACTCATTATAAGCTGTGGAAACACGGCCACTTTGATCCGTGGAAAGAAGTTAAACAAGGAGAAGTAAATGAAGGTAAAAATTGGTGATACGATATACGATGCTGAAGACCAACCAATTATGGTTATTTTGAGCGACAAAGATAAGGAAAACATCTCTAATATGTTAGAAGCAAACACCAAATATTGTTGTTACCCGAGCGTCGGACATACAGAAGAAGAGATAGATGAGTTTATGAAAATCGAGGAGGAGGGGTGAAAACTATAGTTTGTCCAGGATGCAAGAAAAATCATGATGTAGATAAAGCAAAGGAAAATGGAAACTTTCCTTTCTGCTGTCTCTTGTGCAAAAACTTAGATTTGTATAAGTGGTTAAATGAAGAGTATTTCATTTCGGAGAAAAATCCGCATACAGATGAGGGAAATTAAAATGGCCTGGAGAAAAGACACCCATTATGATAGATGGGCAGAAATCAAAGAGAACGAGCGAAAGGTTTTGGCCCGTGATGTTGAATATGAAATGGGCACTGGTGATCTGGTAGATTATGCTGACGACGACATAGCCGATCTCTTGAGAAGATGGAAGATATGGGAAAATGAGAATAGAGATAGGCTATTCAGGAAACTCATGGAAGAGATTGGAGAATACGCAGAGGCGATTGAGTTTGAAAATGGCTCCACCAACAAGAAGAAAAAGTTTGGTGATGTAAGTGCAGATGATATGCTTGAAGAGGAAATCTGCGACGTTGTGATGATGGCCCTCACCCTGGCCAGGTATGAGGGCTTGGAGATACGAACCGTATTAGAAAATATATCCAAAAAATTGGAGAAGAAGCGCACGGGGTAATTAATGACGCCAAGAAAAAAGAAAGACAGCTACGATGACATCAAGGTTCTCAAGGGTCTTGAAGGAGTCGTGCAGAATCCAGGCATGTATATCGGCAACACAGAAGACGGCACTGGGTACCACCACATGATCATGGAAGTGTTGGACAATAGCGTAGATGAGTTCATGGTTGGTCACTGCGACAAGATTGTGGTTTCCCTCCACAAGGACGGATCCGCCTCCGTAGCCGACAATGGTCGTGGCATCCCTGTGAAATACATGAAAGAGGAAAAGATGACGGCGCTGGAGGCCGTTCTCACAAAGCTACATGCTGGAGGAAAGTTTGACAAAAAGGCTTACGCTGTCTCTGGTGGATTACATGGAGTTGGTGTGTCCGTTGTTAATGCTCTTTCGACTCGTCTCAGGGCAACTGTGCGTAGAGACGGCAAAGAATACACCGTTGCCTACGAAAAAGGTAAAAAAGTGGCGGGCGTGGATGAAAAAACTGGAAAGGGCAGAGGAACCACAATTAGATTTGTCCCCAACAACAACATATTCCATCATGTAATTAAGTTCGACGGCGAAAGAGTAAAACAAAAGCTCAGAGAGCTTTCTTTTCTCTGTAAGGGCCTAACCATTGAGTTCATTGATGAAAAAGCTAAAGATAAAGAGGTGTTTGGAAGCGATGAGGGCATCTCTGACTTCGTGGAGTTTCTTGCTCCAGGCAAACTATTAACCAAACCCTTTGAATTTACGCAAGAAGTTGGCAATGGATCCAAAATTGTAGTAGATGTTGCTTTCCAGTGGCTCGACAGCGCGGAAGATGATGAAATATTGCAGTGTTATACGAATAATATCCCCAACCCAGACGGCGGATCTCATGTGGTTGGCTTCAAAACTGCTATAACTCGAACCGTAAATGGCTTCATAGCAAGCTCGGATCTCCCAAAATCCCTTAAAATCTCGCTGTCTGGAGACGACATTAGGGAAGGCTTAATAGCAGTTCTTAGCATCAGGCACCCAAACCCCAAGTTTAGCTCGCAGACCAAGGAAAAATTGGTGTCTGAGGACGCCAGGACGGCTGTAGAGAGCACTGTTGCTGAGAAACTTATGGACTATTTGGAGAAAAATCCACCACTTTCCAAGAAAATAGTGACTCGATGTGTAAATGCCTTCAAGGCCAGAGAGGCAGCCAAGAAAGCCAAGGAGGCAGTTAGAAAATCCGTGCTCAAGGATGGCGGAATGCTGCTTCCTGGGAAACTTGCGGATTGCAGTTCCAAAGATCCAGAAATTTGTGAAATATTTATTGTCGAGGGAGATTCAGCTGGTGGTTCAGCCAAGCAGGGCAGGGACAGAATGTTTCAAGCTATTCTGCCTCTTCGTGGTAAAGTTCTCAACATCGAGAAGAACGAGTTCAGTAAAATGATGAGCAACAAGGAAATCGGTAATCTTATCACAGCCATAGGTGTTGGAATTGGTAGAAGCATCGATTTAGCTAAGATTCGCTACAACAAAATTATCATAATGACTGACTCAGATGTTGATGGCTCTCACATCCGCGCATTATTGTTGACCTTTTTCTTCAGACAGATGCCTCAGTTGATTATGAACGGCAACATATATGTGGCTCAACCTCCACTTTACAGAATAGATATTCGCGGAAAAAGCTATTATTTAAAAGATGATAAGTCTCTCAAAGATTTTATCAAAGAAAAGAAGTTTAAGGGGAATATCCAAAGATTTAAGGGGCTTGGAGAAATGAGCCCTACTCAGTTGTGGAATACAACCATGGATCCAAAAACTAGGGAACTTGTGAAAATGGAAATTACTGATTATTTAGAAGCTGATAGGATTTTTGGCATCCTTATGGGCAAAGCAGTTGAACCAAGGAGAATGCTCATTGAAGAAGGGGCTTTAAAAGCTAGATTAGACATATAATCCTATCCTGCCGTATCTATTAATATTCTAAAATATTAATGGAAATCCATATCCAGAGAGATACGGCAGGAGGATTATTCTTAAATGGCCACAGCAATCATAGAAATTAACGGTCAAGTCGGCAGCGTTACTAATTTGCCGCTAGGCGTTGACGTAAATCTGAATGATGTAGGAGTAGGCGCTTCTACGAGGCTCTGGGCGCTTTTGTCTGCTCCACCAGGCTCAGCCGCTTGGATCCAGAACCCAACAACCAAAACCCCTACTCTAAAAACAGTAGATAGTGTAGGTTCCTATCGAATCCGCCTCACAGTAAACGGCTCAGTGACGGACATCGCCATAGCTGCGGTCAGAACTGCCAATCTCAATATCCGTATACCAGCTACAGGAGAGGAAGACGAATACGGATCAACAATTGGTTGGTCCAAGGCCATGTATGATGCCTTTGTTGCCATTGATACCAACTCTGCCATAGGAAATACTCTTGATCAGGCGTATGACGAAGGGGGCGCAGGTTCTGGAAGAATTATTGCCGTTGACTCTGGACCTATTCTTCTGAATGTATCCGGGGGTGATAGTGGACTTAGCCTAGCTGCTACTGGAGATCTAAACCAAGAACCAATTCTTGAGACCGACATAACTGCCGTAGACGTAAATAACCAAATTGGAGTAAGATTTGCACTTGCCCAGGATGGATATACCGAGCCGATTTCGGTAGCTTCGCAGCTTATAAGCGCCCTACCCGCAGGTGGGTTCACAGCTTTGGGCGTCTATTCTTATGTGGATATTTTGCCTGGCAATGCGTCAGATTCTGAGACTGATCTTTTCCGTGCCGAGACACTGGATCCTGGCGTTCCAGTAAGTGGCCTGATGGTGGCATACAAAGCTACAAGCGGCACGTTGCCCTTCAATTACGCTCTGTTGGCAGATACTGGAGACGTACTGCTTACGTCAGGCAATGTTCGCCTGCTTGATGGTTATCTCGCCCTTAGTGAAATAGCCTCTGATCCTGTCGTAGAAGTTGGGGTTGGAAGCGTATATACCAAGGATGACTCCGGTGACACAGAGCTTTTCTATAAAGATGATTCTGGCAATGTCGTTCAGATTACCAAAAACGGCTTCTTAAATATGTCCGCACTCGCGGACGCCTATGAGCTTAAGAAAAGCGCTACAGATACAACACCAGGATTTCTTGAAGATAAGATGTCCCCTGGTTTGAACATTGTATTTGATGAGTTAAATCCCGGCGGCGACGAAAAGCTTGTTGTAGAAACCGAAGAGTTTTTGGCTCTACCAACGCAAGGTGCTGATCCAACTGCTTCAACAGCTAACGATGGCTACCTATACGCAAAAACCGTGGACGGAGCAGTAGAGCTTCATTACATAGATGATGCTGGTGCTATAACTCGTATTACAAACGATGGATATTTAGACACTTTTGAGAGCCTTAGAGGTGTCGGACTATTCATGCAGCCTTCCGATCCTACTACTGCCCCTTATAAGGGCTTTCTGTACACCAAGGAAATTGCCAGCAACACCGAGCTTTTCTACAAGGATGGCGATGGCAATGTAATCCAAATAACCTCAGATGGCTATCTTGGCATAGACGGCTACACCGTATTAGAGCAGTTTGACGAGCTTAATCCGGCAACTACTACCGGAATTGAGACCTCTCTGCCGCTTACTGGAACTCCTATGGTTCAAAATAATATGCCTTCTGGCTATGCTTTGGATGTTTTCCAGAATGGCGCAAGAATGCGTTGGGTGGCTGTTCTGGGAGCCAGCAAGACTGAATGGACATATAATGCTACACTAAACCGCATTGAGTTCGTTGCTTCTGGCGTAGCCGGAACTTGGTATGCCGCAAGGTATAAAACCGATCCGGAAATTGCCATTAACTCGTTGGATCAGGCATACAATATGGGCAGAGTTATTACTGCCGATGCTGGTGCTGTGATTATTAATGCCTCGGGGAATGAGGCTATTGAAATAGATGGTTATTTAACATTAGATGAGATTTCTAACCCATCCAATCTTGCAGATGCTGGATTGGTATATTCCAGAGAAATTGACGGATACACCGAATTGTTCTACATGGACGATTACGGTCTTGCTACACAAATTACCAACAAGGGCTCTCCTGTTGGAGGTGATGGTAATACCCTGGATCAAGCCTATGATGAAGGTGGTGCTGGAGCAGGCAGGATTATTACAGCAGACTCTGGTGGAGTTATTGTAAATGCCGGTGGCGACGAAGCTATTGGCATTGATGGATATTTGAGTCTTGCTGAAATAGCTGCTCCCACAGGATTACCAAATGAAGGCCACATCTATGCAAAAGATGATGGCGGCGACACAGAGCTTTTCTACCAGGATGCTGCTGGCAACGAAGTGCAGATTACCCAGGATGGATCAACTCTTGGCGCTAACACTTTGAACCAGGCATATGATCAAGGTGGCGCAGGAGCTGGCAGAGTAATAACAACAGACGCAGGCGCTGTGGTTATGGATGCTTCTGGAAATGATGCGCTGGAACTTGACGGCTATATGCTGCTCAATGAGATTACTGATCCTACAAATGTAGCCAACAAGGGTTTCCTATATTCCAAAAATGATGACGCATACGGAACCTCTGAACTATTTTATATGGATGACAGTGGCCAGATCACTCAAATTACACAAGACGGATATTTGGCCACTTACAATTCTCTTAGAGGCGTAAGTCTTCTTGAGGGAACAGAATTTACAGATCAGGTTGGAAGAGTTTCACTCTACGCCAAACTCAGCAACGGTATAACCGAGCTATTTACAAAAGATAGTGGCGGGAATGAGACACAGGTAACGCTTGGTGGCAGACTAAATACCACTGCTGTTACCAACTCTGGATTCGCAGACGCAGTAATAGAATTCGTACCTTCTGTTGCCGTTGGTCTAACATCTACATCCTTCGTAGATATAACTGGAGCCGACGGATATTTTGATGCTGTTGTGGCGGGCAGCTACATTCTTACGTTCAATGTCCAGGTGTATCAGGCTTCTGGAGTTTCTCAACGCACCAATTTCCGTGTTATTGTAGATAAAGGCGACTACAATGGATTTACAGAACAAATTATAGAACCAACTGATAATGATGCTTGGAATATTATTAGTGTTACTTCTGGTGAGCACTATTCCGCTTCTTTTACTACTCATATGGTTGAAATGGGCTTCGGAAATCACAAGATTACTGTACAATACCAGAATGACGGCGGCGGCTCAGGTGCTCAAATCAACACAGATGATTATGTAAACCTTGTGGCTATAAATCTTGCAGGTTCTGGAGCAGGCGGCGCTTTGTCTGACCAAACTATGCTCACAGTTAGTAAAAACTATGTGTCCGTAGATACTTGGGAAACTGTTACCGAACTCAATGTGAGCTTTGATACTGTAGAAAATGAAGAAGTTCTGCTTGTCTATAGTGGAAGTATTAGTACAACCTCTGTTGTTAATGCTTTTACTTCTTTTGCTGTTGATGGATATAGATATCAAGACGGTGTAAGAGAAGGTTTGAGCCAAGCTAAAGACATTAGTAAGAGCTATGTAACACCACCTCTTACGGCTGGAAATCACACAGCCAGCTTTCAAATAATGAAGGATGGCGCTGGCACTTTAACCGTTGATGCCTATGGAACACTACAAGTTCTACAGTTCCGTGGTGGTTTGGTTCCAATTCAAGATGAGGGAACAACCATTGTTGATATTCCAGCCGCCTTTAACTTTACAGGCAGGGTTATAGTAGCTGATAATAATGGCGTAGCAGATATACAAATTGGAGATCTTGATTATATAAGAATAGAACAGCAGGTGGCAGATCCATCAGTGGATCCAGATGGATATGACGGTTATCTATACGGGAAGCTTATGGACGGCTATACTGAGCTATTCTATATGGATAATTATGGTGTTGCGGTAAGATTGACTCAGGATGGAACTCTGGTCAAACACGCTTTGGGTGGAATTGAACATACCAGCAGCACTCTTGCTGAACTCAATGCTTTGGTGTCGGACGCAACCCTTATTGATGATACGCTACTTGATAGTTATGCGACAACAACGGCTTTAACAAATCATACTTCGGATATGTCCAACCCTCACAATGTAACGCTTCAACAAGCTTATATTAGTGGAAACAGCATTATAATAATACCTGGAATGCCAGTTCACATTGATGCCTATGATTCTTATGAGGCCCTTAATCTTGATGGCTACCTTGGTTTACATTATCTTGACGGCTACCCAGATGCTCAGTTTGATAAAGGTCAATTGTTCGTATTTGATGTTCCTGGTTCTGGGCTCGAACTGCTCTACATGGATCATGCTGGGGTGGTTACACAAATTACTCAGGGTGGAACTCTAGCCAAGCACGCTTTGGGTGGTTCGGAACACACCAGTAGCACTCTTGCTGAGCTTAATGCTTTGGTATCAGATGCAACTCTTATTGATAGCACGCTTCTTGATAGCTATGCCACTTTGGTGGATATTGATCCTCTTGCTGAAAAGGCGCTTCTTGATAGCTATGCCACTTTGGTGGATATTGATCCTCTTGCTGAAAAGACGTTGCTTGATAGCTATGCCACTTTGGTGGATATTGATCCTCTTGCTGAAAAGACGTTGCTTGATAGCTATGCCACTTTGGCGGATATTGATCCTCTTGCTGAAAAGACGTTGCTTGATAGCTATGCAACACTATCGGTTTTTAACAATCATGCCAATGATACTTCTAACCCGCACAATGTAACCTTGCAGCAAGCCTATGCCAACGGAAACACGATAATAGTTTGGCCTGGGGTGCCAGTACACATTGACGCATATGATTCTTACGAAGCACTAAATCTTGATGGCTATCTTGGTTTACATTATTTGGATGGTTATCCAGATGCGCAATTTAACAAGGGGCAGTTGTTTGTATATGATGTCCCTGGTTATGGCCTAGAACTATTATATATGGATCATTCGGGTCAAATTACGCAAATTACTCAAGGCGGCTCGCTTGCTGTAACTCATAATACGCTTGACCAAGCATATGATGAGGGTGGCCCTGGAGCGGGAAGGTTGATCACAGCTGATGCTGGTTCTGTTATTATTGATGCATCAGGTGATGAAGCACTTGAGATAGATGGATATATTACTCTGGATGAAATTTCCGATCCGGTAGGTTTGGACAACGCCAGTTTGTTGTATTCCAAAGATGTAGATGGGTATTCTGAGCTTCATCACGTAGATAATTATGATGAGTCCGTTCAAATTACGAGAAGAGGGGCGCTTTATAATCTGTTGCCTAGCTATAATGTAGCACAATTGCCAGCTGCGTCTCCAGCCGGACAAATGGTTTTTGTGCCAGACGAATCTGGTGGCGCAGTTCCGGCATTTTCTGATGGGACTAATTGGCGCCGCGTTACTGATAGGGCTATAGTAAGTTAAGGAAGGAGAAATATAAATATTTACCGGAGGTAAACCTCAAAGTGGCAAAGGTAAAATCATTTCAAATTTCCGAGTGGTAGAGAGTGCAATTTTTCTGCCAGGAATTCATAGATAATAGAAAGGTAAGGTTTAAGAAATATATTTTCTCGGAGGTACCACAAAGTGGTTAAATTACAGCCTTTTCAGATTGACGATGGCTATTCAGAATTTACAGATTTGCTGGATACTCCTAGCAGTTATGCTGGACAGAGTGGCAAAGCAATAATAGTAAAAGCTGGAGAAGATGGACTCGAATTTGGAGTTGCTTCTGGAGGTTCTGGATTAGTTAATGGTTACTTGCCTATGCCAGAAAGGGATGTGGATCCTCCCACATTGGACAATTATGGCAGCATATATACGAAAGAAGACGATGCATACGGTACAACCGAATTATTCTTTATAGACAGTTATGGTCAAGTAACTCAAATTACGCAAGATGGGTATTTAGCTACTTATAACAGCCTCCGTGGCGTTAGACTTCTTGAGGGCGAAGATCTACCTAACCAGCCTGGTAGCTTCACGCTGTTTGCAAAAACAGTCTCCGGTAATACTGAGCTTTTTGCGCGTGACAGCTCAGGTAATGATATACAGATAACTAGTAATGGACAAATTAGCGGTGGTGGCGGTGGCTCTCTTACATTACAGCAGGCTTATCTTAATGGTGCTGATCTCTATTTAGTAGATGGACCAATTATTGTTGACGCATACGGCTACGAGGCACTTAATATAGACGGCTACATCGGACTTGTCGATGGCTATGATCCTGAGCCAATTCCTGGAAAGGGCCTATTATATGTGAAGTCGGTAGATGGATATAACCAGTTGTTCTTTATGGACGATTATGGACAGGCGTATCAAATGTCAGATATGGGGTCCGGTTTGGTTGGCACTGTTGACGATGCACTAAAAGGAGCAACAGGCATACCAACTGGTTCATTTCCTTCTCCTCCTGTTGTTTTCACAAGCATTACAACAAAGGCTGGAGAAGATATACTGGTATCTTTTTCAGGTTCGGTTAAGCCAACTACTGTGCCACCAAATCCATATGAAAATATATATATTCATTTAACGGTAGGGAGCACTACCGTATATACTTATTATACTACAATATTAGCGGCTGTTCTCGGTGGCGGATTGGAAGCAACTAACGTATCTTTCTCATATGTTGTTACTAATTTATCTGCTGGCACGCACAATATAGACATTACTATTGATACAGGCACTGGGCCAGGAGATCCAGCAGGAACCGCTGAAATCAACAATCCTGTTCTTGGAGCAGTGCAAGTACGAGGAACTGGTGACAATATTATAGCCGATGGATATTTGGCGTTGGGAGAAATTCCCGATCCGACTCCATCTCCAGATATTGGAATTATGTATACGAAAGATATCGATGGATATACAGAATTCCATTATATGGATAGCTACGGATCTGCAATACAAATTACCGATAAGGGCTCTATAATTGGGGGTGGCGGAAACGATCCGGATGCAATTCATGACAATGTTGCTGGCGAAATTGCTGCCATAGCAGCAAAGGCAGTTCCAGTGGCAGCTGATTTGCTTCTTATAGAAGATAGTGCCGATTCCAATAATAAAAAGAAAGTTCAAGTTGGCAACTTACCAGGTGGTGCAGGTGGTGGAACTCTTCAGCAAGCTTATAACAGTGGAAATACTATTGTTATAGTACCAGGAACACCTTTCCATGTTGACGCATATGATGCCTATGAGGCTATGAACCTTGACGGCTACCTTGGTTTACATTATTTGATTGAAGATCCGCAGCCGCAGTTTAACAAGGGTGAGATTTACGTTTTAGATGCCTATGACGGATACAATCCTGCAGCCCTTGAATTATTCTATATGAATCATGCTGGTCAATCAGTGCAAATTACAAATAATGGAAAACTCAATATAGGCGCAACTGCTTATGAAGATGAGTTGGATCCGGCATCTACAGATGGAACTGAAACATTCATTCAGCTTTCACAAGTGCCAATGATTGCACCTAGTAGGCGTTCTTTAAGAGATTTGGATGTTTATAGGAATGGCGTATTAATGCGATATGTTAGCTCTCTTGGAGTTAGTAAAATCGAATGGACTTATAATACGTCGCTTAATAGGGCGGAATTTGTAGCTTCGGGCTCATCTGGCGATTGGTATATTGCCATATACAGATCATAAGAAAGGAGAAAGGCAGAGCATAAAACAGAGGTTTTTTAAAACATGACCATTAAAATCGATCAATTAGGAGATGCCATATTTTCTGCCCCAGGCTCTCTAATAGTTATACACGGTGAAAATCCTCCAGGAGTCAACTATGATGCTCCTGCTGGCTCTGTGCAGGTTTCACCATGGCCTGATACGCCACCTGGTGGCTCTGGAGATACTAATTATCATACTTTTGATGTTCCTGTAGCTGGAAAATATTTGGTTACAGCCAATATAACGTTATTTGGTACTGGCGCTGTAAGTGTGCGATATAAACTTCTATTTGATGAAAATGACAGTGCAGAACAAACAGTTGGCGATGACTCTGACTGGGAAGTTCGCACAGCGAGCAACGCATATGTTTTGCCAACACTTTCCGGAGAAGTAGATTTAACGGCTGGTACTCACACGCTTAAAGTGTATGGACAAGAAACTAACGGAACTGCGTGGAGGATCGTTGGTCTTGTTCCTGTTCTTGCTCCTCAAGTAACGTTGCAGTTAATTTCGGGTTCTGGAGCTGGGGGTACATTACTGAGCACAGCAGAAAAAACATCTGACCAGACTATATCTGTTAATGCTACGGCAACGCTACTGACTGATTTGTCTTTAACATTTACTACCTATCAGGATGAACAGGTAGAGATTGGTTGGTTTATTCCTACCTATAAGAACATAAGTACCCCAACAGGCCGGTCGGTGTTATATCGTGTTGACTCAGGATCATGGGTAATGTGCGACTTCTGCTCCAACGAATACGAATATACTTTTGTTGGCACCAAGATTCTTACGCTATCAGCTGGTAGTCATACAATTGATTTTGCAGGTGAGGTAAACAACCAGCCCATGAACTTTTTAGGTGGTGATACCGAGTGGCTGTCTGGTTGGGGATATTATCCAAAATGTAGTACCTGGGTGCGGAGATTCCGTGGCGGTCTTGTTCCAATTCGGAAAGATGGTTATGATATTGTGGGACAGCCACAGGCATTTGATTTTGTTGGACCCAATGTTGACATTACAGATATTGATGGGACCGCTACGATAAACTTTAATGGCGTAGCAGAAGGTATACTGGTCGAAGAGGTGGCTTTGGCATCGACTTTCACAACATCCAGCACCTCATTCGTTGATGTTGATAATGGTAGTGGGGATTCTCTGTCGGTAACTGTAGATGTTGTTGAAGGCGAGCGCATTATGCTAGTGCTGTCAGGTAAATCTGTTCATTCTGGTGGCGCAAACAGAATCGATATTCAGTATTTGGTAGGGGCAACTGCATATCCTTTATCAGTACAGGGAGAAAGTAATTCATCGGGGTACACAACAGCACTTGGTTCATTTACCCCAGTAATCACTGGTGAACTTTCAGCCGGTTCTGTGACCATTATGGTTCAGGCGCAAACTTCTTCAACTTCAATACAAATTTTGGCGGGAGCTAGGTTACAAGTAATAAGATTCCGAGGCGGCTATATTCAACCAGAAAATGCTCCTATTGTGGATAATGTTAGCGACAATCAGTATGAATATGTGGCAGCACCAGGAGCTAACGATGATTTGCGGCTGACATTTAATAATGGGGTGCGCTATCAGGCAACTAGCCCTATCTCGATGGATATAAGCACTACGGGATTGGGCGGGCGCGAACCTAGCGCTGCTCTTACTAGTGGCACATGGTATTATAATTATGCAGTTCCTGATACTAATAATTCTGGTTATTTTGGTATTATAGCTTCTGACCAGCACCCTGGGTTTGGGCCAGCAGATTATTCGATTTATAAATACTTAGGGGCTGTTTATTATATTGATGGTTCTTCTAAGTTAAGAATAGTAAGTCAAACTGGCAACAAGTTTGATTATCCAGATGCCACAGATAGTACATTGTGGTTGTATGATAGTGGTAGTGGTGGGGCAACAGAGATAACACCAACAGCAAACACATGGTATTCTTTTAGTACATCTGGTGCAGGTCCAGGTGGCGGCACACAAAACGATCTAAGGGATGCAGTGCCAATTTCTGCGGCGCAGGTTGATTTTTCAGCCAATATGGATACGGATGGCGGTGAGATATATGATCTTTTTATTGAAAGCGGCGAAGTTTTGTATACTCCAACAATATCTGGAGCAAGCCCTGGAGCTTTTATAAGTTGTGATCTTAGTGCGCGTGATGCTAATAGGGCCTTGGTGCCGTTGCACAATGGAGATGCTTATTTTAGATGGGGCTCTCAAAATGTGGGCCCAATTTCATTTCTTGTTATTGTTAGGGGTTATGTCGATGGGTATCTTGCTGATCTGGAATCTTCCATGATTTCTGGTGCGAGCACACTTGATCAGGCATATATAGGCGGCAGAGCGATAACTGCTGATGCTGGCGCGGTTCAAATAGACGCTTCTGGTGACGAAGCACTTGATCTTGATGGTTATGTTAGCCTGTCCGAAATCACAGATCCAAACGCCACCGACGATGATCGTGGATTTCTTTATGCTAAGAATGATGATGCGTATGGCACTTCTGAACTATTCTTTATGGATAATTATGGTCAAGTTACTCAGATCACCCAAGATGGATATCTTGCTACTTATAACTCTTTGAGAGGCATAAGATTATTGGAGGGGGTTGAACTATCGCAGCAAGTAGGTAGTTTATCTCTTTATGCTAAAGATAGTAACGGTGTTACAGAATTATTTAGTCGTGATAGTTCTGGTAATGAGACACAGATTACTGTTCAGGGGCGACTTGGAAATGGGGCCATTGCTGCACCAGGCGACTACATTGAAATTAGCGACGGCCAGCCATCAGCCAATATCGACATAAATGGTAGCGGAGCCGAAAATCAGATAATTCCTGACCCAGCTGGCCCTGATGCATATATGGAATTTACTGCCAGGGTATCTGGTATATATCGAGCAATGCTTGGGGTAATAGTCAATGTTCCCAGTGGTCAATCTCACACATCGGCACAGTTCAGACTCGTGTTCGATGAGGGAGAGGCTGAAGAGCAGTCCGTCGGATACAATGAAGACTGGCAGACGCGGAAGGCTCCTGGTGGTTGGGATCATACAGTATTTGAAGGTCATGTTAATTTGGTTGCTGGTGTACATAAAGTAACGGCATATTGTAAAGAAGTGACTGCTGGTTCATATACCAATGATATGGACATAAATGGGGGCAGCGGACCCGTTGGTGCTCCATTTATCCGGCTTCAGGCCGTCACCGGCTCTGGGGCTGGAGGCAGCCTGACAGATAGCATTTCGTTGACAACCGATCAAACTGGTATCGGAGGTACTTGGACCGATATTGACGATGGCGCGAATAAGCTCGAACTCACCTTTGATACGTCTGAAGACGAAACGGTCTTTGTATATCTGCGGGCGACGGCGACGACCTCTACCGCTGCAGGCGCATGGTCTCGCATAGTGCTAGATGGTACGCCTGTTGACGAATCCGTACGCGCTTCGTATTCGTCGGGAGGTACCAACCTTGATATAGCCATTCCGATTGCCGGACTATCTGCGGGTTCGCATACAATCAAGGCTCAGGCATATGTCTCTTCAGGTACACTAACAATCGAAGGCGATGCAACAAGAGGTGTATCGTCGCTCTTTATTACAAGATATCGCGGCGGCCTTGTTCCAATTCAAAATGATGGCTACGACTTATTGGGTCAACCGCAGGCGTTTAACTTTACTGGCAACAATATAGGTGTAACTGATAGCAATGGCGCTGCTGAAATCACAGTATTCCCAGATGGCTATGTAAATTTGGATGAGATGTCTGACCCATCTCCACTAGATGACGCTGGTTTAATTTATACGAAAGAAGTGGACGGCTATACCGAGTTGCATTATATGGATGACTATGGCCTGTCTACACAGATTACTAACCAAGGCATTAGGGGAACACTTGTAGACGCTCAGAAAAACTCCGCAGATGTGGGAAGTATTACTACATCTTTTGTTACAATAAATACGCATAATATTGTAATAAGAGATGGAGATGAAATTCTAATTGAGGCTTCCATGTCTCTTTCAAGTTCCGGTGCTTCTACGCCTTGGCTAGGGTATCGTATAGATAGTGGCACTTGGCGACGTTTCGCTGCTACCTATATAGCATCTGGTGCTTGGGGAGGAATTTCAGGTTCACTTAGAGATGAACATTTGACCGTTGGGCCGCATACTGTTGAAATTGGACTTAGAGTCGCTTCGGTTGGCACACTTACCATGAATGCATCAACTGCAGGAATACCAGGCAGATCTGCTGTTTGGCAATTTCCAGGATAAGAAAGGAGATTTTTTAATAGAGGTTTTCATAACATATGACCATTAAAATTGATCAGCTAGGCGATGCAATATTTTCTGCGCCAGGCGATGTAATCGTATTGTCTGATGGAGTTCCTTCTAGCAATCTTGTAGTTACTACTCCACTTGGCACCGACTATCAAATTATGCCGGAAAGCGGCTCTCTATCTTTTACTGCAAAAGTTAGCGGCCTATACTCTATCCAATTCAGCGGGGAATTAATCGCTCCAAGTGCTAATTCTTCTGGCCAAATTAAACTGGTATTTGATGAAGGAGAGGCTAACGAACAAACAATTGGTTATAACGAGCAGTGGCAAACACGCCCCACAACCGGAAATTATACAGAGCCGGTTTTTCGCGACGTTGTAGAGCTTTCTGCAGGTAGCCATACTGTTAAGGCATACGGGAAACTTCTAGCCGGAACTTCTTTTCAGGTTACAGCATCGCAAGATCATCCTCCAGTCTTAATGCTTACTGCTGTCACTGGCTCTGGAGCCGGCGGGATACTGGTGGATTCCGTAGAACTTTTAGCCCAATTTAATACCTCATCAACATCATTTGTAGATGTTGATAATGGTGGCGGTGATGCTCTGTCTCTTAATGTTGATGTTTTTAACAATGAACAAATTATGATATTTCTAGAAGGCAGATTGACCAGAAGTGGTGGGGCAAATAGAGTTGATGTGCAGTATAATGTAGGCGGGGTTCTAATACCTTCTAGTGACGTAATTGGTGAAAGTAGTGGTTATGAATCTCTTGGTGCTGGCTCTTTTGGCCCCGTGATTACACCAAAGCTTACGGCAGGAACGAAGAACATAAAAATTCAAATTAAAGTTAGCAGTAATAGTGCTGCAGTGCCATCGGGCACAAAGTTAAAAGTGATTCGCTTTCGTGGCGGTCTGGTCCCTATCCAAGATGACGGCTATAATTTAATAGGCCAGCCACAAGCGTTTAACTTTTTTGGTTCTGGGGTTGCTGTAACTGATAACAATGGCACGGCAGACATTGAAATATCTGGTGGTTCCGGATTAGTAGATGGATATCTACCTCTCCCCGAAAAAGTATCAGATCCACCTTATGAAGAGGGCTATGGTGCCCTGTATGCACAAAAAGTGGATGGTTATACTGAATTACATTATATGGATGATTATGGGTTCGCCACTCAGATGACTGTCAAGGGCTCAGTTATGCCAGGAGGCCCAACTTTAATAACCGAATGGAATGGCACCGATCTTAGTCAATTTCTATACGATGGATATTTGCCCGACTTGGATGCCAATGGTTGGGTTGGCAGTATTGTTAATGTTGGAAGTAGCGCAATTACAGTTTCTAATCTTTACGGGCTTTCTTGGATTGATATTACACTGGCCGTTGGAACTGGTACAGGCGCTCAACAAGCTATTTATTTGCCATTTGATTTACCTGATATCGAAGATGTGATTGTTGAAACGGATTGGATGACAGTAAGTATAGGAGCTGGGACACACGGGCCATTCGTTTTTTGTCGCGCATCTGGAACAGACAATGTTTATCTTGCGCGTTATGTTGGTTCTGGGACCGACTTTGATTTAACAAAATGCGTTGGATCTGAATCTTATAGCGATATTTTAAGCAATCCTGGCCCAGCAGACAATGTAGGTCGTGGCGGTGTAGGACGTATTAGAGCAGAGGGACAAATCCTAGGTTATAATGCACAGGGAGCATCTTCAGGTGATTTCCGAATGATAGTAGACACGTCACATAGCACTGGAAAATGTGGCATAGGTATAACTACAAATGGCCTCGATAATACAACTTTGCGCATATTATATAGAAGAATTAAAGTATATAGACCATAAGTGTATGTAATTTGGCGCTCTGCGCCTTTAACCCGAAAGGAGAAAAGATGAGAAAATTGTTCGTAGTTTTAAGTATGATACTTGCACTAGCATTTGCGGGTTCCTGTGCAACAACGAAGTCTAGTTTCAATCATAGTAAAGCCCCAGATGTTTATATCGATCCAGATTACACATGGGCAAATAACTATCCAGTGGGCGTCATGTTTGGGCCACGCTCTAGCCTGAGATCCATTACTGTTAGGGTAGTTAATAAGAAATACACGGATGTTCGAGTTCGAGTTAGATGTGATTTCTCTCCTCAAAAGTCATTAAATCTAAAACTGAGCAGTGGAACTAATGTCAATGTAGAGTATCAGGATCCTGAGGCTCATGTGTTTGGCGAGCTAGAAAGAATAGTCAAGGCCAGAAGCGACAGAACTTTCATGGTTTATGGCTTTGCAAGGATGGTTCCAGACAACGAGACAGTGAGTTGTTCAATAAAATCAGTGAGGTAACATGTGCTTTTCCAGAAAGCCCAAGACTTCTCAGGGATGTAAGATCGACCGGCGTAAAATTCCCGGCCTTCCGCCGGATGCGGTTCATGATCAGGCTTTGAAGATTTTAGTTGACAAATTCGCTGAGAAACTTAAGTTAGAAGATATAAAGGCTACGATCAGCAAAATTACGGTGGAATGGTGGAACGACATTGCGCCCAGTCCGAGCACCGGGAAGTTGAACACGGTTGTTTCACACAGCGGCCAGGTGTATAGCGGGCTTGTCGTTGGTCTCACTTGCAAAGTGGCTTGGCGAGGAAAAATATACCGCAGCGCTTTTACTCATGAGATCGCTCATGTAATAGGTGGAAAGCTACTTGATGATTGGGACGCCGACCATGATAATAGTCTATTGTGGGATACTGTGAAAGCAATTAACGAAGAGCTTCGAAAAGAAGATATATAAATGGCTAAAAGGAAGAAAAAGAAAAAAACAAAGGCGCTGACAAAGAAGCAATTGGATGTTCTTTATGAGTGCTGGAAAGATGCAGAAAACACTAAGGAAAGGCTTGCCCTAATTGAGGAAAGACTTCCCAAAGTTCCCTCCCTTGCTGCTCTTAGCATAATGCGCAAAATGGCGAAAACCGAAACCAAGTGGCTCAGATGGGCCACTAGGAAAAAGAACCAATTAGAGCGCGAAAAACTAGAGAAGAAGAAAGAACGAGAGAAAAAGAAGATAGAGAAAGAGAAGAAAAAAATAGAGAGGGCGCTCAAAAAAGAAGAAAAGAAGAAGTTTGAGAAAGCGAAGACCAAAATGGATAAGATTAGAGAGGCTTTCAAGAAGGAACATGTAGAAACATTGAAAGAACAAGTCGAGCCAGATTTCTTTTTCTGTGGAGCACTCCAACACTTTGTTAGTAACATATGCTGTATTTACAGAGTTTTTAGCGAAGAAGATGGGTTTTCTCTTGGCTCGCAGTGCGAGAAGTGTTCGAAGATGAACAAATATACACCAATAATAGAGGAGATAATAAAAAATGCCGGAAAAGAAACTGGAAGAAATAAGGCCAGCAAAGGGGGCCGTAAAGCTAAAAAACAAACCAAGAAAGCCGCCCGAAGAAAGAAGGCCTCCTGAGGTTCAAACGGGCGCGGCCAAAGATAGGCCAGGCCAGGAGCTTCCTCCCCCAACTGAGGATGCCAGCAAGATTGTGATGAGGCTGAACGAGCTTAGACAAGACCTTATGTCGTCTATGCGTGAGTTTAATGAGCTAATGAAGGATGGCAAACTGCCTGAGAATCGCTCTGTAAAAGAAAAGACCAACGAGCAAGATGTAATTTCTCGTATGGTTAGTGCGGCTGGTGAAATAGATAGGTTTAGCAGAGGTGAAGGATCTTTAGCTGTTTGTATCTTTGCCGTTCGAGTTGCCCTATCTGTGAGAGATGCGGGCAATCATCTGGCTTACAAAATCCACCAATTAGAAGAGAAGGTTAATGATCTGGAGAAGAAAGAAGATGTCTCCTAAGAAATATGAGGAAGTTATTGGTCGCATATTAACTGAGCTTGATGAACAACATGCAGATTACCAGAAGCTGCACAGAAAATTTCATGGTGAAGACGACCCAGGTGCTAAACATACATACGGCCTTTTGATTGACTTGTGTGAGAGAATTAAAAAGGAACTTGACTCTCAAGAAAGGAAGTAATGGACGAGGCCATTAAAACTCTAGAAAACCTATTCACTAAGTTAAAGCTTAAAGCAAACGTAAAGTCATGTAAGAAAGAAGACTCCTTCCTAATTTTTGATATATCACTAACAGATGGCGGAACATATAAACAACTAGAGAGCCGCTCGGTTGAAATAGCTCTTGCTCTAACGGCTCTCTCCGATCCATTGATCTATCCTATTACCAAGGAAGGCATCATCCGCATGGAGGTTATGATTGAGGAGCAGAAGTCTGTGCCCTTCAAGGATGTGGTGAGTAGCAAAGAATTTCTGGAAAGCAATGCTAAACTCCCCTTGGTTCTAGGAAAGCTACGCAAAGGGGAACCGCTTGTAGCAGACCTCACAGAGATGCCCCACCTGCTCATAGGAGGGGCTACAGGCTCAGGTAAGTCTGTAATGCTTCAATGTGTAATAAATAGCCTGCTCATGGGGAACTCACAGCTCCTCATCGCTCTTATAGACCCCAAGAGAGTGGAGTTTTCTTATTATCATGGTCTTAACAATCTGTTTGGCCCAATAGCTAAGGATACAGAGAGTTCGCTCAAGCTGTTGGAAGCTTTAGTGAAAGAGATGGATTCAAGGTTCGCCAGGCTTGAAAAAGCTGGCGTTCGCAAGATTAGTGAATATAACCGTAAAATGCCCTATATAGTTGTAGTTATTGACGAGCTTGCGGATCTAATGATGATCTCCAAGAAAGAATCGCAAGAACTAATCTGTGCTTTAGCCCAGAAATCAAGAGCTTGTGGAATTCATCTCGTTGTGGCCACTCAGCGTCCGTCGGTTGATATCATTACCGGCTCTATCAAGGCAAACTTTCCAGCAAAAATCAGCTGCAAAGTGAGTGAATCTGTTAATAGTAGGATAATACTTGATAGGAACGGTGCTGAGAACCTAGTTGGAAAGGGCGATGCTATTATAGATTGTGCGGAGCACAGCTTTAAGCGGTTTAAGGGTGCTCTGATCGAAGAAGATGATATTGTTGCTAATGTTAATGGGCGAACACGCTGGTGGAGAAAACTATGGAGTGGTTAGAAAACCCAGGAAAGATATGGAAGTTTCGCAGCGCAGTATTTGCTAAGATCAATATAGTTGATTTAATGCGAGAAGCTGGGCTGGTATTGGAACCCAAGCCTACAGGCCAGTTTACTCATAGAACTTATTGCCCTTTTCATTCTGGCAAGGGTCCTGGAACAAGAGAAAGAACGCCCTCACTTTTTGTCTCTAGGACAACAAACTCATTTTTTTGTTTCGGGTGTTTACAATCTGGAACTCCCATAGATTTTGTTCAGCATATGGAGGGCGTTCCAGATCATATAGCACTTACCAAGCTGGCTAAGAGAGCCGGCATTATAGACAAAGACGGAAATTGGGATGAGCTTCAGTTAGATTCTATTCCCACTCCCGAACCAGTTAAGAATATTGAACCTTTCTTGTTTGAGATAAGTGATGTCCTGCGCAACTATATGAGAAGATTTATAGGCACTGAAAGTTTTGATAAAGAACTGAAGTGGATGGAGAAGGTCGCAACCAAAGTTGATGGATTCTTGACCAACATTGGTTATGAAGACTGGGAATATGCGCAGGAGCTTTGCGAGAAGGTTAAAAAAAGCGTTAAAAACAGGATTCGTAGTAAAGGAGAATAATGAAAATAGTAGTTCTTGGCGATACTCACTTTGGCGGCGGCTATTCCCTAGGCAAAACTGATGCGCGAACCCACTTAAATACGAGACTTCTCGATTTCTCGAACACATTTGATTTCTCTGTGGACTATATGGTGAACAACCATGTGAAACATTTCGTAATTACCGGGGATATTTTCGAGCACCGCCGCCCAGCAGCTTCAGAACTTAGCCTGTTCTCTAAGAAGATGCGTAGGCTCACCGAACTTGGGATTCATACTCATATTTTGGTGGGCAACCATGATATTATCAGGGAGCAAAAGACAACCACGATTGATGTTCTTCGCTCGTTGAAGCTCCCAATGGTTCATGTATATCCAGACATAGGAAGCTTGAGTTGTAGCGATGACACAGAGGAGAGAATTAATCTGATATTCTTTCCATTTAGAACGAGACAGATGCTTGATTGTGCCTCAAATGACGAGGCGGTGGCTCGTCTTAATGACCGTCTGCAATATGAGCTTAGGGGGCTTCCCAAACAATACCCTTCTATTCTAATAGGCCACATGATGCTTCAGGAAACTAAGTTGGGAGGTACCGTGCTTGAAGGAGAGTCTGGAGAGGTAGTTTTACCTTGTGCTATGTTTGATGATCTACAGGCAGCCATTATGGGCCACGTTCATCCGCACCAGATTATCAAGAAAGATCCACTAATTGCCTATGTGGGACAAATGGAAGCTCGTGATTTCGGGGAGGGCAGATACGATAAGTATCTGTTAATGATAGAGTATACCAAAGACAAGCTGCTTTTCAACTTTGAAAAACTCCCATCGCGCCCCATATATGATATAATCGTAGATCAGACCTCGGTAGATGGCGGCAAAGAGGCCACTCAGTCAACAAAAGAATATCTTGAGGATTTCTCTAGTGATAATAATATGATTGGTAGTATAGTTAGAATAACTGTAGTAATGAACGAGAAGTCGATTTTTGACTTCAGCAGGGATAGTATACGACGCTTCATAAAGAAAAAGCTTCTGGTTCATCATTGTGTTGGAATATACCCACAAGTTATTTCCAAAAGACAGCTTAGAAGATCTAGCATTACAGAAAGCCTTGATCTTGAGGCAGCTTTCAACGAGTTTCTTGAGTTAGAAGAAGATCTGGCTATAAAAGAGCGGATGAAAGAAGTGGGGACGAGAATAATCAGAGACAGGAGAAAATAATGATTCCCATCAAACTAACTCTTGAGAACTTCGTGTCTCATATTTATTCTGTGTTGGACTTCACAGTATTTAACTCTGCACTTGTGGTGGGTTCTTTCGAAGGTAACTCGGATATAGCGAACGGTGTAGGCAAAAGTTCTATTATGGAGGCCATACGATTTGCTCTGTATGGTAAGTGTAAGTATAGTACCAAGAGCAAAGTGGTAAAGAGGGGCAAGCCCTCTTGCAAAGTGGAACTTATATTCTCTGTTGACGATGAAGAATACAAAATAATTAGAACCTTGAATGCGAAGAGCGGCATCATCACGCTGGATTTCACTAAAAAGGTTGGAGATGAATACAAGCCAGAGGGCTATACTTGTGACACTCCCAGTGCTACAAACAGAAAGATTATAGAAACGGTGGGCATGAATGATGATACTTTCGTCAACATCGTGTATTTCAGGCAGAACGATTTGTCTGGTTTTGCCTATGCCCGAGTAAGTAAGCGCAAGGAGATACTGAAGGAAGCTTTACAGATAGGCATTTGGGACGAATTTCAAAAGATTTCTAAAGGCGCCGAGAAGAAATTAGAAGAAAAGAAAAAGATTCTGGACGACAGGCTGGATCCACTTAAAAATGTGGAAGAGGAAATAGCTGAAAATACAAAGAAGCTGAGAAATAGCGAAGAGCAAGTTTCCAGAGTCAAAAATGAAATAGAAAAGTTAGAAAAAAATCTGGCGAATTGTTCTGGTCCTCTTGGTAGTAAAAAACAACTTGCCGGCGAACTCCATCAAATTAAGAAAAGAAGTGAGGAGATATTAGAACAAAGAAATACTCTTAAAGAAAGAGTGAAATCTAACAACTCAGGAATAGCTATTGCTCATAATGATTGTAGTAGCTTAGAAGATAAGCTTGTGGCTTACTATTTAGAAGCCTTAGCTGTTCCGCATGAAGATAGTAGTAAGATAAGGAGCCTATACAAGCAGAAGACGGGCAAGAACGCTCCACGGTGGAGCTGTGATGTTGTGGCTCTGGAAGAAAAGGTTAGAGAAAAGAATGAACGCGACAGGAAAATAAGCCAGTATGAGATAGACCTAGCAAGACTAACCTCTCTTGAGCCTGGAACAGAGTGCCCAGTTTGTTTGACCGAAATGGAGAATCCAAAGGGCGTTGCAAAAAGGCGCAAGGCCAAGCAGAAGTTCCTAGAAGGGTGCATAAAAGAAGAAAAAATCAAAGCTCGTGAGCTTGAAAGGGAAATTAACAGAGAGAAAAGTGTTGTAGAAAAAGCTAATAGTGCGCTTGTGGAGATAGAGAGAACTGGGCTTATTATTTCCAAGCATATGGGAACAATCTCGGAGCTTACTAGAAGCAATGAGGCAGCCCAAAGAGATTTTGCTATTATTGCAAAAGAGTGGTCAGATCTAAATGAGCGTGCAAAAATCATACAAATGCACTTGGGTGGGGCTGAAGACGACGATCCCAGTGTTAGTTTGCCTGAGCTGCGCGAGGAGCTGATAAGGCTGAGTATCGAACAGGGAAATATCAAAGGATATGGAAGTAGATTAGAGAGGAGACAATCAGAAAAGGAGACGATTGAGGGAGAGCTTGAGGTTGTTTCAGCGAACATGGCTGTGTATTCTAAGCTTACCAAGGCTTTCGGCAAAGATGGAATTCAGGCCATTATCTTGGAGAACATTACCGAAGACTTGAGGCAATTCGCCAATTCGATTCTTAGGAACATATACTACAGACCCATCTCGATTGATTTTGTAACCCAGAGACAGACCGGGACGGGCTCTTGGAAGGAAGACTTTGATATTGTTATAGATATGGACGGTGAGAAGTATGACTTTGAGGATGTTAGTGGTGGGGAACAGGTCAGAATTTCCATAGCTATTAGGCTGGCTCTGAGCCAATTATTGATGCGCCGTGTTGGAAGCAATGTGAGGTTCCTACTTTTTGATGAGGTGGATCAAGCTCTTGATCGACATGGCCTTGAGGCACTTGCTGAGGCCATCGCCAAATTGTCTAATGAATTCAAGATATTAGTAATTACCCATAATGAATATATGAAAGAAAAGTTCGAGCATGTAATAACGGTCCACATGGGGCCATCTGGTAGTGTGTTGAGATAAACTATCAATTTATCAGTATTAATGGGGAAGAGTATGACTTTTAAAGACAATCCCTTTTGGGACATCAACATTATTGGCCTGATAGGCGCTCCGGGCGCGGGCAAAGATACTGTTGCCGATTTTCTTGTTGAGAAAGGTTTTGCCAAGTTTGCTGTAGCAGACGAAATTAAGAAGGGCTATTACGCTGAAAGTGGCTATAGCGAAGAGCAGTTCAAGGCAGCAAGAGGCACCGAGCTTGAACAAAAGATTCGCGATGGACTATGGAAGTTTAGTGCTGAGAAATGCAAAGAGGTTGAAAATCCCACGCATTTTATGCACTTGACTCTCAAGGCCATAGGGGATAGTGGTGTGAAACGTGCAGTTATTTCCGATGTTAGAACGCAAATGGAATGCACATACTTTACGCACTTTGCTGATGCCAATCTAATATTGGTCCTGAGGAATTACAAAGAGGAATTAGCTTTGGATAGGATCCCCGGAACTAAGATAAACTTAAAGGATGTTATACATCACCCTAAGTTTTGGAATACTTCCAATACATTAGAAGAAACACATACAGAGTTAGAAAAGTTTTACGAGAAAGTAATTCTAGGAGGAGTAATGGACTCGGATAGTAGCGAAAAACCCCCTGAACGAACGTAGATCGGGCGTCCGATGTCCATATGGTCGTTGACGCCCAAGGAGGTGTCTAATGATCATTAAGCAGTGGATAGACCTAGAACTACATAGAGCTGTGCGCAAAGCTCTTAGTTTCTGGTACAAAGAATTAAGTCGTGATTTCAATCTAATGGATTTTATTCACAAGTGCCGTTGGAAGAAACGCGCCGAGCAGTATGTAGTTATTTACAGAGGACCCGAACCTAAAGATGAAAATACTGTTTAACATATTTGAATTCTTTATCAAGTTCTGGTTTCCGCCACAAGAAACGAAAGGAAGCATTGAAATGGAAAAAGAGTTTGTCCCAGACAAAATTGATATGTTTTTTTCTAAGTATGTGGACACTACTCCTGATGCTTTCTATGAATTGGTTTTGCAGGCAGCCAGACAGGATAAGGCGCAACAAATCAATCTCAAGCTTACAGGCATGGAGATTGAGGATGAACTAATGGGCCTCCACGATGAAGCTTTGGAGAGAGCCAGGAAGATTGAAGAACATGGAACCTACGATAATCGCTGGAGAGAAATGGCCTCTATTGTGAGAAGAGTGGCTCAAATCATATTTAACGAGTCAGATTCGAAGAGCGAGCACAAAGGATTCCTAAGACTAGTGAAATAAGGAGCGTCTAGTATAAATGGCCGTTATTACCATCACAGCTATCCAGCAGGGTCCGTTTTTTATATCCGGAATTCCTAATAATGTAATACTTACCACAAATGTTCCGGCTACCATCTTCTTTACGTTGGATGGCACTGAGCCAAATCTATTCTCTCAGATATATTTGGCTCCCATTGATTTGCCTACAACTGGCACGGTTCGTCTAAGAGTTCTTGCCGTCAGTGGTGCTGATACTGGTAGGCTAAGCGTAGTTTATTCTACCGATTCTTCGGAGCTTAGCGCCCCAAGGAGACTTCCCGCTGATGGTGGGGCAAGCGTCGTAGTTGATGCTTATGGTGTTGATCCCGTAGTTCTTGATGGTTATAAACCCGACGATATTGGTGAAGTTATAATACCGGCTAGATATGCAGACAAGCTTTTAAAATGTTACGAAATAAAATGCTCAAGAACAGGGCCAGATGGCTATGGACCAGGAACATGTGTCACGCTAGGGCCAGTTCCGGCAGAACAAAGAGAGCTTGCCTCTGCGGTGGATCCCGAGGCATCTTCGCCAAATGACGACAACGTATTCTTTAATCCCAGATCTCTATATATCGTTCTGGATGGAAGAGATGGATATGGAGACGAGTCGGTATATCCTATCAATAGGCCATGGGGTAGTTCTGTTGATGTAGTCAAATATCTTCAGGGCCGTGAGCTTTTGGGCTCAAGCCCCTATATATCTGGAAGTCATTTAAGAACCTTCTATAATCCAGATAAGGGCATAGCAGTCGCTTATTACCTTGATATGAATGAACAAAGATGGATCAAGAGCATTCAAAATTATGATCCTACACAAGTTCCACAAGCTTTAGGAGACAGAAGACAAACAGGCCAGCCATTAGTGTTTCGCTGGGTGTATAACAGAAGAAGCATGATCATCTAAGGAAAAGACATGAAAAAGCCAGAAGATAGAGATTCAATTATTCTCACCTTGTCAGCCTCAAAAGTAAAGACTTACCATCAATGTCCTCGTAAGTATTACTACAACTATGTGGAGAAGCTGCCCAGAAAGCAATGGGATCACTTTGATATTGGAACCCTTGCTCACGGTGCGCTTGATTATTTCCACAAGAGCTACAGAAAAGACAGCAAGAGAAAACGCAACTTGGCGCGTCTCATGAAAAAGTCTTTTAAGAAGCAGCGAGATCAGATGGAGAAGAAAGGCTCGTTGGATCCGGAAGTGTTGCTTACCACTCGTGATATTTTGGTTCAATACCTGAATGCTATTGAGGAAAAGGGAATTGGTTCCGAGATATTGGAGCTGGAGAAAGACTTTACGCTTCCTCTTAACGAAAAATACGAGATTCGTGGTATTATCGACAGACTGGATCGAGACGCAGATGGGGTATACCACATTAAAGATTACAAAACGAGTAAGAATCCCAAGTATATGGATCCAGAGCAGCTTAGAATATATGGAATCTATCTTTTGGACAAGTTCCCAGAGGTAGATAGATTCCGTGGTTCTTACATTATGCTTAGATTCGGGAATATGCACATTAGCTATGATTTCAGCAAGGAAGATGTTGAGAAACAAAAGAGAGAGCTTCTGGAAGCCGCAGAGGCAATCACAGAAGAAGAGCGTTGGATTACAAAGCCAACTATCCTCTGCGACTGGTGCGATTTCAAGGGTCCTTGTTTTAATAGTTGGTAGAAAGAAAGGAAAGTGATGAGAAAGTTGTGGCCTGTGCCTGAAAAGTTAGGCATCCAAAAAACCTATGAAAGCGTAGGCTCTAAAGATGCCTTCAACGAAATCATAGGCGACCCGCAAAACTGGAAAGAAATCCGAGAAAACGAAGCGCTATTCAACTCCTGGATTCTACCTAACGCCATCTTATTGTTTGGTAAAAGATGGTTCGACGAGGTTAAGTGGAAAAGCGGAAAGAGAAAAGGGCTTCCCTTCCCTATTATTAATAGCGAGCAAAGAAAAGAAGCTGAGAGGCTAGGAATAAGCATTGATGACTTGCCGATGAGCCGTTCTGTTATAGCCAGGGTTATTGATACAACCTCAAAAGCACTTAGACAATATCTAGAGGGCAAGTGGTATGACGGCGAGAATATAAAGCCGCCAGGAGCCTATATAACCGAGTCGATTAAGAACAATACGCTAAGAGACATCGGAGCAGAGTTGGGCTATAGATCTAGGGTTGTTCCTGCTTGCCCAGGCTGTTTAATTGGTGGCCGCAAGGTTGTTCTTATTTATGAGGGTTTGGATTGTTATTCTTGTCCGACCTGTAGAGATAAATTAGAAAATCTTAAGATGTTGGTGAAGAATTCAGATGACCCTGAAGAAATAGCTGAAGCTAAAAAGAGTATAGAGGAAATAAAGCGCTTTGTGTATTTCCAAGTCGATGTAGATGAAGAACTGCCTACAATGCACATTTGGGTAAAACCAGATGAACTGACTTTGGATGATGAGAGTGTGGCCCCAAAACTGACCGCTAATCAATTCAGTCCGGATGACGAAATACTAAATAAGCAGAGAATAGAGATATTATTAGAAGAAATCATCATCAAGATGTCTAGACTCAACATAAATACTTTCTCTAACTTCATTTCTTGGTGTTTTTATATGGCTGTCGCCAATTGGATGGCCAATTGCTGGAAAGATGCTTCTTTGTATTTCTTTGGTTGGACTGAGCATGAAAGAGACACGACCAAAAAGGAGGCGCTTAGATTTCCAGAGCAATCGAAAAAGAAATTCACCAATGTGATCAGGGGCCAAGATGGCAGCATACATCAGTCCATATTTTACATCTGGATGGATATTCTTGAAGAAAGCATGGATAGAATCAACAAGATGCGCCCTCAAATTAAGAGCCTGAAAGACTTGAAGTGGTTCTGCAAGCCGCCGAAGTTTTCTGGTGGTCCCAAGTCTGTATTCAAAGCGGAAGTTTCTTCCAAAATGTCTATATCAAATTGCTCTAACATTAAGCCAGCTAAGGGTAAGATACGGCCACGGCTGGCTAGGATTCTATCAATATCGGCGCACAATAAGGATTATACGGAAGACATCAGACTATTAAGGTGGCATTCAATTCATATTTCTCACAAATCAGAACTAAAACCCGGTGATATAGTTAAAGTCGAGGCAATAATGATGCCTGGCCACTGCACACATGCGCCAATACAGAGGATATTGAGGTTGCGCTCTAGGACGCTTAAGGATATAATCGATAGAATTATCATGGAAGAGAGGACTGATACGAGAGACAACTCTTTTTGGGAAGGAAGAAAAACTATGCTTGAGAAAGCCAAGAAAATTGTAAAGGAGCAAGAAGATGCCAGAAGAAGAACAAGATAAACTGCACCACGTAGTAACCATGGAGAATCTCGGAGGGTTGAAGCGCAAGCTTACAATAGTCTCCGATATTGAAATTGTTAAGGCGGCCATGAAAAGAGCTTGTAATATAATCGGAAAGCAAGTTCAAATCAAGGGCTTTAGGAAGGGGAAGGCTCCGGATCACCTTGTAGATCTTTACCATCCCAATGATGTGAAGGCTGCCGCGTCTTCAATTCTATCTCAAGAGGCTTTCTTCTATGCTTGTTTTGAACAAAAGATAGAGCCCTTGGGCGAGCCCAAAATTGAAAAGGCGGACTTTGAAATGGACGGGACTTTTTGCTGTGAAATATATGCAGAAATCAAGCCCGAGATTGTCCCAAGTGGCTATGTGGGCATGCAACTTACACAACCCAAAATGGATGAAGAACACATCCTCGAACACATTATAGAAGAGGCAAGGTCGCAACACATGGTTGAGACCAAGATTGAGGAGGTTGTGCTCAATTCTGTGGCTACAGTGAATTTCTGGGTCCATATTGATGGAAAGGAGATTACCAAAGGCGAGGGCAACAACTTCTTGATAGCCGAGGGGCAGGAACCTCCGTTTGGCGAGAATCTGGTTGGCATGAAGGTTGGCAAGATGAAGACTGAGAAAATCACCATGCCTGAAGGTCATGAGCATGCTGGCAAGGAAGCTGATGTGAGAATTGAGCTTATTGTCGCCACAGAAAGAAGAGAGCCCAATGAGGAGGAACTTGTTGAAAAGATGCAAGCCCCCTCCCATGAAGAGCTTATGGAATTGTTCAAGAAGGATGCGAAGCAGAGAGCTGAGAACCAAGTAAGGCAAGTTCTTGAAGAGCAGGTTGTAGACAAGCTTGTAGAAACACACGAATTTGAAGTTCCCGAGCAGTGGGTTGAAGATGAAGAGAAACATACATATGGCCAGCTTCAAGCATCCCAGCCTGATGAGGAAACCAAAAAGCGCATCAGGGATATGGCTGAGAGGAACATTAGAAGGTCGTTTATTCTAGAAGCCATTTACAAAGCTGAAAATATGAAGGTCACCCAAGAAGAGCTTGATTTGGTTATAAAATCTGAAGCTGAGAGGCTGAATATGGGCAGGTTGGCTCTCCAAGACCACATTCAAAAAGAAGGTTTGATGGATGGTGTCATAGCCGCCATTAAGCATAGGAAAGTTTTTGATCTAATTTTGAATCAGGCTCAGATCGAGACTGAGGAAGAACCCGTAGAAGAAGCGGGCGACAACTGCGAGATTCCCGAGAATCCGCTGGGATAAGGAGCAAAAAATGGTAGACACGAATATTAGAGCAGTTCAGGGTTTTTATGTTGATACTTTCACGGTTAAGAAAGAGAAGATTAAGGCGGTTCTTAAGGGAAACAAGGATGACATTAGGGCTGGAGATGGAGATGTTGGAGATGTGCTAAAGTCTCTTGAGCTTCATTCTACGGCGGCAGATTCCACTCCGGTGAGCGCCTCCTTGCTTAGAGATTTTGAGAACACTGATACTGACTCTCATGATCTAACTGTTGTTTCTTTCACCGTAAAACAAGACTTCATTAAGCTGGTGCTTGAGGTAGAGAAAGAAGATGAAGACGAGGGCGGCGATCTGGTTAAGTCATTGGCCGTTCATTCTGCGCGTGGGGAGGATGGCCCCGTTGAGTTAGTTATGGCTAGGGCCGATATTTAATATGCTTGACCAGCTTAAAAAACTAAAAGTTAGATTCAAAGTGCGTTCTGGTTGCTCTTGTAGCAAGAGGAGTTTGGTATATACCTATATACTACCAGTGCGCCTGGACGAGAGTATAGTAGGAGCCATGAAATCATTTGGTAAGAATTGTCGTCCATTCAATAAGACGCGTATGGTTAAAATAGAAACTCCTAATTACTCTATAGTGGGTATAGACAAGTTGAGAGAAATAAAGCTTACGTTTAAGAAAAGTAAAGACGTGGCTGAAGTGGTCAGACGGTTTGAAACGGCCTTGGCGGCCTATGTCCACGGAAAGAAGGGAAAATGAGCGTTGAATTCGTAAATCTACATGCCCACACCAATTTGGGTTCTATGCTGGATGCTTTGTGTGGCGTTGACGAGCTTTTTGACAGGGTGAAAGAACTTGGTCAAAAAGCCCTGGCTATAACGGATCACGGCACCCTAGCAGCTCATTTTGATGCTCACAAGGCTTACAAAAGAACTGGGGTTCAATTTGTTCCCGGATGTGAGATGTATTTTGTCCACTCCTATGATTTCATACAGGCTGAAGGCAAAAGAAAGAGGACTGAGAAGCGGAAGCACCTGATCCTCTTGGCCCAAAATGAGGTTGGTTATAAGAACCTTCTCAAGGCCAACTATATTGGGTTCCAACATTTTGTTTTAATGATGGGCAGGGTATTCCCAAGGATAAGCTGGGAAGTGCTTGAGAAACACAATGAGGGTCTTATCTGCACTTCTGCTTGTAGCAGTGGCCCTCTTTCTGTGCTGATTATGGATGACAAGCTAGACGAGGCACAGGAAGTGGCTCTTAGGTTCCTCGATATTTTTGGCGAACGTTTCTTTGTAGAGATACAGCCACATCACCTTAAAAACGAACGAATAGACCAAAAGATAATTAATGAAGGTCTTATAAGGCTTGGCAACAAGCTGGGCATTCCATTGACGGTTTCGGTTGATACACACTACTTAACCAGAGATTCCGAAAAATACCACGACACGCTTATGGCCATAAATTCTAAAGCTCCTGTCGATGATCCCAATAGGCATCGATATGGGTTAGACGAGTTCTACGCCAAATCTGGTGAAGAGGTATATGACTTTCTATCCAAACACTATGGAACTGAAGTGGCCGATGAAGCACTTGGAAATACGGTCAAGATCGCCGGTATGTGCGAGCCTCCGGACTATATGGAAACCACAGGTAATCACCTTCCTGTGTTCGAACCTGAAGTCGAAAAAGACTATGATGAGTTCCTTGATTGGCGCAAGACGGCAAAGATGGCATCTGGGCTCAAGGAAGATGTTGAGTTCATGCGCTTCAGGCTTGTCAAGGGCTTTAAGGAAAAGTTTGGGCATATGTCTACAGAAGAAAGGAAAGAGCGTTGGGACAGGGTGGTTCATGAGCTTAAGGTATTGGAAGCAAATGACTTCTCATCTTATATGTTGGTTACTGCCGACTTTATCAATTGGTCCAGAGAAAATGGCATACTGGTTGGCGTAGGACGAGGCAGTGTTGGTGGTTGTATGGTTGCTTATTTGCTGGGTATTCATGGCGTAGATCCAATAGAATATGGTCTGTTATTTGAGAGGTTTCAAAATGCTTATAAAACCGACCTCCCCGACATCGATACGGATTTTACTTCCTCGGGGAGGGATGCAGTTCAGAATTATGTTCGAGAGAAATATGGCCATGATCATTGTGCAACAGTTTCTAATATCAATTCATATACAGCCAAAAGTGTCATTCCCGATTTGGTAAAGTCCATGAGGAACGTTATGCCTGGGCTTGTTCCTGAGGGAACTAACTATGTGAGAGTGTCCGAGGCCATTAAGAAAGCTATTCCAGAACAAGATAATAAAGGAAAGAGGGTTAAGACGCTGGAAAGAGCGATGGAGCTTTCGGCAGATCTAAGGAAATTTGCCGATAGGTGCCCAGAACTTATGGAATATGCTGACCAAATTGTTGGGATGCCTAAAGAATTCTCCACACATGCGGCGGCTATGGTAATTTCAGACATACCGATTATCGAATTTGCGCCACTAAGGGTTGATAAGAACGGTGATGTCGCCGTCCAATATGAGAAGAATAGGTGTGAATCTCTTGGGTTGATTAAAATGGACTTCTTGGCCATTTCCACCTTGGATGTTATAGATGAAACTTTCAAGAATATTAGGCGTCTGGGAATGAAGGGCCCAGAAAGAATGGAAGATATTCCTATGGGCGATGAAGAAACCTATAAGATGATTCAAAATGGAAATACCAGATGTGTTTTCCAGTTGGGCAAGTCAGGGATGATGGTGACGCTTTGCAAAAAAGTAAAACCCAACAATATCTTGGACATTGCCATGGTAAATGCCCTTGGCCGTCCGTCATGTTCTAAGGAGGAAAGACAAGAATATATTGATCGTAGGTTTGGAAGAAAGAAAATCTCATATCTGCACCCAAGTTTGACAAAATCTCTCACCCCTACATATGGATTGTGCGTCATGGAGGAGCAGTTGATGGGTGTGGCCCAAGATGTAGCAGGCTGGGACCTCAATAAGGCGGATGGCTTGAGGAAGCTTACGAAACTCAAGGGCAAGAATCCAGAACTGGCTCTTCAATTAGAGGTGGACTTCATCGAGGGTTTGATGAAGAAACACGATGTAGAATATGAATTCTCCAAGAATCTTTGGGATCAGGTCGTGGGTAAGTTCAGCGGCTATGGTTTTAATAAGTCTCACGCAGTATTCTATTCTATCAATGGATATATCACAGCATATCTAAAGTGTCATTATCCAGCAGCTTTTTTGGCTGCATATCTAAAAGTAAAAACTGAGCGCGGCGGCATTCACAAGGACGAAGAAGTGGCCATGGCTAAGGAAGAGTGCCGCAGAATGGGCATTAAGATAATTCCGCCCGATCTTAACAGAAGCGGAGCCAGCTATGAGGTTCTTGATGAGGAATCAATAGTTATGGGCTTTGCGGCTATTAAGGGCTTAGGTGAAAAGGCTGTTGCAGAAATTGTAAATAAACAGCCCTACGCCAACATTATGGAGTTTCTCTATAAAACTGACGGCAGGATTATAAACAAGACCAGGCAGGAAGTTCTTGCCAAAGCTGGTTGCTTTGATTCTTTTAATCTATCTCGCAAAGGAGTTCATGATGGGGCTAAAAAGAACAGAGATAAAATGACCGCTTTCATCAGGAACAAGAAAAAGGATGGTTATGGTGCCGAGCTGGTTGTTGAGGAGTGCGCTATAAAGGTTGAGGAAGAGGAGTGGCCAAGACAGGAGCTTTTGAGACATGAGCAGGATGTATTGGGAGAGTTGCTCACAGGGAATGTAAATGATATGTTTCCCGGTTTCTTCACGGGTGTGGGCACAACACCCATGGCCAGACTCAAGATTCTGCCAGATCGCCACAATATAATGGTTGAGTTCCTCGTCAAAAATATGTTGAGAGAGTTCAAAATAAAAAGCGGAAGATACAAGGGCCAAATGATGATTAAATATCGTGTGGCGGACGTGGATGGTGGCGAAACCGAATTGACTGTTTGGCCGGATCAGTATGAAATTGCTAAGAAAATTATGAAGGAGGGAAGACCAATCAGAGCAAAATGCCAAGTAAGCGAATTTAATGGAGTAAAGACCATTATGCTACGAGAGATAGAAAAAGCGCAAGGATTGTAGAAAAAGACTTGACTATCTATCAATAAGGCATTAAATTATGGTAGAGAGGTAGAACGAAAATGAAATGCAGATCTTGTAATTTTGAAATATCACCAGAGCTTAAGCACGCAATTGCTCAAAATGTATGCCCTTCTTGCGGCAATCAAATCATGGATGAGGAACTACTTGCTCTAATAGAAGATCTTGAGCAGACAATTTCCTCTGAAGTGGCCTTGCGCGAGGGCACCGTGAGGAAGCTGGCGACTGCCTTGGCGGTCAAATATGAAATTTCTCCTCTTGTGCAGCGTAAGGCTCCGCCAAGGCGGCAGAAACAGGAACTTTCAAATAGAGAAGTTGTGACTGAAGAGGTGGAAGACGCAGACATTATTAATGTTTCCCAGATGGAAGGTATAGATCCCAAGACGCGAGAGCAACTTTTTGAGCAGGCTGTTAGGGAAAAGTATAGTATGGTGGACCAGGCGGCTGTAGTGGCTGCTGGGATGGACCAGGAAGGGCCTGTGGAGGATGAACATGCCAATATGGCCAATGTCCTATCTCAACTTGGAGCAAAGGGTGGTGGCGGTCATATGAGCGATTCCGAACTTGATGGAAACCCCAGGCTGGAACAAGAGAGATTGTTGAGATTGGCCAAACAGCAGCAGGCTTTGAAGTCGGGTTCTGGATCGGTTCGTAGGAGTGGTTAATGAAAGTCGTTGACTACAAGCAAGTCGATATGACTAATGCAGAATACGAAGAATACAAAAAGATTGTTGAGTCTTTTACTTATGGAACGTATTCAGGCAAAGATCAGTTTAGAGACATGTTTGAAGTGGATGGCGATGGTTGCATTATTCTAATCAAAACGCCTCCGGGCAGACAGATTGGCTGGGGCGTTATATTTTTTCTGCAAAATCTGATGATAAACCAGCGCCTTAGGCGCGTAGAAAGACAGGTAAGGGAAATATTAAATGACCGAGGAAAAAAGTCTGACGCTTAAAGAGTCATTGGCACTAGACACATTTGACCCGATGAATATAGATATATCGGAGTTCAAAGAGATGTCGGAGCAATTGCCTCAAGATACTAATATTGATATAGCCATTGCTGAAAAACTCGCGGGCGTATATCTGAGGGCGGCTGATAGATGTAGCGAAATTCATTCGGCTCTTATTCATCATACGCAAAAGATGAAGCTTGAGAAAAATACAACGAGACAGAAGCTATATTTAGCAGCCAAGGGTGAGGGGCATAAGACAGTAGAGGAAAGAAAGGCTTATGCTGAAAGTCATCCTGATTATGTAGAGGCTTGTGAGGCTTTGATGAAAGCCGAGACTGTGAAGCACTGGTTTGAAGACAAGCATAAGTGGTTTCTGAAATCACATCAGTATATGAAAGATAAGCTCAAGGCGGAGCAGCAACATATGCGATCTGCTGGCTTTTCTGAAGTAACCACCGATAAAACAAGCTGGGGAGAGAAAGAATGGTAGAGATAAAAAGAGAAGATTTATATTGGGCTGCATATACGAAGGAAACCAAGAAGGTGTTCGTTGTTGTAAAGAAGGGGCCTCCTTTTGAGGGTTCATGGTTTCATGGAGTTGGATTTTGGGTTTCAGATCCGGATATGGAGAAGAAACTTGCAGAGCCTGGCGAGCGAGACCTCGTTGAAGAATGGATTCACGGAAGTAACATTGATCATGTAAGAAGTTTAATGTATAAACAAAGATAGGCCACGTTGAAAGATATGTTCGTCAAAGGAGTTGAAGTCTTTTGCAAAACATATCAAAAATCTAACCGCCCGATTATGTGCCGAGAGAGCACCAAGGGCAACAAGGAGAAAAATTATGGCAAACGCAGAGATTAAATACGGACAGGTAGATTGGGACGAAGGAAATGTTTCTGGTGGAAATGATTTCATGAACTTGGAGCAAGGTGATAATGAGGTGAGAGTCCTTACTAAGCCTTACCAGTTCGTCGTCCATTGGGTTAAGGACGCTAGCGGATCGACTCGTAAGATTCGTTGCGCTATTGAGAATTGCCCCCTTTGCAAAAAGGGTGAGAAGACTCAGTGCCGTTGGTACCTGGGTGTTCTGGATCGCAAATCCGGTCAGCCCAAGATTCTGGAGATTTCCAGTCAGATTTATCTGGGTATCAAGAAGCATGTGAACAACCCCAAGTGGGGAGACGTGACTGCCTATGATATCAGCGTCAACAGGGGCCCTAAGGGCTCTCAGCCTCTTTACACGGTGATGGGTGATCCTAACAAGTCTCCATTGACCGATGAGGAGAAGGCGCTGGCCAAGGGCTTTTTCGAGCGCGTGGACATTACCAAGTTCACCCAGCCACTCACTCCCGAAGAAGTGCTGGAAAAGATGGGAGCCTCCGGTGATAATGGGACTGGTGCCCAGTATGCCGTTGGAACCAAGACCGTTTCAGCTGATTCGAAGCCGTCCATTAGTGACGATGATTTCAACTTCGGAGATGAACTGTAAGCAGCAATAGTAGCAAAAAGCCGCTGGGCTCCAAACTTCAACGTGGCCTGGAGCCCAGCGGCACTTATTTTGTGAGTATAATATATGGACAAACCTATTGATGTAGAGATAATTGAGCTGGAAGAGTTTAATGTGCTTCACTTTATGTCCAGGCCCCCAAGGATTGAGGCACAGGTTATATTTGATCGCGATCACATAAGTCAGAAGTTGATATTCAAGATTATGGAAATCACTCACAGTCATGGCTTTGGGTGCTCTCCACCCAATTTTGATAGTCCAGATGACCCCATAATGACCTTCTATGTAGGAACAATAATGCCCACCTCAAGGTCGCTTAATAAGTATTTACATAAGATATGCGCGTGTTTAGCAGACATCAAAAAGTTCGCAGATGACTTTAATAAGCAGCTGGACTTCTCAGTGGTAGATTTATCTATGTTCTCAGAATTCAACATACAAGAGTTCTATCCTGAAAGGCTCGCGGCCATCAGGGATCAGAACTACAACGGCTCTTGGGCAGACTTACACAAATCTTTAATGGGCTCAGGCAGAAAGCTTGAAGCTGATTTCGTTAAGAGTTGTCAGGAGTTCGAGAAAATAAATGAGAAAGACATTGGTCTTATAGGTCATAAACTGAGTGATTTAATAAATGAGCTTGAGGAAGCAGATCCCGAGCCCAACTGAGGTGATTGAGATGTCTGAAAATGATAAAGAAATTGAAAGAATTCGAAAAGTAATGAAAGCTCTGAAAAATTTGAACCCAGACGATGACGAGGGGTGGCGCAAAACGATGGACGAAGTTCGACAACTTGTTGGGATGAAAAGCACTAATGTAGAAAATGTCGAAGAAACTTTGTTGAAAATAGCCGACTTTGCGAATCGCATGGAATCCTTTGACAGTGTTGTGGATCAAAAGATTATAGATAAGCTTATCAATGCAAAAAGAGATAGTGATAAAAGACATATAAAAAAGGGTAGTATAGGGTGCTTTCATAGAATAGACCCCGAAGAAGGTGATTGAGATGTCTGACAATTGGATAGAAGAAATGAGAAGGTGGGAAAACGAAAGAGAGATGTTTGAAGAATTTATGAAGGCATTGATCAGCGACCTAAATGTTGATGACGACAAGGAAACTTGGGACAAAAAGATGTCCAAAGCAAAAGAAAGAGTGAGTTCTTATTGGAGTAAATGGGAACACATAGATAATCTACTTGAATTTATGTCTGGCGAACATAGGGATTATATAATTGATGCTCTTTCTAAGCTGTGCAAAGTAGAGCCCGAGGTTGAGAGGTGTGGTAATATCGACCAGAGGCGCGTCAATGATATAGTTAATATGAAAAGGTTGTATGATAAAAGGGTCTTAGAAGGTAAAACCATGGGAGTCTTTCACAGATTAGATATTAATGAGGAAATTAGAAAAAGAAGAGAAATGTATAAAAAAGAGTCGGCTCGTTAAAGTAGCCGATTCTAAAGCTGACATTAAAGTATTGGGATTAGATTGTAGTTCATCTACAATTGGATGGGGTCTTGTTGACTTGAACGACGAGCCCCATCTATTAGCTTATGGCCATATCAAGCCGCTCGACAGCAAACATGGACTTATAGAGCGACTGGATGGCGTCTATGAAACTATAAAGACCCTGTGCGAGGAGCTTGAGCCCACGCACGTTTCCATAGAAGACATATTGTTATTCATGAAAGGGAAGTCTCAGGCAAAGACAATCACGATTTTAGCTACGTTCAACAGAGTCGCAGCCCTCTCTGCTCATAAAAATAGCGATGCAGAGATTATATTCTATCCGTCCCAGACGATTAGAAAGATTATCAAGAATGCTTGTAAGCTTCCCAAGAAGATAGAAAAAGAAGGAATACCAGATCTGATTATCGACAAACTGGAACCGACATTTGAAACACTCATAAATAGAAAGGGCAATGTAGCCAAAGAAGCTTATGACGAGGCTGATGGAATTGCAGCCGCTTGGGCATGTGTTCTGGAGTTGAAAGATGCAAGATCCGTATAAAGTGCTAGGCTTGAGCCCAGGAGCCTCTAAGGAAGATGCCAAGAAAGCTTGGAAAGAGCTTGCCCAGAAATGGCATCCTGATAAGAATCAGGGAAGCAAGGACGCAGAAGAAAAGTTCAAAGAAATCAATGCCGCTTATGATTCGATTAAGAATGGCACGGTTCATGGCCCTAACCCCATGCAAGACTTAAACGATCTGTTTAGTCAAACATTTGGGGGTTTTGGCTTTCAAAGCCCGTTTCAAAACCCAAGAGTTAGAAGACAACGGAAAAGAACGGCAAATATTGCCGTCCCCATGGAAGATGCTTTTAATGGCGGCAAGAAGAAGGTTAGGATAGACACTACGGTTAATTGCGATAAATGCACCCAGGGCATCCTCTTTGGAGACAAGAACTGCCCTAATTGCAACGGACTTGGTGAGCAGATTGTAGATAGGGGTGTCATTAAGATGCGAAGCTCCTGCGGATATTGCAGGGGCATGGGTAAAGAAGTTAAGGGTCATTGTGAAGAGTGCAATGGTCGTGGGGGCAAGATTGTTTCAGATGAAATAGAAATCTCGATCCCTGCGGGCACAGCGTATGGTCAGGTAATACCAGCCACGAAAGAAATTGACTTTGTGGTAATATACGCTCCGCACAAAGAGTTCCGCCTGATGGATAATGGATCTGATATATTAAGTTCACTAAAAATAAGTATGTTTGATGCTTTACTTGGAAATACGATAGAAATAAAAACTCTGGGAGGTAAAAAGAAACTAAAGATTGCTCCAGGCACACAACCCAGCTCAGTCATACGAATTAAAGACGGAGGTATGAAGGATAAATTTGGCCATTGGGGTGATCACCTAATAGAAGTTAAAATAGAATTGCCCAAAAATCTCACTGAAGAACAAACCGAATTGCTCAGTAAGCTTAAAAAATCATTAGAAAAAGGAGAACAAAAATAATGGCTAAAAGCAAAGTAGAAGCACTATGGTCCGAGATGATCAAACAATATGGAGATGATGGATTTTATAGAGGAGATGACGACCTGATTGCTGATGTAAAAGCAATAACATCAGGGAGCCCAGCCGTAGATGACGCCCTGGGGGTTGGTGGCTTGCCCATGGGCAGGATTACTCAGTATGCCGGAAAAGAGAGCAGCGGCAAGACTCTCATGAGTCTCATGGCCGCTAGAGAGTGGCAGCAGAAGGATCCAAAAAACTATGTTCTCTTTATAGACGCAGAATATACTTTCGATATGGATTGGGCCAAGCTACTTGGAGTGGATACAAGCCCTGATCGTTTGATATTGTATAAAGAAAATAACGGCGCAAAGATATTCTCTAGGCTATGTGGAGTTCCGCATAAGGAACCAGGCAAAAATAAACTGAAACCTGGCCTTCTGGATTTGGTTAGAGTTCAGGGCGGCGCAGAGGAGTCGGGGCTTGGCCTAATTATATTGGACAGTATAGCTGCTGTGGCTCCTCCGATGGAGCTAGCGAGCGTGTCTGGTAAAAACAACATGGCCCTGATGGGAAGATTCTTGCCGCCAGAGCTTAGGAAACTAACGCCATTGCTGTCTGAGACCGGAGTTGTGTTCATCGCCATCAATCAAGTTAGGACCGACCCTGGTAAGATGTGGGGCGATCCAACCACCACAACGGGCGGCTCTGCTTGGAAGCACTACTGCTCTGTAATGGTTCACTTCTTGCCCTTGTCGTCCGCTGACACTAGGATTACGGAAGGTGATGTGCAAGTTGGCCACAGAGTAAAGGCTCGTATAGATAAGAATAAGGTTGCGCCCCCTTTCCGTTCTGGGGAGTTTGATATTAGATATACAGAGGGTTTGACCAATAGACACATTGAAGCGGCGGACTTGGCTATAAAATATGGAGTAGTGGTAAGACCAAACAATGTGATGTATGAATATGGCGACCAGAAGATAAAGGGAAAGAAAAACTTTTATGATTATATTGAACAAAAGGGAATTACTGAGGAACTTGTTCAAAAGGCTAATGAAGCAAGAGCCTCTGGTGCAAAAGCAGAGGAACCAATAGAGGAGGAAGAGTAATGTTAATTAACTGCACGAAGAAAGGCTGCCTACAGCAAACTGAAGCAAAGCTTAACAAAGCAACCGGCGAGGTGATTTGTGAAGCATGTGAGAATCCAATTGAGGGAATCACAAGTTTTATCAAGAAGGCGCTTGAGGATGCCAAGCAAGTTATGCGCAGCCCTAAGACGGCCTTCCAGGCACAGTGCCACCAGTGTAGAGCGGGCAGGCCACTCTATATCGAAAATGGTCAGGCGTTCTGTAAGACTTGCGGAACGCAAGTTCGGGTGACTGCCGCATTTCTAAAAGGCTTGGAGATGCACTTGGAAGATGAAGAAAAAGAGGAATAAGTGGAACAAGACAAAATTGTTGAGCAAGTGGCGAAATTTTGTCGGAAAAGGCTGCTGAAAGATGACAAGACTTTAAAATATTTGACGGAGAAGAGGCAACTTACTCTTGATTCTATTGAGAAGTTTCAGATTGGACTATTCCCTCATGATTTGAGGGAATTGTTTGAAATAGTAGATCCCAAGGAGCTACGAGCAGCGGGTCTTATTAAGCATGCGTCTAAGAGTATGTTTAGGCTTTGGAACCTGGTGATGCCTATCAGAGATGTATATGGGAACTATGTAGCACTAGCGGGCAGAACAATGATGTCTGAAGAGGAGAGAGACCGCCAGGGCATCCCCAAATACATGAACTCAGTCTATCCAAAGACTCAACACTTGTATGGCCTCAACTTTGCGAAGGACAGCGTAATCAAGGAAAACAAAGTTTATGTGGTAGAAGGATACTACGACGTAATTATGCCGCATCAGAAGGGCATGGAGAACGTTGCGGCCACTTGTGGCTCGTTCCTATCCGCAAGGCACATAGCTTTGCTCTCTCGCTATACAGACAGCATTGTTCTTTTGCTGGACAACGAAGAAGATGCACAGGAAAAGGCCACCAAAATAGTCAACAGAAGACAATATGATGGAATCACACTGCGAGCGGCAAACCCGTTTCCCAAGGACATTAAGGATATAGATCAATATCTTAGAACACACCCTTTGGAAAATCTGCTTTCTAAATTAGAGGAAAAGGAAAGTTATGATAATGTTGAACCCTTATGGGAGTGATGAAGAAGAAAGTGTGAAAGATAATATTACTACCGCTGAGGTTTTGTTAATGCCCCGTAAAAAAAACAAATCGGACTCTTATCAATATAAAATTGTTGAGATTTCTGTGGATCCAGTCATCTTAAATGACTTCCCTATGGCCAATGGCTTGGGGGCACAGGTTAATCTTGCAAAATATTCGGAGGAATTCTACGACTTGAGACAACAACTTATAGAGGAAGTCTTGAGGATTGTGAATAATGACCTTACGAAGCGACAGCGAGAGGTAGTGCTGTTGCGGTTGCAGGGCAAAACACAAACTCAAATAGCTGAGGATTTAGGAATACATCAAACCACGGTTCATAAGCTTCTCATGGGAAATATAGATTACGCCAACGGCAAAAAGCGGTATGGCGGCGCTATAAAGAAACTCAAGAAGCTCTGTGCTGATGACGAAAATATATTGGAAATACTTAGCAAAATAGAAGACTTGAGAACGCGAGATCCTCTAGAAGATAGTTGGGAAGAATAAAATTTAATAATTACGCTTATATGGCCGGGGCCACGCGCCCCGGCCATTTTTTTGTCTTCATGCCACAGCCATGGCCATTTTTTGCTCAAAAATCGTATGCGACTCGGTGCGTCAAAACAATAATATCGCGGATTTATATCATTTTCTTTAATTTCGGGATTTTACGCGTATTAGATTGCTGGCCAAAACACTGATACGCGCAGCGGAGTGCTGAACATTGTGTATGAGTTTCTATCAATATCCCAATATTATTAACGAATACGTGTAATTATTTTTCATTAGGAGATCATTCACTATGGAAAAGTTTGAACTAGATTATAAGTCCCTTAGCAATGTCGTGGATCCGGACACAAGCCGCATCCCACTAAAGGGGAACGAGCACCGTATCATTAGAGTTGCTTTTGATATGGTGCGATTTAAAGACAGTGGCCCCGAGGAACTCTGGCAGATTCAGTCTAATGACGATGGCGAGTTCCTTGTTCGCACTTTTGATATAGGCGATGAGGAAAATGTGGTGACGAGCAACTGGAAAGTTATGCTCGATAAGAAAGAAGAGAACATCACTGTCGCTTATCAAAATATTCCTATCAAGCGCGTGGCCTGTAAAGAGTATGGAGCCACTAATACAAAAGAAGCTTGGATGCTTAGGGATACCATTTATGAGAGACTTAATAGCGACCAGAAGTTTATTAGGAGTTTTTATTTTAGTCTTCCTTCTGATAAGCAAGCCGCTTTAAAAGAGATTGTCGCCTGGGATGATTTTACAGCCGAGGAGATAAAGTCTATTTTAGAGCAGAGTGGTGGCTCCGTAGAATATAGGCCAACCACTCATGGATTCAGCTATTTAACTTCTTATCCTAATGGATACAAACTTAGCTCTATTCCTTATGGTGAGGGCATGGGTGATGTTTCAGTCAAAGAGGAACCATTGGAAGGCGAGAGGTGGGATTCGGTTGAGTGCATGGTGAAAGATGCAGAAGGCAAAGATGTGAATCCCAGAATGATTGGGGTCTCCAATGATGAGCAGGGTGTATTTATTGTTGATGTTTCTGAGCTTGCTGCGGTTGGCAAAAGATTGGGGACGCTTGAATATGGCAGCTTGCCGATGCTTGAGCAGCCCCATGCGTGGTGGGACGAATATGACGAGGAAGACGAAGCCGAAGCTTCCGATCAATGGGCCATGGCCAATCATATGATTAGGCTCAAAAAGCATGCGGTTTGGCCTTTTGGTGAAAAGGAAAAGGAGCCCACCGCAGAAGAAATACTGGAAGAGTTGGATCTCACCCACGACCAGAAGAGAATATTTATTGCTTATCAGTCCTGGAGTGAAGTTAAGTATGATGTAAACACTCCAGAAAAAATGGAAAAGCTGCGATGGAGAATGGCCAACGCCATTAAAGATGCACCTGAGCGAGCATTTAAGGTTTGGAAAAAAGAGATGGAAGATGATGGTAGATATATTCCTTGGGATCCAGAGTATTCGAAAGAACCATCTAGCGTGGAAACCGGAGAATCCGAGCTTGGTATAGAAGAAACCGAGAGCGAGTGTATGGAGCCTGGACTCCTTGCCGCCGATCAATGGAGCCTTGCTTTCTTAGATCTTGAGCTTTCCAAAATGGCTGAAGACATAAAAACTTGTTTGCAGTGTGGTAGTCCCAAAGAATTGTGTGAGTGCATCTGCCCCAAATGTGGCGACCCTGGCAAATTGTGTAAGTGTAAAAATTGCCCCAAGTGTGGAAAATCACCAGAGGGATGTATGTGCCCCAAATGTAATATATGTGGTGGTTCCCCAGGCGAATGCGATTGTGTTGGAATCCCTGTCAAAGCCGCCGATGATCTTTGTCTTTCTAAAAGATCCATGTGTGGCCAGTGTGAGCAGAAAGTTGAAGACAAAGACGAAGAGCTTTTGGAGAAAGCCTATTACGCTCTTGAACATTACTTAGACCCAGGCAGCGAGGAAGCTGTTGATTTGTCTGGTCTTATATATGATGTGGAAGCAGGCTCTGGCAATGTGGGCATGCTTAGAAGAATGGTAGAAGAGCTTGAAGAAAGAGAAGAGGCTAAGGAAGAGGAGCCCGATGAGGAAGGGATGCAGCTCGTGGACGAACCTGAGGGGGTTCCTCTTAGTTTCAGAGAGCTTGCGGAAGAGGAGCAGTTGGAACCAGGAGAAGAACTGTCCTTTGAGGAAGAAGAGGAAAAGCCTGGTGCTGAAAGAATCGATGAAATACTGGACGATATGAGGGACATCAAGCACAGGCTTAGAAGACAAGATACGCCTGAAAATGAGAAGAGCATCCTCAGAGAAAAACTGAACGAACTTAAGATGGAGCTTGCCGACATTGCTGAAAGTGAGTTTGGCACCAAGAAGCCAACCCATCTATATCACAGCAAGGGTTTCTCAAAATCAGAGTTTCTGCCGACCGCTGAAGAATACTTTGAAGAGCTTGAGGCGGATGACGAATAATATCTCAGAATAACAATGGAAAGAGAAGTTGAAAAAATTGATAAAGACATATATTAATATAGCAAATCGAAAGACTAAATATACTTGGAGGCGAGTAAAATGAGTATTACCTCTCTAAAAGAACAAGCAGAGTTGGCGCTGGCTAAATTAACGGAAGGCAAGAGGTTTCTGCTTAGTGATCTTAACGAAAGGCTGCAAGTGGCTGCGGAAGAAAACCCCCAGGACACTGTAATTAAGGCTATGGCGAATGTTGTGGATCAAATCCATACTAAAAACCCTGAACAGCTTATTAGTCAGGGCGATGTGGAGAAGCTCTATCAAGAGTTAGTTGGACTCAATGCTTCTGGAACCCGATTTAGAGAGGTTCTTGGAGACTTACTCATATCCGAAGGGCCTAAGGCTCAGGTGGTTAATGAGGAGTATATTGGGAAAATGAGAGATCCGACCGAAGGCTTTCTTAACTATGATATTGATCAAGAAGTTAAGGAAGGATTTGATCACTTTTTTGAGCCCACATCTAATAAGTATGATCCACAAAATGCTGTCTTCGCCCGGAGCAAAGTGGAAATGGAATTAAGAACCCTGGGTTTTGATAGAGCCAGAGTAAAACTAGCCGGTGGGAATTCAAGGTTCCTAGTGTTTGCGTCCGATTTGGACACCAACCAGGGCGCCGTGAGAGTCTATGTCCCGGCTGATGCATCTGGACAGCAGCTTCCTAGCGTGTTTGTAGCTGGAGATCGTTTCGATGAACTTAGCAGACCAAACCTAGACAACTATATATCAAGAGCATCACTTCGCGAAGAGCGCCTACCAGAAGTATCAACAATTCTCAACTCCCTAGACGTTATTACTGGCAATGTGAAAAATGCCGTATCCGAAGAGGAATTCACCAAGGTTGCTTCCGGAATCCCCGAAGCCAACGGCAGTGAAGGTCTCTCTGGAACTGGTGTCTTCGCTTCTTTGCCAGATCCGTCTAATGACCTTAAAGACGTGGAAATCCCCAGGACTGCGCCACCTGAGCCACTCAAGGTTATTGCATCTGAGGTCGAGGAGAGTGTGCTGGAAACCACACTTGGTTACCCGCAGGCTTCTGTGAGGTTGGCAAAAGGGATGTTGGTTGCTGAACTTGCCTCCATGGGATTCAAGGGATCCCAGATTAGAGTAGCCGCATCTATGTCAGATGGCTTTATCTGCGAAGCCGATCTACACACGCCTAACGGCAAACTAACCATTGAGCTTCCCACGGAAATGAACGGTGGTATTCCACTTCTACCTTCTGTGTTTGCTCATGGCGATTACGTTGATGATTTCTCCGCCGCGAAACTTCAAGCCTTCGTGCTGAGTAAAACTGGCATGAGGAACGAGACTATCGTCGCTAGCGACAGCAGTCTCTATGGCCTTAACCTGTCAGAACTTAAGGATGTTATTGTGAAGTCCGCTATGGAAAATAACTTCCCAGCTTGTGATGAGGCAATTGAAGTTGTTGCCCAGAAGTTTGATGAGGAAACCTACAGAAATGTGATTGCTGATTACCACGAAATGCTTATGAATATTGGTGATGTTAGAGAAAAATTGGCCCAGTCTTTTGACGATAGTAGCCAGTTTGTTAGGACGCCTAACTCACTTTACCCAATCCATAAGAAGTTGGGTCGCCCCGCTCATGATCTTGTAAGGGATGAAAATGGTGTTTATCACCTTAAGTCCACTTATGATGCCAGACAGAAGCAAAATGAGGAGGGAGCTTTCTTCAGCAACGCTAAGGTTTTGGTAGGTGACTAATAATGAATCCTTATCAGGAGGTTCTGCAAGAACTGCTAAGGAACTTAACCCAGTTCCATGGTATGAATCTTGTGCCGCTGACGAGGCAGGTAAATACTGGAACTCCTCAGCAGCGGCAAGCCGCCATTAACAGGATGGTTGAAAATGTTGGCCATCTTGGGCAGTTCGTGAGGAACTATCAGCAAAAATTAATGGCAGCGCATCAAAAAGCCAAGGTCGCTTCTTCTTCTGTTGAAGAGTTGGTTAAGTTCGCTGACTATCTTGATGAAAGTGGATTTCATGCTCTGGCCGATAAGATTACTGACATGGTGGCTTTGGTTAAAAAAGCTGACGAGGCTGATATTATCCCAATTGAGAAGGCCAGAAAAAGCAAGGAGAAAGAGAAAGAATATGAGGTTATTTCGGAGAGCAGAGGCGACGGTTATGTGCTAGCCACGTTGATGGGCCTAATAGCTGAGAGGTTGAAGCAACATGCGGATCAGCTTGAGTGGGGCAAAACTGAAGAATTAAAACCGAAAATTTACGAAGATATGCGTCACATGGCTAAGGTGCTGTGGAAACACGCTGATAGAATAAAAGATGTTCAAACTTTCTCCAGCGCCACCTATGATTTAACTAGGCTTGCCAATTGGTTAGATGAAAACGGTTTCTATGCACTGGCTGACAAAGTTGATGAGAGTCTTGGGCTAATTAAGACTGCCGAGGATTATGGATATTGTCCTCAAGCTGGGAAAGCAAGTGAGAACCAACCTCCGCTTCAGCCCATACATGAAGGATCGCTCTCTACAAGATACTGTCCAGATCACATAGGAGTTCAGGCGGTTAGGATCGATGATCATACTTATCAATGTCCTTTAGACGGCAAGGAATACAATTATGAGACCGGCTATGTTAATTATGAGGGCCAAGGGGTTCCGGGCGGCAGCGTAGCGGCGCAGACACCCATGGAAAGCAATTATGGCGGAATACCTATGCGCTTTTACGATTCAAGATCAGATGTGTTGTCCAGACTTACTTAAGGTGAGAACGCCCAATTGGATCTCTTATAGGCATTACAGTAAGAGTGTCTAGTTGGGCCTTTTTTATGAGAGAAAAAATGCCTAAAAAGAAAAAACAAACGTTCCCGAAAGTGATGGGGCATCCGAAAAAAAATTGGATTGTGAAGATGCTCAAGGGGCCAATGGGAGTAAGGAAGCTGTCGGAAGCACTTAAGGAAATGTTTCCAGATGAAAAAGACAAGTGGCTTTCTCCCGGCACATTGCAGAAGTTTAGAAAAGAGCATCTGGCGGTTGATGGTGAAGCTCTCAAATACATGAAAGACGTGGCCAGAGAACAAAAGTTAGAAAAGGATGTTAAAAAGGAGCACACGCAAGTTAAGTATCTACCTTCTTACAAAGAGAAAGTTAAAGAGGCTGTAGATTTACACCTGGATATTAGAGAGCAATTGGCAAAGCTTTCTTTAGTAATTGAGTCCCGAATGGAAGATCTTTTCAACAAGGCTCAAGATGGTGAGGCGACTACAAACCAAGAAAGAAACTTGCAGGGATATTTCACCACTTATATTGCGGTAATTGAGAAGTGGGCTAAATATATAGACAAGGTTGCCGACCAAAGGATAGAGACCAATATTAATGTGACTGTTATTGAAGACCAGATGGCCTTGATTAGAGAGGCTGTAAGAGAGACGATGATGGAGATGGATCCTGGACTGGCGGCGAAGTTCCTTGAAAGGCTGGACGTGAAGATGAGGGATCTTTCATATCGCAATAAGCCAGCCAAGTTTGAGAAAATACATACAGATGTGAAAATGCTGGAAGCCGAAATAGAGGATGGATATGGCGACTAATTATGCTAAAGATGTTTTGATTAATATGTCCGACGAAGGCATGACCGAAGAGCTGTGGGAATTGGCTCATGGTGATGCTGGCATGCTGTCAGAATTGGGAGCCAAGAGCGACAGAGAAAGAAACCTATATTTTTATTTGGACAACTTTTATGAAGATTTGGTTGAGGAGTTTGAGCTGGAAGAGGCTGTGCCCAAAGAAAAGGTGCTCGCTTGTGCCTTCGCCAAACTTCGCGATGAAGAGAAAGTAGATCTAACCGACATTCGCAGGGCGGTTCATGAGGCCCTGCAAAATAAAGAGACGGTCGCTTATCCCAACAATATTGGAATAAGAAGCTCAAACAAAGGGCCGCTCAGAGATATAGCTAAATGGATCCAAGCGCTTGCTTCTATATACGCCGCCATGAAGAGGGGTAAAGGTCGTGCTGAAGCCACTCAAAAAGTTACGGAGGGATGGGACCCAATGGAAAAATTCGACTTTGAAGGTTGGGCAAGATATTATGAAAACGGCGATCAGGAAAAGTATAATCTACAAAAATCTGCCGCCGAGTTTACTCCGCCCTCTATTCCTTTTAAAGGGGAAATATTTGAAGAAGAACAAAAGCCAGAACCGGAGTCAAAACCTAAGGCAGAAGTGGAACCAAAAATAGAACTGGCCAAGACAAGAAGACCGGGCAGACCAAGAAAGGTGGAAAGAACGGTAGATGATTCTAAGCGTGGGTTAATAAGCAGGCTTGATTCAGCAAGAAAGCTGCTTAGAGAGTTCGCTAATGTTTGGCCCGTTGATAAATGGACTCATCTTGATGAAATGCTTTCGTTTTTGCAGAGGGAAATCATTCCTCTTAAAACTGCAACGACCATGCAAGATTGTATAATTCGCACGGCAAATAAGCTTGAAAAAGAGGGTTTTTATGAGGGAGCGCATGCACTTCGCAAAGTAGCACAGCCGCCAGCACCCGCTGGTGATGTGGCTTCACAAATCGAGAAGGCCCTCACTGGAAGGGAATACGAAAGCAAAAAGAAGCCAGAAGAGGAAGGTATGCCTCCTATGGAAGAGATGATGGGTGGTATGGAAGAGTTGCCACCTCCTCCTCCAGCCGAGGAAGGGGCAGAGGAAGGTGCGGGCGTGCCCGCAGGCGTAGAAGAAAAACTGCCGCCACCTGAAGCGCCGCCACCACCTCCGGAGGAAGAGGCGCCACCAGAAGCAGCCGAGGGTGGCCCCTTTGAGGGCAAGACCGTCAAAGATGTTCTGGGCGTTCTTGAGCCTTTGGCTCAAAAGCTTAGCGAAAGAGAGTTCGTCAGGGAATTGTCCAAAGCAGACATGATGCTTGACGGCTTGAATATTGCATCACACTTTCCAGAACTGGGTGAGGCTCAGGCAAAAGCCCTGGAGCTTAATCTATATGTGGCTACGAGAATTGAAAAAATAATTAATAAGTTGAAGGGCGGACTTAAAGAAGAGGGCGAAGAAGGTGCCGAGGCACCATCAGTAGAAATGAAGGAAGAAGAGATGTTTGAGGTTGAGGAAGAAGAAGCGCCTGTTCCAGCTGAGACAGCGGCAGAGATGGCTGCACCTCCTCCAGAGGCACCTCCTCCAGAGGCACCTCCAGCAGAAGGGGCGCCCCCAGTACCAGGAGCGTAATAAATGCTTGTTCAGGATCTTCTAAGCACGCTAGAAGCAATAGCAAAGGGGAAGGATCTAGCCACTCCTTATATAGTTGGCGGTCTGCCAAGAGACAAGGCTTTTGGCATGGACATCTCAGGCGCTAGTGATATTGACATCACCACCGGAGATAGAGGATCATATGTGTTGGGTCTTATGGCCAGCAAAGAATGGCCCGCCGCCAATTACAGATCGTATGAAGATGGCCACTCTTCTTTGGACTTCAAGAACATTAGGTTGGATTTCTCTAACAACTTTGTGCTTCCTGGAATAACCGAGGAACTCAAAAAGATGGGTATAGAGGATCCGACTGACTTGGACAAAGAAGTGTATAGTAGAGACTTCACCATAAATACTTTGCTCCAACCCACTGATTTGAAAAAAGATCTCATAGATAGAACAGGTAAGGGATTGGAAGATATTAAAAATCGAGTGCTAAGAACGCCGGTAAATGCAGAGCTTACAATAGGATACGATCCTCGCAGAATCATTCGAGCGCTCAAATTGTCTATTAAGTTTGACCTTAAAATTGACGATGAACTTAAGGACGCTATTGAGAAATATAAGGGGAATATCAAAGATATTTCTCTGGGATATATCAAAAAGCAAGTTAATGAAATGTTGAAAGCTGATTCACAAAAAGCTCTTGATTTATTAGTAGAGTTTAAATTACTACCAGTGTTGCCGCTGAGTAAGTTAATGACTGTAGAGCTGGCTAAGAAAAGAATGGTTCAACACTTACTTGATGGATGGGAGATATAAATGTCTAACTCTTTGTATCGTTTGTTAAAATTGGCCGAGGCTGTATATGATTCCGAGGATGAAACGTCTATCAAACGCCTTGAAGCTCAGTTTGAATGTTTTGCCAGGAAACATTGTATAGCGCACTACAGGCCACATAACGATGGTAAAACTCCAAATCCTTGGAGAAGGCAAATGGATTATGCGTCTTATGAGAACTCTCCTTATTACGGAAAGGTAGGTGACTTCTTGGCAAGATTCCCAGGAGGCATTAAAGAGTGGAGGGAGTGGAGAGAGGAGACCAAAAAAGAGCGTAACCAGATGTGGAGCGAGGGACCAACCAAGGGCGAGATGGGACTCAAGAAAGCTTCTGTGAAGGAAAGGATGAAGAGAATAACGGAACTTACTGGAATCTCTAAAGACGGCCACTTTGTCCCCATTGGCCCCGATGATGTGAAGAAGTTTGAAAAGGAGCCGCTTCTATACTCCGATGAGGGGCTGGAAGAGGTTGGAAGTATCGAAGAGTTCAGAAAAGAAAGAAAGAGGTGGCGCGAGTCGGAAGCCAGAGATGTGAGCAGAGATGTGGTCAAAGAATTTATAGATTACTGGAAACTGCTTCAGAAGGTTCCAGAGATAAGGAAAAAGAGAAGGGGCAGGAAAAAGAGAGCCGCCCTGGACATTAAAGAAAATAAGGCCAAAGTGAACAAGCTAAGAAAGCAAATAGATGACCTGAAGCCTTTGAAAGATAAAGATTTAGATGGCTTGAGTGCAAAAGATCTACAAGCCCTAAAAATAGCACTTGAGGGCAGGATGTTTGAACTTGGAAAGGCAAAAGATGACAAAGGCACAAAGAAGGGCGCTGATGAAATATTGAAGACCAATCTTAAGTGTCTTGAAAAATGCTTGGAGAAAGTAAAGGGAAAGATGAAGAAGGCCGCACAAGCAAACACTTATACGGCATTTACCAGCGACCTCAAGATTATGGGATCCATAGTGCTTATGGCAAGATTGGTAAATAACGAAACTTCTGCTGTTGTCGATGCGCTTAAGGTGCAGGGCACGGATGCTTCTAAATTAGAACAACAGAGGCAGACCAAAATTGCTGAATGGAAGAATAAATATAAAAATGTGTCAGTAGTGAAAGAGCAGAAGGGATAAAACAATGACCATTAAAAAGAAGTGCTATATTCGCAGCGACACAAAAGGAGATAGGCAATGCCCTTTCGGGCTCCCTATCACTGGAGGGTGCAATTATGCGGGCAACTGCGTTGCTCACATGTGCCCGTTAGAAATGGTGCCTGAAGAAAGGCGCGAGCAGACCAAGAAAGCAAATCAGAGAGTTTATATATACCACAAAACTAATAGCCGTTGTTTATACGCCGCTGACATAATTGAAGGCAAAGACGCGGTAAATTGTGACTTTGGAGATGTGGGTGCCGGAATGCATGCTCCAGCATTTCAGGGAAGTCCTCTATATGCACAGACTTTTGCCGGGATCGGTCTCGATGGCCTATATGCTTTTCCGCTTGGCTTTTATGCGGACAACAATCAAAGCCGTAATCTTTTCGAGGGTTTATTCTCGTTGATAGGCACGGAGCATGGCAAACTTGTTAAAGAGGCTCTCTCCAAGGAAATTAAGAGAAAGCTTGAGACTGGCGAGAAATTAACTACCGAAGAAAGATTGGATCTGGAAAATAAAATGGATGCGTGTAAGCGAAAGTTTGAGGATGAGAGAACGGATCCAGCAAAGGCAGGCCAACTATCCAGAGAGCAAGGCAAAAATTAGGAGGGTTATATGACTATCGAGGGTCCTGCTTTAACAGCGCTTTTTTTGGGCATGGCTTGGGCTTTGATCAGGGTGGTGGAGTTTTTTATAACAAAGTATAAGAAAAGTAAGGAACCCGAACCAGGCCTTACTGAAAAACAAGAGGAGTTGCTCCAGGAATCTCGCGATTATTCCAAAAACCTTTTCGAAATGCATGATGTTTATGACGAGAATCGCACCCCAATGTGGATCATTCCACCGGAGCTTATGAAACTAATTAGAGAAAATCACAGTTGTCTGGAAATGGTTAAGAAAGAGTTAGACGACAACTTGGACGATATAAAGGGCGGACAATCTATTGTTGTAGATAAAATGACCGATCTTATCAGTTCCAATAAGATAATGACTGAGCGATTGGGAGACTTGATTTCTGCTTTGAGAAAGTTTCCTAATGGAGGTTCAAAATAATGGCCAACGGAGAAGAGATGCTGGCTCTTGCTGCAAAGAGTAAAGAACCAAGAGCCCTCTCCATTGTTGAGGTTTTGGAACGATCCCTAAATGGAAAGGTCGATGAATTATTGGAATTACAGAAGAGAGTTATTGAAGATCTCGAAAAAGTTATAGAAAAACTATCCATGTAATGGAGGAAATAATGATGGTAAAAGAAGAGAGTGTCTTCACAGTAGGCGAAAACGATTTGGAAAAAGAGGTCATCTCCATTGCCGAGGATGAGATTGAATCTCCTCTAACGGCAGAAGCCGTAGATGGGTTTGGTCTTGGCCCAGGAATGGGCCTTGGTCTTGGTCCCCGTGGCTTTGGCAATGCTCCATGTCCAAAAAAAGAGGAAAGTAAGGATTGGCGTGTTTCCAAGAAACCCGAGCACTTCCTGGTCTTCTTGACTAAAGACCTACAGCGCATCCCTAAGCCATCTCAAATTAGGGGTAATTTGTCCGAGATGGAAAGGGCACTTGGGCAGTTCAAAAAGCTCAATGCTTATATCTCAAATGCTATGCATTCTGATTACGATGGCGTCATCAATGTTAAGAGCATTGACGCCATGCGTAAGGTCATAGAGCAAAATATTGATGAGCTAGAAGATGCGCTTGAGGGTCTTAAGAACCTCAAGAAGGAAAGGAAAAAGATGCGTCGTCGCGGCGAAGAAGAGGATCCTGATCTTAAGAAGGAAGCTACGGCTCCACACTTCAATGGATTCCAAATGCTCATTACGCCGTTCCAGAGGGCCATTGCTAGCGCTTTGATTAACGGCAAGGTGTCTGGTGGTAGAAATCTTGAAGAGCTTTGGAAGGATGCCAAAAAGAAGTACAAGATGGAGGATCGTGAGGAGTTGGAAATTCTTCAGATTCTAGCTGATATGGGATACCCAGAGTTCAAAGATCGTCTGCGTCTTGGCGACGATAATGATCCTACCAGAACCGAAGGGTTTGGAGAATGGCAGAGCCAATACTACGGATAATGGAGAGTGCTGAAAATGGGTTCTAATGATCGTGAGTATGCTCCATCTGCGCCTTTGCCTGATTGGTTGAAAGGCTTTGCGGACAAGCAGCTTAAAAGTAGCTCCCCCTTTGATGACATCAAAGAGATTTTCAGGGGGAAGAACAAACACAAGGAAGCCAAGGAGGCTGTTGAGGCCAAGGTGGAAGAGTTGTGTGATCGTGTTGGGCTAAATATGATTGAAAAGCAAGCGTCGTTGAAAAGCGAGAGCGCTGCTGGCTATGTTGGACCAATTGAAGAGCAAACGGAGAAAAATAAATCTTTCCGCAAAGTGCTGTTCACAGGAAAACATGCTCAGCTTGTGTTGATGACTTTACAAGGAGGGGAAGAGATTGGTGAAGAGGTGCATAAAACCGTTGATCAGTTCTTCCGCGTCGAGGAAGGTGAGGCAACTTTTGTCTTGAACGGCACTAAAAAGAGTGTTAAGGAAGATGAGGCAATCATCGTTCCTGGTGGCACAAAGCACAATGTAATAAACGCCTCGAAAACTAAGCCACTAAAAATGTATACGATCTATAGCCCACCGAATCACCCAGATGGCACGATTCATAAGACCAAGGAAGACGCTGAAGAAGCCGAAGTGAAGGCAGATCTTATTGAAGATCTTATTGTGTTGGCCAATAAGCTGGAGGATGAGGGTAAATTCAAAGCAGCCATATTAATAGATAGTAGAATCAGGAAGCTTGCTGATGAAATCATATTAGAAGAACTGACGCGCATGCCCATTATGCCTGTGGAAATGTGGTCCGATCTGCAACTTGCTCAAGTTGTAAAGAATCCAGGATTGGCTACGAGCCCAGAAGAAAAAGCCAAATGGGAAAAAGCTAAGGCGACATTTGAGACAAGAGTGAAAGAAAAAGCAAAGCGAGTGGGGCTAAGACCAACGGATATTGGCGAGTGGGGCGTGGAACGCGGCTGGTTCCTTTTAACTTGGGGCCACGAACCCATGGGTTTCTTTAACAGCAAGTCGCAGGCTGAGCTTACTAAGGCTCAGCTTGTTAGAGAGTTTGCAGAAACAGGAGAGTTTCCAGAAGCCTTTCCTTATAAAAAGAGTGAGATACGCCAGAGAATAGATGATGAGGCATATTACTGGATTGATATAGGAACAGACAGCCGTAAGATTCGGGAATATACTAACAAAGAAGTCGAAAATATATTGAGGCCAGATCGCAATAACAAAGCACGAAAGGAATATGCGGAAAAAGCCATGGGTGTGTACAAGGCTCCAGACGGCTTTGAGCCCGTTCCAGATGCACAAGTTAAGGGGGCTAAGCCAACAAGGCAAACTGCCCGCAAGGCATACGAAAACATAGATGCTTCTCCAGAGGAATTTTTGGATGTTTTTGATGACGCGCTTTCCGAGCAGCACGCAGGGGAAGCTGATGCTCAGGGTGAGTTTGTGGAAGATGCTGCACAGAGAGTGGCCAAAAAGGTTGATTATGAGCGCCACAAAGGAAAGAAGTGGGATCCAAGCGAGATGGCTGATGATGTTAGACTTTCCAGCAGGGATGTTGGATTCCAACTTTCAAAGCGAGCAATCAAGTGGTATACGCCAAGAGAAACCGCACCCGTGGCAGGGCCATGGAGAAGCCATAAGCTGCCTCCTAGAGCGGGCACGATGCTTCAGCCCAAGTCCCCCTTCCCTACGGTTGAAGAGTATGAGGCCAGAAAAGAAAGGGAAAGGTTTGAGGAACCAGAGCCAGAACCAACCCCAATGGAAGAAAAACCCACGCTGGAGGAGGTTCATGGTGAAAACTCATACTGGCTTCTAGGTGTTGGGGGCGTTCCAATAAACATATATTCTGAAGATTTAGATGCTCTTGGTGACTTTGGGGAGCTAAAACGAGCTTTCATGGTTGAGACTTCAAGAGGTCCAGACATAGTATATGAAATTTTGTTTTCCACACCAGCAACAAGAGGCAAAGGGTTGGAATTTGCAGCAAAAATGGAAAACCTTCGCGACAATTATGATTTCAGAGGCATTAGGGGAAATATTGCGAATATTGCTGTATGGGTCAAGCCATTTAACACCAAAGAGCCAATAGATCCTGAGCTGCTTGATAAAGATGTCAAAGACCTAGAGGATTACAAGTGGGCCTCTCATAGAGAAAAGTTGTCTGAAGTTTTACCGAAACACGTTATAGAAAGAATGAGAGAAAGGGAGCTTGAAATACGCGACCTACTTCAAAATATTAAGGATTGGGGCCTAGGCAAGTTCGAGGATGTGTATGGTATAACTGATCTAAGTGATGAAGAAGCCGACGATGGACAAATGGCTAATGATGGTGATGGTGACGAGAAAAGCGTATTCGAAAAGCACCCAGGAATCAAGAAGCATATTAAAAATGTTTGCGAATCTCGTGAGGGTCATGTAGACACTCCTGCTCTTATGCAGATGATCAAGAGTCGCCCAGAGAATTTAACGGACAAAGAATTAGAGGAGATTAAGGAGTATGTGAAAGAACAAATTAAAGAAAATAAGCCGGAAGCTAAACCTTCCAAAGACGATGATGTAATTGGTCGTGGAAGCGAAGAAGTGGATATGAACGACGATCAGAATGCCGAGGTATTCAGCATGCCGGCCAAGGTGTAAAATGGTTACCAAGATGTTGAACGCCAATGATATTTGGCGCCCAGAAAACAGTTTTGATTCATTAAAAAGAGAGCTAATGAAGTTGGATCCGGTCTCCTTTGCGGAGACCTATCTTACATTGGACGGCGCTCCTATGCGAATTACGAACAATGGATGGAAATTCATTGCCGATATTTATCGCCACATTGTGACCGTGGCGATGTCAAACAGCGGAAAACCCATCGTAATAGTTAAGGGCCGTCAGGTGGGCGCTACAACCATGGCTTCAGCAGTGGAACTTTACTTAGTTTCCAGTGGGATGTTTGGAGTGAATAATATTCCTCCGGTGAGAGTGTTACACGCTTTTCCACAGTTGGAAATCATGCACTCTTTCTCAAAAGACAAACTTGAAAAGATGATTAATAACTCTGTGGCCACTCCTGATTTTGATTTCAAGAGACAACCTGGAAAACTGAGACCTTTCGTAGAGGCTCAAAAAGCGGGCACAAAAGATTCAACCGACACGTTGCTTTATAAGCAATTCAAGCACGCCAATACGCTCTGGTGTGATTCCATTGGTAATGAGGGAACCAGAGTTCTTGGTAGAACCCTTGACGTTATATTCTTTGACGAGGTTCAGGATATGACCGAGGTGGCGATTGGTAAGACTATTAAGTGTCTCACTCGTGCCCAGTTTGGCCCGCAACCTGGCGGCGTTCAAGTATTTTTTGGAACTCCGCGACAAAAAGGAACTTTCTTCTGGCGTATGTGGGAGAACTCGGATCAGCGCAGATACTATCTTAAGTGTGGAAACTGCAATGACTACTTCCTTCTTTACACACCAGGATCCGACAAGTGGGAAACTGAAATATGGTTGTATGAGAATATGGTTAAGTGTCCCTCTTGTGGAGAAGAGCAGAGTAAAATTGATGCAGTAGAAAGAGGCAAGTGGATTGCAACACCGGGCAGAGAAAACGCTGATGTAATTGGTTTTCATTTCAATCAGCTATTTATTCCAGAATTCACGAAAGAAGTAATCGTTAAGGAGAAGCCAGAAAATAACCCAATTAACTCTGAGATCGCTTGGAATAATGAGGTTTTAGGAGAGTTTCACTCTGGTGAAGGGATGCCCATTACCTTCGAAGAGATTTATACTATGTGCAGGGATCCCGACAGACACATGGCTAAGTCCATCCCACACGGCGACAAGCACGTATATTTGGGGTTTGACTGGGGTGGTAAGCCTGATATTGATGGTGTTAAGCGAGGCCACTCTTTCTCTTGTGGCTTGGTCCTGTCTGTCGATCACGACGAAAGATTCGTAATTGAGTATGCAGCCAAGCTCAAGCAATCTAATTTTGAATCCAAGAAAGAGTTTGTGGACAATATGTTTAGACTTTATGGTGCTCGCTCAGCCATGGGCGACATCGGCTTTGCCGAGGATCTCTCGGGAGAATTGAAAGTTACTTATGGAGAAAAATATAAGACCGTTAGGAGTTCAAGCATGGTTGCTGGCGGCGTTAAGTATAACAAAGATGAGATGGAAGTAGTGGTAGATAAAGACAAGATTATTGAAGAGATTTTCGCTCTCCTCAGAAAGGGCAGGTTTAGATTTCCTTGGGCCAGTTATGAAAGAATTGCTTGGCTCGTGAAGCACTGCACTTCCATGGAGAGCAAATGGGTCACCCGTAGGGGTGAGCCGCATAAAACATATGTAAAGGGAAAGAGCCAGAACGACGGGCTCATGGCGCTCATATATGCCTATCTGGCGTATAAGTATGATAAGACCAAAGGTTTTAAACTAACTGCCCACGCAGCCGAGCGCTCTATGCTTCCCAAGCCAATTTTGGCTTATTTTCCAAAAAGACTGTAAGAGGTGAATACTAATGATCGATGGTAAGAGAAGAGGGTCCAGAGGACCCACCGACCAAAAGCAAACTTTGAGGATCTCCCCAAAGTCTGCTGATGGTCTGTCTCAATTTAGAAAGGAGGCAATTGAAAGAGAAATTGAAGGTGGAGATATGCAAGAGGGAAGAAATTATGGTGCAAGCAATCTTTACAAAAGTGGTGATGCACCACGAACCACCGACCCAGAAAATCTACAACGTGGGGCTTGGCTTCCAGGAAGGAGCGAAGATAAGAAATCGTTTAGCAACACCGCCACTGCTGTAGGTGCTATTGCCCACAGCGAAGCTTTTGTTAAACAAGCACAAGGGGCAGCCTTTAGCTCTTCAAGTACTGGCGCTGGAACTACAGCGGGCTCTTCTGTTGAGCGACTTGCTCCAGAAGTTTATTCGCCATTGTTTACAATGGCCAACCTTAACCTGCCGCGAGACAGGATTACGGTAAATGCCTGGATTAGAAACTTTTTCCAGTTGCACCCAATAGTTAGAAACGCAATTACGTTGCACGCGACATATCCAATAAGCAAGATTAACTTCAAGTGCCACAACAAAAAGGTTCTTCAATTCTTTGAAGATATGGCTGAAGAGATGTCACTTATGCAGGCGCTTGGAGATTTGTCGTTGGAATACTGGAAGATGGGAGAAGTGTTCCCATATGCAGAACTTAACGAGGAAACGGGTAAGTGGAGCAATATTGTAATCCAGAACCCAGACTATATACACGTCAAGAAGACGGTTCTATCAGGCGAGCCAATTGTTTCACTAAAGCCTGACGCTGTTCTCCAAAGGCTTGTGATGAGTAGCAACCCTGCGGATGTTCAGCTTAGAAAGCAAATACCAGAGAAGATTATCTATCACGTAAGAAAGGGTGAAGATATTCCTTTGGACAACTTTAATGTTTCGCATTTGAAGATGCTTTCGAGCCCGTATGATGTTAGAGGGACGAGTGTTATTGTAAGCACCTTCAAAGACCTAATGCTTTATGATAAACTAAGAGAGGCCAAGTTTGCCCAGGCAGACGGCCTTGTTAATCCAATAACCATCGTTAAGGTTGGCGGAAACACTGATGGTGAATACAGAGCAACTCAGGAAGACTTGGAATTTTTCCGCCAAATGTTTGAGGAAGCCCAATATGATAAAGATTTCAAGTTGATCACACATGCCGGTGTCACCGTGGAAAGAGTCGGCGCTTCTGGTCAGGTATTAGATATTGGCCCCGACATGGAGCTAATCATCAAAAACATCTACACAGGTTTGATGGTGCCCCCAGCGGTCGTAGATACTGAGAGTGCAGTGTATGCCTCTGCTTCCATTGGTTTGGAAGTATTGAGACAGCGCTACTTTAACTTCAGGCATATGATGGCTCAGTGGCTACAGAGTAAAATCTTCGCGCCTATTAGCGAGATTAATGACTTCTATGACTACGAGGGTGGCACAAAGAGACTTATTGTTCCCGAGGTTGAGTGGAACCAAATGAATCTATATGACCTTCAGGATTACATTGCCAACATCTCTGGTCTTGTGGCCAACAAGCAGGTGTCGCTACAGACTCTATACAAGAGCCTTGGTCTTAGCTATGAGGATGAAAGAGTCAGTATCAGGCAAGAGATGATCAATGATGAAATTAGAAACAGAGAAAATGAAAGTCTCAGGAAGATGACAATTGCTGAGCTTAGAACTCTAGATCCAGAGAAGGAAGTTATGGAACCCATCGATGATAAGGAACGCGCAGCAGCTGGTGCTCCGCCAGAGGCAGCTGGAATGCCTGGCATGCCGCCTCCTGGCGGAGAGATGGCAATGCCTGGTGGTCTTGGCGAACTTGCGCCGCCTCCTGGTGGAGAGATGGGTGGTGGGCCTCCTGGCGGTGGCGCACCAGAAGTTCCAGGCGGAGCCCCGCCACTTGGTCCTGGTGGCCCAGGCGGCGGTGGAGGCGGTGGCCTCGGAGGAATATAATGGAGGAAACTTATGGCTTATAAAAGAGGAGTTCCTGAACCACCTACACCTGAAGAGGCAGTGGCCATGGCCAACTTCTTCGATGAAATTGGTGAGGTTGAGGCAGCCAGCCTACTAGATGAGTATGTTGTTAAGTGCGCCGCGTTTGATGGCGATCTCAAAAAGCAGGCAGGTATTTTTTCAACCATTTGGAAACGCCTTAAAGGCAAAATCAAAATGTTCTTCTATGGCGAATATAAAGAGTTGTTTAGAAGAGCCAAGGAGGCACAAGAAGAATTAGAAGAGCGCCTTGATGATATGCAAAATATAAACAAGGAGATTAAGAAGCACCTTAAAAACCATGAGCTTTTTGATTGGAGAAATAAGGTTGCCGAACTTCAAAACTTCTACACGAAAGATGTGCCCAAAATCATGAGAGATTTTGACGAAGGCTATAGCAAGATTGCTGCTTATCTGCTTGGCGTAAAAGAGCAAGCGGAAAAGAAGGGGCTTGTTCCAAAAAGCGAGCTTGAAAAAGTTCCGCAGCCTTCTTGGGTGACTGAAAGCGGCGAAGATCCCAAAGACATAGAAGAGGAAAAGGTCAGTGAGCCTGGCAAACCAGAAGTTTCTGCTCCAGAGGAAGGGCTGAAAAGAGAAAAGGGTTGGTATACTCCAGATCCACGAGTCAGCTCTGTAGAGAAAAATGACGCTCTTGGACAAGTAAGAGTGAGTAAGGAAAGGTTTAACAAATACTTGGGCAGACACATTGTAGAAGATGACCCAGAAAATGATGTGGTTAAGGTAATTCCACACGAAGGAAAATACCCAGTTGGGTTTGCAAAAATATTTGGTAAGGGAACACTCTGGCAGGTTGTCCTGCAAGATTCAAAATGGGTATATTTGATGAAAGTGGAGGAGCTTACCAAGATTAAAGGTAAAGAACCGGAAGAGGCTAAACCCGAAGAAGCCAAGCCTGAAGTTCCGCCGCCATCAGAGATTCCAGAACCAAGCCTGGCTCCGCCTCCGCCTGAAGAGGCAGCGAAGCCTGAAGAAGCACCAAAAGAGGAAGTCACAGCGGAAGACATACTCAAGAGTAGGAGATGGGTTGTATATAAGCCTGGAAGCCAATATGCTGGTAGAATAGCTCTGGTCAAACAGCCCAAGGGCATTTACCACGAGTTGATCACAGATGAAGATTTTATCAAAAAGCTTAACGAATGGTTTATTAGAACTTACGAGGGTAGAAGATTAAGGCCAGTTAAGCCTGAAGATATTAGAGAAGAGGTTGAAGTTAAGCCTGAAGCACCTGAAGCCCCAGAAAGAACGGCCCGTATGTTGAGGCTAATATCTATAATGAAACAAGCTAAGGAGTAAATAAACATGACTACCAAGCTTGCCTTATCTCTACGAGCGTCTCCAGATGGCCTTGGGCCAGTGTCCTTAATGCGTCTCACTGAGATTAAAGATGTGGATGAACTCCTAAAGGATTTCAATCGTGAAAATATTGTGGTAGAAGAGAAGTTGGATGGCTGGAAAGTTCAGATCATCAAAACTGGTGGAAAGGTTCGTCTTTATAGCCGCAGAGGTGATGAGAAAACCGAAAACTTCCCCGAGCTTGTTGAGGCGCTTAGCTTTCTTCCTGAAGGAACGCACGTTGAAGGTGAGTTGGTATATTGGGATAAAAATAAACAAGACGTAGGCAAGGTCACTTCTTTAGCTGGTAGTTCGCCAGAAAAATCTGCTGAAAAGGCCAAGGAACTTCCGGGTTCCGTGAAGATACATCTCTACGATGTGCTTTGGAGCAAGGGCAACAAAGTAGCAGACAAGGGCTTTGGAGAGCGCCGCAAGGCACTACAAAGTCTTGTGAAAGAGAGTGATAAGGTAAAACTTACTAAGAATTATAGCTTTGGAGATTGGCAGAAAGCCATGAACACAGCCGTCAACACTGGCGGAGAAGGTATTGTGCTAAAGCTGAAAGATAAACCATATGAATATAAGAGCAAGGGTGAAACTGAGCCCAAGCCACCTAAGATTATGTATAAATATAAAGGTGGTGCTGGTAAAAGCGAAAGTGATGATTATGTCGTATTTGATTACGAGATGAGCGAAAAAGATAAGCTAAAGGCTCTCTATGGGCAATATTATAAAGGGAAGCTCTATCATATGAGCGAGATTAGCAACTTCTCCAAAGAAGACGAGGGGAAGATTAAAAGTAAGCTCAAGAAAGGGCCTTTTGTAATTGAGATAGGTTTCCAAGAGCGACAGCCTGGCGGTCTTAGGCACCAAAAGTTTGTGAGATTCAGGGAAGACAAAAGCCCTAAGGACGCAACCATGCATGAGTTTCATTCTAAAAACATAGATAAGTTCAAGGAAGCTAAAAAGAGTGACGCCGATGATTTGCCCAGAGATCCAGAAAAAGAAAAGCACGAGGCGTTCATTAGAAACCTCAAGGAAATACTCGATGAGGTTGGAGTAGACATCAACAAAATCACTATTGGTGGAAGCGGCGTTCTTGGGGCCTTGGGTGTAAAAAGCATTAATGATTTAGATGTCCATGCGGACCCAGATGAGTTTAAGAAAATTGAGCAGCATCCCGATGCGGTCGTTGATGAAATAAGACCAGGAAATCCCAGGGCGTCTTTCCAAACTGATGTGGGAGAAATAGAAATATTTACTGGGCCTTGGATGGTGGGAGACAAAGATTTTATGAGCGAGGGTGTCACTACCAGAGAACATCTTGGATTCAAACATTGGGCGCCCGAACATGTATTAGAGTGGAAGGAGAAAATGAACAGGCCAAAGGATCAGGGAGATATTGAATTGCTTAAAGAGCATCTATCCAAAAGAGCTATGCTTGTTAAGACTGCCTCTTATGTAGATACTATTATACGAAGGCTTGAAAAGATGCTGGGCATCACGCATGCTCCGGGCAGGCTTGGGACGATAGGCGGTGTCGATGGCGAAAAAATGTTTAGAATCATGGCTCAGTTGGAATCGGGTGGAAGAACGCATGTTATTGGAGACTCTGGAACTTCCTTTGGCCCAACTCAGGTTCATGGTCCGTATTTTATGGGGATGCTTTCTAGAATGCCCAATGCTCAAAGCGCAACTGGCATTTCTCCTAGCGAATTTAAGAAAATGTCTAGTGATTGGAAGAGGGCTTTGAAGGCGGTTCGCAAGCAAAATATTTGGGATTATCAAGACATTAATCCAAGAATTATCAAAGCCTTCTTAGAAAAGAACCCAAGATCCAGAGTAAGGCGCAGAGAAGGAACTTTCATAAGATACAGCCCAAACATGGTTGTGTTGGAAAAGGATGGAAGGTATGTCGGCAAGACACTTAAGCCAGAGATTCTTAGGCAATTGGGCGCGGACTCACCTGCCGTTAGAAGAGAGGTGCAAAAAATATTCACAACTTACATTACGGAAAATGTAGCACGCAGTAAGCTTGCAGGGCTCATCGTGATGAAGAATAACCCAAGTTCCTTCGCCAAGTTTAAGCGTAAGTTTAACTCCAAAAACATAAGAAAAGATAAGGCTGTAGGCAATCTAATAGAAAACACTTCAAGACAAGATTTTATGAACAAGATTAGAGCTACAACCAGATATGTGCAAAAGTCTGGCTATGATACTACTGCGCCCAACGCCTACAATATCTACCAGTTAATCATCATATCCAATGGAAGCGGCCCTGGTCGTGTGCAGAGATTCCTGTATGGCAGAAAACCTTTTGGACCAGGACACCTACATTATCTATATTCTTCCAGGTTTAAGAAAGTTCTTACCAAGCTGATGCAAACCCAACCCGACCTGGCTCCTATAGCAAGCGAGTTGCTAAGGGGTGTTCCAGGTGGTCGTGGTATGGGTGGATTTCCATCCAGACGACTGGTAGGCGAGCTTTCGATACTTAGTAAAAGAGCGCAGGATGAAGACGAGTTTGTGGAAGAAGACACGATGGAAATTGTCATTAATCCTATTCAGCGAGAAGTGATTGGCGAACTATATCATAAGACCGAAAAAGAGTTTGAGATGAACCCGGCTCTCAAAGAGCAGGCTCGCAAAGAGTATAGTCAAATATATGGTAAAGAAATCACAGATGAGGAGTTTGGTTATTATCTTAGCAGAGAAATAGCTAATTTTGTATTGGAAAATTGGGAAACTTTAAAGGATAAGTTTGCCCCTGGAAAGTGGAGCGGTGAAGAAAGAAGAGAGGCGAGCCTAACTTTGTCTAAACACGCTGCCATTTATGCCGAGCCAGGTGCTCTTTATTTCCCTGCTCAATATGTAGATGCGATTAAAAACGGGAAGCGCAGGATGACTATTCGCACAAGTGACGTTCCCGTGAGTGTCGAAGAAGTGGTGAAGTGTCGCACTTATGGCGGAGCGCATGTTTGTGATCTGCTTATTACTGCCAAAGAGAGGATGAGCAGCAAGCGCATAGAAAAGGCTTTTGGCAAGCGTATAGCCAAGGCGCTTGAAAGAAGATTCGGTACTAATAAGCGTTATATGGTTATTAGATTTGATGTTTATGAAGGCGTTCAGATGGCGGATGACGATGGCGATGAAGATCAGGAGAAAATGTCTGAGGTGCTAATTGACAAAGAAGGAACCAAGCTTACTCGTGGTCAGATTAAAAGCCATTATGAAAAGCCGGAAATCCGTAAGAAAATCATGTCTCGCATCAAAGACAAGCCGGTATTGGTGTATATTGGCATAGGCAAGAACCAGAAAATACTCAAGAGAAATCATGATGGAAAAGAAATCAAAATAACCAACGATGACCCTGGAAACTCCGAGAACCCAAACAACTATTTCTACTGGGTCAAAAGGCGCATTCTTTCGTTCCACCAGGTATTCGGAACAAAGACAAACCTGGGCTTTGTTGATTTGGATATTCACGGCAAATATTCATTAGACCAAGCCAAGAAGTATGCCAGGGCGCTCGCCAAAAAGCTGAAGGCCAAGTATGGTTCCACGCCAACCATCTTCCAGAGTGGCGGAACGGGGCTACACGTAGAGTTCAAGCTCGACAAAGAGGTTGGAATCGATAAGCTCAGAGCAGAGCTTAAAACGCTTCTGAACGAGCTTAATGAGGATTGGCCAGATGTGAAGACTGGCGTCGTAAAAGGCGACGGCATGAGGAGTGATATTTCTACGCTCCATAATAAAGGCAGCATCCGTGTTCCCGGTTCCATTGGAGAGACCCAAGGCAAAGTGAAAGGGCCAATGGGCGGAAAGCAGGATGATTCGGATCAGTTCCCACAATCATATGGAAAGAAATACACCATGCTCCCAGAAAATCTTGATAAAGAGCCCGGTGGCTTAGACACGGGAGCAATTCCTTTCTTCCCAACCAAGGGAGTGGATTTTGGCGAAATCGGCACTTATTTTGATGCGGATGATAAAATGGCTTTATCTAGAAGAGAAATAATAAAAGAGGCCAAAGCCAAAAAGATTTTAATGATACTTTCTCCAGAAGATTTTTGTGAGATTGAATATACCACTCCGCTCAATCTATTTGTAGAGAAGTTTAAGTTTGATGTTGATACTGCTTCATCTGGGCTGAAAGCCACTGGAGATAGGGGCACAGCCGTAGATATAAGCAAAAAGGTTGCTAGTGTTGATGTTGGAGATTATGATGCCCTCTTTGTAGTTGGCGGCATGGGCATGGTTAAATATTCCAAGGATAAGAAAGCACAGAAACTCCTTAGGAAATTCGTGCGTCAGAAGAAACCCGTCGCTATGATTTGCCACGCCCCACTTCTTGCTGCCGAGGCAGGCGTTATGAAAGGAAGAGAAGTTACTGGTTGGCCAGAGATTATGGGCAGTGTCCGCCGTTCCAAGGGTATTTGGACGGGGCTCCCTATTGAAAAAGATGGTTTGTTGTTCACGGCTATTGGCCCAGACGACTCAGAGAATTTTGCCTGGGTGTTCGCCAATTTCCTTAATGGCGCAGAGACTTTGGGGCCAGCCAAACAAAAATATGAAGCATGGCTAAAAGCTAGTGAGGTTTTAGATAGAATAGAAAAATTCGCAGCTGGGCTTGACGAAGCTGAAATCGAGAGGCTTAAAGAGGAACAAAGACGCGAAAGGGAAGAAGAGGGCTTCGTGGAGCCAACTGAGCCAAGACCACTTCCAAGCGAAAAAGCCGTTGAGATGTTTGGCGAAAAGATGAAGCCCTATGGTGGAACATACGAAGAACTTGAGGAAGAAGGGGTAGAGCCCAAGCCAAAAAGAGAGGCGCCAGGTAAAGAAGAACTTGATGAGTTTCTGAAGTGGAGAAAAGAAAAAGAAGAACAGGGTTTGCTTGAGGGCATGAAGCAACCATACCAGGAGTTTCTAAAAGAAAAGGAAGAGGAGTTGGCCAAACTTGAAGAGGAAGAGGCGCTCCCTGAAGAGCTTCCGAAAGAGGAAGAGGAGTTTCTTGAGGAAATCTCCGAGGAAGAGGAGGATGACGAATGGGAGGATGTAAGCGAGGAGCCAATTCCAGCTCCCGTTCCAGAAGAGATTAAGGAAAAGCCTCCGGTTGTAGAAGAAGCTCCCAAGCCAGAACCTGAGCCAGAGCCAGAGCCAGAGCCAGAGCCAGAAGAGGTTGCTTTTGAGGAAGAAGAGCTGGAAGAAGTTGCCATTCCTGAAGAGGAAGAAGAGGAGCTGGAAGAAGAGGAAGAATTTACAGAACTAGAAGATTTGACTCCAGAAGAGGTTGCATATTTGCTTGGACGAGAAAGAAAAGCTGAAAGGGAGAAAGAGGTTGTTCCTCCTGCAGTCAGAGAGATTACAGAAAAACAAAAGCACACCATCAAAAAACTAATAGACGAATACCTTGCTCGTAAGGCCAATGAGGAAGTGAAGAGAATAATGACGCTTGATCCAGAAGCTTTAACGGAGTATTTAAACAAATCCTTCATTGATATGGATGATATAGAAGCAGCCGACATAGAAGCGGAGAAGGGATATAATAGAATGATGAACGGCTTTGAGCTATACGCCGCTGTCCCTGGAAAGATGGCCGGCGAGCTTGTTGAGCTTGCCAATCCTGAAAAGTTCGAAGAGCGCTGGGAAGAAATTTCAAAACTGATGTCCGAGGAGGAGAAAGAAGCCAAAAAGGAAGAAGAAGAGGACGTAGTAGAAGAATATAGCATGGAAGCTCTAGAAGAAGAGGCAAGGCATCTTGCGGAGGCAAAGCCATACTTTGCCCCCAAACTTGAGGTTCCTGTGGACGAAAAGGGCACGGCTACTTGGAAAGAACCAGATCCGCCCCCTATGTCCTCGGAGGCGCTTGACTTTTTTACACCAGACAAAATGGAAGAAGGGCCTAAGTTTAGAAAATTGCTTAATGATCCAAAAGCTTGGGAAATATTGAAGAAGGAGCCTCATCTCCTACAGAGCTGGATTCTGCCTTACATAGTTAGATCTATAGGTCGCATGTGGTTTATAAGAAATTCTGGCAGGTTGAACAAGCAATTTGGAACTTTCCCTGACGCGCCATTTGGCATGTTTGATGATATAGATACGAAGAGGGCCAGAAAACTAAGAAATCAAGAACTTGATTTCGAAGAGCAGCCTGAGGCCAAACCTTATATCCAGAAGATTATAGAGAAAACCACAGATTTGGCCAATGAATATTTCTCTGAGGACAGGGCTAATGTAGAACCAATAAACATGGATAAATGGATTTATAAAATCCTGGACAGACAGATGGTCAAGGAAGTGGCCAAGGATAAGGGCTACACAGTATCAAAAAATCCAGTGTGCTCTATATGTAAAACCCTTGAGAAAAACTCCCTTCCACCCAAGATGCAAAAGACAAAAAAACGCACCTGGGCGTGTCCAGACTGCGCCGGAAGAGTAGAAGGCCTGAGGAACGTAGAACTGCCTCGCTTGGATAGCAAATTAACTACTATGCAAAGAGAACAAGAGAAAGCCAACAAGCTTTTGAGATTCTTTTCCAAGGCCAAGGACACATATACAGATCCTAAAGATAAAGAAAGTGGTGAGCGCAAGATACGAGATCTGAACAGATTGCTCACAAACCTTAATGAAAAAATAAGTGGATTGGCGCAGGAGAAAAAAGATATAGAAAGAAAGATGGGAATATATTCAGCCCAAGCCGCAGTGCCTTGGTCTCATACTTGGTGCCCAAATCCAACTTGTCCAGGTGGTAGGGTTCCCTTGAATTCTATTGATTGGAACCACCACATTTGGAAAACAGGCAGAGGCCAGGAAATCAAAGCAAAGCTTAAAAGATATTACGGACTTGTGCCCCCAATGGAAGAAGAAATAACAGAACAGGAAGCCAGAGAAGAAGAGGCTGTGCCATCTCCCGAGGGAGAGGGAAGAACTCCGCCAGCATGGCTGGACGAGGTTCCCTTTATCTGTCCGCATGATGGTGTAAGATTTACCATTGGCCGAGCCAGAAAGGAACAAAAGGTTCCGGCTGCTGGTTTTTTGTGGGGACCTCACACAAGAGATATGTGGGGAACGGTTGAAAAAGAGCTGAGAAGGGAAGAGATTCCGCAAGAGCATAGAGAGCAAAATCCTCATGCAGATTTGATGGTTGCTTTTAACGAAGTGGCTCCAATAGGCCAAAGCTGTGCCGTTCGACAATACTATGACTATTATGACGAGCTGAGTTTCCTACAAGAGAAAATAGAGGAAGGGGAGGTTAAAGCGCCATCCGCAAAGAGACGAGCTGCTCTTCTGAGAAAACTATTTCTTTTGAGTGCCACAAAGGACTATGCCTTTGACGATCCACTACATTATGTTGGTTGGATGGCCAGGGCTATGCTTGAGGCAGAGGTCAAGAAAAATAAGGGCACGGGCTCGTCGGAAATGCAGAACAAACTTGAAGAGAGGAAGAAGAAGATCAATGAGAAATTCAAAAAACAAGAAGTTTCTATACCTCTACTTCAGCGTTGGGTGGATAAAATGTTGTCCGTTGAGAACCCATATGAAAGGTTTGGTTTAGATGAGTGGCTTGTATCCATGAAGAGAGATGGTATATCCTCTGATGGCCCAGGCACATATTTCATAACGAAAGTTGAAGATGGACTGAAGCTTCCTCGCAAGGATGCCATTCCGCTTGGTGCCAGGTTTAACCTACAGGGTAAAGAAATACGCCAGAGGAGAAAAGGAACTACGCCAAGGTTGCTTAGAGTATTGGACATCTGGAACTTAGACGAAACCGATCTGGAAGGATTGGAACCAAGACAAATTGGCGGCCTTGAGGCTGTACCAAAATGGCAAGCTGAGAAAATGGTGGCTGGTAAGGAAGATGACATTAGCGGCATGAAAGAACACGACTACAATGGAATCTCATTAACCACCAAGACCAATCAGTTTACTCCGGGCAAATATATGCTTGTGAGAGCTTTGGTAATGCCTGGGAAGTATGACTGGATGCCAATCAAGGCGATAAACGAGCTTGAGAATAATAAGATAGGTGCTGATTTCTGGGATAAGTTCCATGAGCTTGTTGTGCTTCAAAAAGACAATCCAGAATTCTGGGCCAGGTTCTCTAAGCAGATTGAAAGAACTATGAAGGAATATCCATATAATATAGAGGATATTCTGGATATGGAACTTTTCAAAATGAAGGGTAGAAAGAAAGCCCAATTGAGATTGGCAGCGAAAGACCCGCTTTCAACTTACAAAAAAAAAAGAGAGTTTGAAGAGACCCCAGAACCAGAGGGCAAAGAAGAAGGAAAGAATAAGCACAGGTTTGTAATTCAACGCCACAAGGCTGAGAGGGCTGGGGAACACTTCGATTTGAGACTTGAAAACGATCAGGGTGCTATGTCTTCATGGGCAATCCCAAAACACAAGCTTCCCAAAGGCAAAGAAAAGCTGTTGGCCATGAAGACGGAAGATCACCCAATTTCATACATGAAGTTCAAGGGAGAGATTCCCAAGGGCGAATATGGTGCTGGAAAAGTGGAAGTTTATGACTCTGGAACCTATAATGAAATCTCCTGGAGCGGCAGCAAAATTGTCTTTAAGTTGAAGGGCAAAAAGGAAAAGGGCGCCTACAAGGTCTTCAAGACTGATGGAAACAAGTGGATGATCATGGAAGCCAAGGAAGATGATCTTGAGAAGAAGGCTGGGCAGACTTACACGGATAGTGATAGAGCATATTCCGTGGATATGTTAATAGAAATCACTGCGGACAACAAAGCGGAGAATGTCCCCATTAGCACTCTTGAATGGAACATGAAAGAAAAAGTATGGGGTGATGAGGTTGGTCCAGGGAAGGGTGCCCATAGTCCAGAAGAGGTGCTTGAGAATCCTAAGAAATATAAGGATGATACTAAAAGAATAAAGGACGCGGATTTGAAATATCCGATCTTGGTATATAAGGGCGAGGTTATTGACGGCTACCATCGACTAGCCAAAGCCGTGATGCAGAAGAAAAAGACCATCAAGGCGGTGGTGGCCACAGACAAGCAGATGGATGCCGCAAGAATAGATGAGGACAGGAAAAAAGAACTATTCAAGAAAGCGGCAAAATACACCAAAGAAGAATATGAAGTCTTGCTAAAGAGCGCCAGAGAACGCCGCAAGATGTTCAGGATAATGAAAAGAGAGCAAGAGAGACTCAAGGAACTTGGGATTGATCCTGTTTGTGTTAGTTCAACGGCGGCTGGAATTAACATCCCCGGCGTATCGGACATAGACTTTCAAGTTGGAACCGACGATGTTGAGAGAACCAGCAAGATGCTAACAGAGGCGGGCATACCATTTTCCAATGTGAAAGAGGGCGCTTATGTTGAGCACACATATGAGACATCTGAAGGGATTTCTATAGATCTTAAAGTAAGACCCAAAGAGCATGTGGAATATCAGCTTAAAGGTCTCAAGCGCATCTTAGATGCCCCGGTTGAAGAGAGGCATAGACAAATACTTGAAAAGCACAGGGCATTACAAGAAGGGGATATGGAAAGATATAAAGAAGTCAAACTAGACCTATACAAAAAACATAGGTTAATGCCGCCAGATGCGGATTGGAGCAAGATAGGTGAAAGCGAGGACATGGCGGACGACTTTCTATTTGCTAAAGGGGAGTTTGTGAAAGAGGCTGTGCGTAGGGAAGGAGAATACAAAATATTGTATCACGTAGGGCCAAGACCACCTATTCCCAGACCCAAGACACGATGGTTGCCTGATCCTGAGCTTTGGGAAAAGATAGACCCAGAATACGCTGAACTTGGTCAGCACTCTTGGGTAAGATCAAGGCAAACAGAAGAGCCCATTAGTGTAGGCTTATTTATGACTTCCAATTGGAGAACAGTTGGCCCACGCCACGGCATTTTTGGAAATGTCTATACATATAAAGTTCCTATGAAAATGATTAAAGAAGCCGGCGGCTTGCATAAATTAGAGGGTGTCCATGAGATATTATTCTCGGAGGAGATCTGGAACAAGTATAAAAAAGACATTAAGTTTTTGGGCAAAATAGATCAGAAAACTGCCGGGAAGATTTTAGATAGGGAGCGCCCACTTCGTTGGGATCCGCTCTATATAAGACCCGAGCAAAGAGAACCTAATGTTGTGAAAAGATGGAAAAATCTTTTGAATGTTCCAGATCCAGATGAAAGGATAAGGTTCTTAAAAAAAGAAGAGATTTCTGGCATGATTGAGTCTATAGAAGAAGAGATTGAAAGGCTGAAGTCCAGATACGAAGAAGCCAAAAAAGACAAACACCCAAGCGCAGCAGGAAGAAGATGGGCCTTGGTGTATGAGTTTAGAGAAAATGTCCCCAGGTATTTGAACTTAAAGGGAAAATTGCAGAGACTTTTGGCGGCATAAATCTTATAATAAATGATCATAGAAATTGAAGACTTATGAGGGCATAATCATGGGTATGGCTACTTTCATTAGAGATAAATTTTTAGGTAGAGAAATATGTGTGTGGATGGGTGTAGACATTGAATCCATTAACTTTGACCAGTTCTCACTGAATAACACCGGTTTCTTTAGAGGAACGGTTGTAGATGTGGATATTGATAGTGATATGTTGACCCTTGACGTGCCCGATGTTGGAGAAATTTACATAAACTGTGATTCATCTGGAGGAAACATTAAAGCAATATGGCTTCCTGAGTTTGATTTCCATAAGGCCGTAAATGCTTCTTTGACTAATAAAATGTTTGGTTCCAGAAAGTATAATAAATAATGGAGAGGATATGAGTATTACGAAGCTCGCCAAGATAGTCACTAGGAAAAGAAAAGGCAAAACGGTTTATTGTGTCATAGGACATAAAAAAACCAAGAAGGGCAAATACCAAGAATTTGGCTGTTATGGTGGAGAATCGGGTAAAAAGCGGGCAGAAGAGCGCTTAAAACAAGTGCGTGGTTTTAAATATTCAAAAGCTTCTATTCTTGACTCTATGACTTATGTCTCAGACGCTTTGGAAAATAAAGGTATGGTTCATATAGCCGATGCCATAAACAATTGTATAGAACATTTTATATCAGGCAAACCCAAAGAAGAATGTCTTATTGGGCTGGGCAAAGTGGCCAGCCTTTTGGAAAGCAAGGGCGAAACGGATCTGTCGGAAAGAATTGATGCTCTTGTTCCTGAAGTGTTGGAGTTTGAAGACTTTGGTGAAGTTGTTAAAAAACCAAAGACTCGCAAAATGGTTTCTGCGGACAGAGCATACTTAATGGCTTCAAAGCTATACGACAAATATACAGTTGGTTTGATTGATGATAGAGACTTTGAATACGAAAAGATGAAAGAGTTAATTTCTATGCTTAGGACTGGGTTCTTACTTCCGCCACCAAAAAGCTATAGGGCATTGCCCAAGGATGCGGACAATTGGTGGGAGCACTTCTGCAAAAAAGGGGTAAATAAATGAGTAACTTAAAAGATTTTGTGGCCCTAGCAAACTATCTCGATAAGAGGGGATTCTTTGACGCGGCTGATATTATTGATGAATATGTCAAAAAGCACACAAAGGTTTTGGAAGAGCAAGGCAGAAAAGAAGCAAGAGCTATTCGCCTTAAGCGGCTTGCTAATAAAAAGCCCTTTGATCTGCCCTATTTGTTTGAGCGCCATGAAGGAAGGCGTGAGGAAGAAGAGAGGGAAAAAGAGAGAAGCGTCCTTCCCTTTATGGAGGAAGCCCCTGCATATGAAATAGAAGAGGAAGAGGAGATCAGTGGATCCGAATACGATCTTCTGGATTTGTTTGAAGGAGAGCAAGATGTTATGGATGTTATGGCTTCTTTGGGCATAGAAAAAGAGGCTCAGGGAGATTGGGTTGATAGATACTTTAAAGCCAACCCGGAAATGGCACAGAGAGCTAAGCAATATCAGGAAGCAACTGGAGTAGATATAATTTCGAGTTTGAAAAAAGGGCGTATCAAAGATTTGACTAGGAAAATGTTGCATAGTTATTTAGGATATCCTGGTACGCCATGGAAAGCGCCCCAGCAAGCAAAACGCAATCAACCGACGAAACCAGCACAACAAGAAGCAAAATGGATGCAATGGAGAAAAGAATTTGTAAATAAAAACACTGAGTTCGACAAGTGGCTTAACAGTCAGGACATTACATATTTTCAGGCCTTAATGCTGCGCTACAAGCCAGCAAAAATCGCAAATGCTCTTGATCTTTTAAGAAAAATGTGGGAACAAAAAGGTAAAGCGGTGGTTGAAGGTGTGTTTCAAAACATAATGCGTGCTGAATCACGGCAAAAATCCGACGATGGGATAGAAAAAGAGGCTCAAAACCTGGAGGGGTTGACCGAGGAACAAAAGAGAAGGGTGAGGGCAATAAGAAATAAAGGTCTTGCTCATCAGTGGGCCAATCACTTTAGGCTTCAGAATACCAGAGCGAGGCAACAGCAGCAACCAGCTCAGAGGCAGCCGGCACCTCAACCAGCACCTCAACCAGCACCTCAACCACAGCCAAGACAACCGGCTCCTCAACCACAGCCAAGACAACCGGCTCCTCAACCAGCTAAACAACAGCCTCCTGCTAGGCCAAGCACGAGTTTGAGAGATCCGGCTAAGTTTCAGGAATATATGAGAAGAATGTATGGAAAACAGCCGCAACAGCAACAACAACAGCAGCAAAAGCAGCCTGCTCCTGCTCCACAGAGGGGACAGTTTCCGCAGCCGCTTACACGAAGAGATATGCCGCAAGAACTTACACAAAAGGATATGCCGCAAGAACTTACTGAAGAAGATTTTAGGGCTGATGATGGTATAGACAAATCTGCAAAGAAGAAAACTGTGCTAGCTGCCGAATATCAAGGCAAAAAGGTGAAACTTAATGACCCAATAAGAAATCCATCTGGTAGTAAAAAGAAGTTTCATGTGTTTGTGATGGATCCCAAAACAAAAAAGGTAAAGAAGGTTCAATTTGGCGATCCTGGACTCGAAATAAAGAGGGATGACCCCAAGCGTCGTAAATCTTTCAGAGCTAGGCACAAATGTGACACCGAATCTGCCAAGAATAAAACGAAAGCAAAATACTGGTCTTGCTATCAGTGGAGAAAGGGCAAAAGGGTTGATGAATAAATGACCGATATTAAACTTTCCATAAGAGACATTTGCAAGGAAGCTCAGCAGCCGGGCACAAGACCCGACCAAGCGGCTGCGTCTATCTTTAAGATTATTCAGTTTATGTTTCACCGTGTTCCAGTAAGACTTCGCGGGCGCTTTTTGCGCAGGCTAAGAGGCAAAGTGCTTAGAATATCTTCTGTTGATCTGGGTGCTAAAAGGTTGCCGCCATCATCGGCTATTGGTCAGGCTATTGGAATTACCAAAAACTTGCTAATGGGCCTTGACCCAGGGTTCGTTGGTCAGGTGATAATCGAGTTGGGCAAAATACTTGGAACCGTATAAGGAGATTGAAGTGAGCTTTTCATTTAGCAAACGAGCAGCCAGGATAGTCATTGAGCCTTGGGATCCCGCTGTTGATAAGGCAGTGAATATGATTGACCAAATCAGCCCAGGTCTTCTGCCTCCAGACATAAGAATCAAGGTTCACTCTGGAGGTGGCTCTGGGCAATTGGGTCATGTGGAAAGTGGCCCCAATAAAAACCCGCGCGAGATCCACATCTTCAAGGATAGGATTAGAGAGATCACAATGCGCAATTCTGGCCAAGCAACAAAGCAGACTGTAACTTCAGGCGAGCTTGAAAACGCTGTTCTCGACGGCTTGATGGAAACCATCGTTCATGAGATGGGCCATCTTGGAAGGGGCGCACCGCGCCCTGTCACATCTCCATTCCTAGGAGAGCCAGAGGCGGAGACAGAGGCGAGACAATTCATGCAAAGACTCAGAATGCGTCCAAGAGCTATGGCGTCTCTCGTAGAAGCTGCTTCGCAGCTTGAAGACATCAGGCAGAAATATTTGCCCGACAGCCCAATAGGCGAGCCGGATCTGGAATTTGTAGCTCACACGGCTAACAAGAATCAATACCAGATGGTCAAAACAGGTGTCGCACTTTTGTTAAAAGGTGAGCCGAGACTTGCAGCGTTTGATATAGAGGATGCTGTAGAATTTAATCAAAAAGTTTCCCACAGCAAGACAGTTATGGATTTGTTTGGAATAATTACAGATATTTGTAAGACTGCCCAACTAGATGCTGATTTTGTGGTTGGGCTGGCTAGCTGGCAGGCAAAGAGTGGCTTGCAACCCACAGGAAAGCTCGATGTAGAAACCTTGAATAAAATTGGAGATTTGAGACCAAACCCTAGGTCGCTTCCCAGGAATTTTGCAGTGGTCGTTCCTGGGATGGTGTATAGGGGCGGAATGATTGATGACCACGCACAATTGGAAGCTATGAAATCACTTGGAGTAGAAAGGGTGATCTCGTTGCATGCGAATCCAGACATCGCTCGAATGTGCAACGATGTAGGCTTAGAGCATGTCCCAGCATTTCTAGAGAGCGGACGCCCAGAAGAATACGGCAGAAATATTCTTGGAAACTGCGTCACAAAGCTTTTAGTTCAAAAACCCTGTTATGTTCATTGCTATTTTGGCCAAGATAGAACGGGCGGCGTCATAGCCAGATTTAGAACCGAGAACGGATGGCCATGTAAGGCAGCATACGCCGAAGCAAAAGCTTATGGATTTAAAGATATGTTTGTCGATCTCATCGATTGGTTCTCTGAGCCTTGCGGCGAAAAGCCAGTTGATACAGATAAGATTAGAGAATCATTGGGTGATAAAGAACCTTATGAAAATCCAGAGTTAGAAGAGCAAGAGCAAGAATGTTCCCTCCCAACACCCGCAAGAAACGACGTTCCTTTCCCGGAGCCCGCCAGTGTTGGATACACAACCTACATAACTAGCACGGTTCCAACTGGAATCATGTCTATACCGTTTGCACCAGGAGGCGGCATAAAATGATAAAAAACGAGGTCATAGGCGATCTGTCTAACCTAATTGATGAGCTAAGCCGCAAAAAATTCATACGCGCCGCATCTGTTGTTACGGATATTCTGCACAGCTTCATCATGGAGAACGAAACCAACGATCCAGAGTATAATAAAGAGGTCGCGGAACTTGCTAAAAATATCGTAGGTTTAAGAGACAGCACTGTTCAAGACATGAATCAAGGGTTTGCCTGGGAAGGATTTTCCTCCCAATACATTAGCACACAGTAGCATTTTGTTAGATGGAAATAGCTGAAATCTATTAATATTTATCCATTAATTTTGACGAGTTATATTTTGATACGCGAGGTCTGTTAATGGGTATTGACAAGCAAGCTCAACAACCTTTACTTCGTTCATACGAGATTTCTGATGCCGAAAAGCAGACGGCCAAAGAGGCTATTCGTATGTTTGATAAATTCCTGAAAGACCTTTGGGCTGCGAGACAGCATGACAATAGGCTCATTAATGTGCTGAAGAAAAATCAGGGTGCCTCCACTGAAGACCTATACGGCATAAGACATTTGCTTCGAAGATTTCAAAGAGAAGTTAAAGATAGATATACAAAACTGATTATTGATTTCGCTGGTCAAAAAGAAGAAGAAAAAGATTTGACCGAAACCCCTCAACAAAATACAGGATATATTCATATCCTTAAACCTTTAGAAAAAGATACTGCTACAAGACAAATTAAGTCAGCTCTTCAGGATGGCATGCAACAGCTTACTGAGTTTCTGGAGGAGTTCATCGAGGCTTTCGAAGACTTTGGAGATCCAGAACAGGTGAACAAGATCATGGCCACCTCGGACAGGGCTGACAAGATAATTAGGAGTATCGAAAATATTATAGACAAACAAATGAAAACTCACTTTCGTAAGAACATTTTGGGAAGAAAAAACGCTAGTGAAATCCGTGGGCATATTATTAGGCGTGCCCGTTTGATTAAAATGATGGAGCGTTAAGCTATGATTATCAAAAGATCCACAACCAAAATCGATAATGTCTATGACGACAAAGAAGAAGCAGAAAAGGAAATTAGAAAACAAGCTGGCCTTGACGATGAGAAAACAGAGAAAGAGAAAGAAAATCCAAACGGCGGAGAACGCAATGTCCATAATTAAATATGCTGAAGCACAATTCAGCACTGATGAGATTCACTCTCCCTGTTCGGCGTTGTCTAATCCTGACGTAAAAGAACTATTGCTTAGTCCCAAAGTTGCAGAGGCGGACGCACAAATCAGAAAGCGCTTCTTGAAATATGCTAATCATTTGAAGCGCGTAGCACCAAAGGCTAAAGATTTTTTGTATTTCAGTTGCGTAATGATGCATGCGGCAGAAGCCGCTTTGTTAGATGCAAATGGAGAAATCAAAAAAGTTGGTGATGATCCAGTTACTTGTGAGTGGGTCGTCAACAAAAAGAACGGCTCTTGGAAATGGAAATGTAGTGATTCAAGCATCAAGCCATACAAAAACAACAATGGCGATATTTTCCCAGAGTCAGAACTTAAATTAGCCTATAGGAAATGGATTGGAAGGCCCCTCTGCAAAGATCACCAAAGCAGCTCTGTCGATGGAATTAGGGGCATCATAATTGACACTCACTATGATGAAACCCGCAAACGCGTCATCGCCCTATGTGCTTTGGATAAGATTAACTATCCGGACTTGGCCAGAAAGGTTTCTACGGGATATGCCAATAACGTCTCTATGGGAACGGCTGTTGGAAAGTCTATCTGTTTTGAGTGCGGCAATGTCGCAAAGGTAGAAGCCGATTATTGTCCTTGTGTTAAGGGTAAGCAAACATATGGAGAAATTAACGTTGATCTTTCTCCAATTGAGCTTAGCCTCGTGGTGACCGGCGCAGATCCAGGCGCACAACTAAGAAGCGTAATAGCCAGCCTCAATAAATATTCTGAGGAAAAGGAAGATAGAATTAATGAGCTTAGGGCTGCTGGTTGTGTTACTCCTGGCGAACTTGATAGTTTGGCCAAGGATGTTAAAGACCTTCGCGAGACTGTCGCCAATTTATCACAGGGCTTAGTCAAGGAAGCTGCTGGAGCTGATGAAGAGGCACGTAACTGGAGCAACATCCTCAAGGATAATCCGGATCTGCCTCCTCAGGTTAGAGAGATGCTAATGAATAAGATTGTTGAATTAGCATCTGCTGAGGGGCCACCAGAAGAAGCAGCACCAGAGGCGCCCCCAACGCCTCCAGTAGCCCAGGCGGCAGACGTGGAAGTAATACATCCACCGTATGGTCTTGCTGGGAATAAAGCGATGACCAGCGGTAGGGGCGGCCATGGATACATACAGGATCTTAAATCCGGCCCCGACAACTATAACGACCCAACGGGATTTGATGTTCGATTCGCAAGTGAAGTAACTAATATATATAACAAAGTGGACGCTTTGGAAAATGCACTTCGAGACTTAGCCAGTGGCGTCCAGATAAAAAAGGAGGAGCATACTATGTCTGAAAAAGAGCTTCGTGAAAGGGCTGAGGCCCGTCGTGCAGAGTTCAAGAAGTCCGCTTATCATCAGGGAGGTGGTGGAGCAAATGAACCACAGACCTACCCAGTGGACCCATTGAACGATCAAGTGAAAGCGAAAGAAGATAAGCAAATGGTCGGGATGTATCTCGATGAAAATCCAGAGAACCTTGGTGGTGGTTCTAAGGAACTTGGACTTAAGAAGCAACTGTCTAGGGCAGAGCTTGAGGAGCGCAGGCTGAAGAGGCACGCTTTTCTTTCTAGCGGCGAGGGTATGATTACCACCACCGATGGAAAGAAGTTGGTTCCTATGCAAGGCGCCGATGGAAAAACCGTCTATAAGGAAGTCGCTTCCGGTGCAGCCGACGATGCCGTTGATGATCCAGAGCAGAATGCCTATTCAATGGAAGAGGTCTTCGGTGAGAAGAGGGCCTATCACCAGGGCGGCGGTGGCGTCAATGAGCCACAGACCTATCCGGTCGATCCAACCAATGATAATGTCAAAAAGAAAGAAGACAAGCAGATGGTTGGTATGTATCTGGACGAGAATCCAGAGAATCTTGGTGGCGGCGCAGCTGAGCTTGCTGAGAAGAAGAAGCACCTCCGCGCTGACCAGAAGCTTCGCGCCAAGTTCGTCATGGCTTTCAATGACGATGCGAAGACCTCTGTGAACAAGGAGAAGTCTCGTTGGGAAGTTTATGCTGGTCCCGACAAGGTTCTTGAGGCTACTGGTGGAGAGGTTTGGGAAGATCAGCTTGATGACCAGTGGGATATTTTTACCAGCAAACGCTATGGTCGCGAGGTTCTTAAGGCTATTCGTAAGGATGGTCTTGCAAAGGTGGCTTACGTTCTTAAGGGCGACGGTCTTACTAAGACCGCCCAACCACCTGCACCTCCAGCACCTCCAGCACCCCCACCTGCCGCTGGTGCCCCAGAGATGCCCCCAATGGATCTCGGTGGTGAACCTGGCCCAGAAGAAGTAGAGGAAAAAGAGCCTGCAAAAGATCCAGTGGATCAGGCTGTTGAGACCCTTACTGAAAATCTGGAAGAGGCTGAGAAGGCCCTTGGCGATCTCAAGGATGCCCTTGAGGAAACTACCGGAAAGGGTGAGGCCGAGCTTCCATCTCCAACTGAGGCTGACGATGCAGATGACGCCGACGATGCAGACGACGCTGCCGATGACCCAGAAATGCTGGCTACTGCTGAAGTGACCGATAAAATTCAGTCCACCTACGCCGCTCTCGATGAGAGTGCAGATGAACTCGCTATGCTTGCCGAATCGCTTGAAAGCCGCAAGAAGGCTGGAAAGGGCGAGGAAGATATTGTTGTAGCCGAGCTTCTTAGACTTTCCAAGGATGCTGTTGACGAAAACGTTGAGCTTCGTAAAGAGGCCTCGTTGATAGTTGATGCAGCTAAGGGGGAAGAGAAGGAAGAAGAGGAAGAGAATGGAGAAAAGGAAGAGAAGGAAGAGAAGGAAGAGAAGGAAGAGAAGGAAGAAAAGGAAGAGAAGCCAAAGAAAAAGAAGAAGGGCAAAAAGGGCAAACTGCCTCCTGCTCTTGAGGAAGCCATAGAGAAAAAGAAGGAAAAGAAAGAAAAGAAGGAAGAGAAAGAGGATAAGAAAAAGAGCAAGGCTGAGCTTATCGTTGAGAAGCTTCTAGAGGCTCGCGCCGAGCGTCGTCGTGAAATGGTCCGTCAAGCTCAGGAAGGGGAAGAGGGTAGTGGTGAGTGCATGGCCGCAGACGAGGAAGCCATCAAGGCGATTGTAGAGAAGGTTCTAGAAGAGAAGGGTCTTACCGAAGAATTCATGGAAGAGGAAATGAAGGAAGAGGAGCATGGTGGCCCAGAGATGGCAGGAGTCGAGGTTATGGAAGACGAAGAACCAGAGGCTCTGCTTGAGGGAGAGCTTGAAGGTATGGCCGATGATGAGCAGCTTGCTGATGATGTAAATATGCTCGATGACGAGCTTATTCAGATGCTTGATGAAGCCGAAGCTGATGATCTTGAAGTCACCGCTGAAGACCGCCGCGCGTGGCGTGAGAAGATCGCAGCCGAGGTTGGAGCCAAGTATCAGCTCAAGTTGGATCCACAGACCACGGTAGATACAGACATGCCGCTTGGTAAGAGCTTTGGTCTTGGTCAGCTTGATACTAAGACCCCAGAAGCCACTGTGGAGGGCCTCGTGGAGATGCATGAGGAGATTATGAAGGCAGTTCAGAATCTTCCAAAGGTCCGCGAAGCCATGGAACACCTTGGTGGATTGCTTAAAGAGGGTGCTCTAAATCTGGGAGACCTAAGCGATGAAGAGAAGCTTAAGGCTTTTGCAGTAGATCCTGCCGCTGCTAAATACTGGAAGGATTATTTTGGTGAGGGAGATTCCGAGAGCAAGACTTTCGGCGCCGAACTGACCAAGGAATATGCCCAGAAGAAAACAGCTTCGGATCTTGAGGAGCAGAAGGTTCGCATGAAGAGAGCCTTTGCTGTTGCTCTTGAGATGCAAGAGAAGGGCCTTCTTCCTGATGGGAAGGCTGCTCTTGACAAGCAGGTAGACGATCTCATGAAGATCGATGCTGAGAGCTTTGAATCGTTTAAGCGTGCCCTTGGCCGCGCAACGAAGCCATCTCCAGTTAAGACTGCTGCCCCAGCACTTCAGGTTGGCGTGACGAGCGACGACCTTGGTGAAGGCGTAGTGTCGGAAGATCTTTCCACTCAAGTTCTTAAACTGTGGGATTAATTGTTAATACGGTCCCGGAGCAATTGGGCTCCGGGACCTCTTCTTATTTCTGAGGAGAACTTATGAATTATCCTAATGATGAAGTTGATTCTCTTAAGAAAGATTTTGGGTTGACCGACGAGGAAATTGAAGGCTTCCTTGAGTTTTTTGATGAGCATATTGAAGAAGTCAAGGAAATAGCAGATGGTATAAGAGTGATAAATATAGGTTCTAAGGAAGAAAACAAATAAATATTAGGAGGCTTAATATGAGCACCAGCCTTAAAAATAAACATGCAGATGAGATTCTTGAAGCTATGGCTGAACAGCTAGGCGACGAGTCTTTTACGGATCTGTTTCACAAAGAGGCTTCTCTTAAGAAGGAAGCTGCTGGAGCACTCGCTGCTTTTAAGAAGGAGCTTGCGGGCGCGAAAGACGCAAATCAGGTTACGCAAATTTATAACAAGCACTTGGACGCATTGAAAGCAGCGGATAAGGAGGCGGGAGCAGGCGGCAATGTTGATGCGGCTACTCAAGCAAGACAAGACAAACTCAAAGAACTTAAGAAGCCAGGCGAGACAATGCCTCCTGCCGCAGCCGACGGCCAGCTAGTTGATGACCGTGAGGCTATTGCAGCGGACTTTGCGCTGAAGCACTTGGTTAAGGTTGCCGACACCCTCGACAAACAGGGCTTTGACGCAATGGCCAGTCTTCTTGATGAGACAATCGAGAGAGTAGCAAAAAAAAAAAGTAAAGAAGACTAAGTATAAAACTTGGAAGGGCAAAGATGAAAAGCCGCCAGAGGGCGCTGAGGAAAAAGCACCAAAGGGGTGGTGGGATAAAACTGTGAAAGATGTGAAGAAGAAAAATCCAGATTATTCCACCAAGAGAGTTAGTGAAATTGTTGGCGACATCTGGGACAATGAGCTTAGCGACAAGAAACGCGCTGAAATCAAAAAGCGCTATGGTAAGAAAGACAAGAAAAAGAAGAAAGACTAATGAGCCTGCCAAGGAGAAATGCAAATGACTGTTACAAAAAAGCATAGCGTTGACGAGATTGTAGAGGCTATGGTAGACAATCTAGGCAGCGATTCTTTAAAAGAGCTTTTCCATAAGACTGCTGGTATGGGGCCGTGTACTTTTTGTGGAAAGTTTGGCCACGAGCAAAAGAATTGTCCAAAAGTGAAGAAATATAAAGAAGAAATGAAGAAAAAGAAAGAAAAGAAAAATAAAGAGCAAAAAGCAGATACCCATGAGTGCCCTGGCGCAAAAGTGTGTGATGTTTGTAAAAAGGCAGAAGCCGAGGAATATGCTTTGAAAAGCCTTGCTGCCGTTGCCGATACTCTTGACAAGCAAGGTTTCACTGAGCTTGCTAATATTCTCGACGAATCTATTGAAAAGGTGGCTATAAGCCCAGAGTATTTTGCTGAACAAAGAAAAGAAGAGGCCGAAGCTGAGGAAAGGTTTGAGGCTGCGGAAGAGTATGAGGCTACTGGAGAGCCTGACATTGATGAGGCCAAGGCCAAGGCACTAGGCGTTTTGGACGCAATAGGAATGGTTTATAGGGAAGAGGAACCTGATTATGAAAGATTATTAGAGCTTCAAAAAGAATTAGAAGCGGCCAACGCAACTTTTAAAATGTTAAAAGAGCGAGGTATGCCCCGTTAACAAATAGGAGGAAGTATGTTAAGACTTATTCAAACGGGCAACGCCCTGCCGTTCTCATATCCAGTTGACCCCTCGGCTTCGTTTCAGCCAGGGGCCATAGGTCAGCTTAAACTGGTTGGCCAGGATATAGTTTTGGGCTTATCTGACGGAACTGCGCCACTTGGAATTATTGATGATGTAAGAACTAATGCTTTCACGATGCCCGTGGTTGATGAAATCGTGCTTCTATCGGCTCCCGATCCAAGTTTGATCTACACCGATGGATACAATTTTTTCAACAGCGTGGATTTCACTGCACCACTAGCTAATGGTGGTTTGATACAAAGCAGTTTCGTGGCCGACTATGAGGGTTTGATTCTCAATCCTGTTAATGGAATTTTGACCTTGCCCAAGGATAGTAGGCTAAATTATGATAGCACTGGGAATGGAAAAAACGATAGTGTAAGAACAGTAGTGAATTATGTTTATCAGGTCCCATCGCTTCCTGGTGATGATTCGACCATTGGAAGCAATAGGGCGACGATTTGGTTTCAGCGTGGTATTTTTGCGACGGATCAGTATGATACATTACAGAGATACCCGGTGAACGCTACATTGTTCGTCAACGCAACGGGACAACTTACGACAAGTCAATTAACAGAGACACATCCAGGCGTAGCGATAGTCACCGGGCCACCCAGTGCTATAGTTAACACGCTTGAGTTTATGTGGCTGTAAATATTTTACGCGGAGGCGTCTATGAGTTTCTCAAAAGAAGATAAAGCTGCTTGGCTCGACAGCGAGGTTATGAAGGAGCTTGAGAAGGTTGCCCAAAAGGATAATGTCCTTGAGGGCCCACCTCCCGAGGCTTTTGAGCCCCTTCCTCTTGAGAAAGAGGCAAAGGTAACTAAAGAGGAAGAGGAAAAGTTCTGGGAGGAAGAGGAACCTATGAAAAGGTTCGATGAGGCTCTAGAGCAGTTTGAAAAGCCAACCTTGGTGGCAGAGCTTAAGACAGCTTACGACAAGATGCTTATTGAGAATCTTGAGAAGATCGCCAATGAACTCGCAGATGGCAAGAACGTGAAGGCAGCTTACAGGGTTGAGATGGCCCTACACGAGCTTGAAGATCTATTCAAGGAGGGAGAATAATGGTTAAAATCGATAACCTTTTAGGCGGCTCCGTAATGGACGAATTTGCAAAAATGGCTCTTGAGAAGGGCTGGATCGTAAAAGAATCTCAAGGAGGAAAGGGTGTGCCTTGGAGTTGGGAAACTGGTGGTCCCGCTGGTGCTACAGCGCCAGAAGAGGAAGGGGGATCTATGAAGGATACGCCCGATGCCAGAGAAGAGTTTAATAAATGGCTTAGGACCCATCCAGATGGCCAGCTAAAATATAAAGCTTATAGGGCTGCCCGCGAAACAATGGTGGGTGCAGGTATTAGTGAAGAGAAGGCTAATGAAACAGTAATGGGACAGTGGAAAGCTGATTATCAAGCATGGCTTAAATCTCCTCAGTTTGTAACGCCTGGGACGGAATCGGGTAGAGCGGGTAGGACCAGGGCAAAGCCGAAAAGCTCGCCGCTTATCAAACAAGTGCAATCTGTTATACAAAAGGCTACTGGGATAGCAACCAGCAATCCCAAGGGGCCTCACAAAGGTAATCCAGATGGAGCTTGGGGTGGACGTTCTACTGCGGCCTGGAATGCTTATTTGGAAAAGAATCCAAGTTTAGTAGAGAGTGCTGGTCTAAAACCCATACGTGGTAGAAAAGCTCCTTCAGCTGAAGATATGAAGTATTTACTTGAAAAGTGGGTGCCATATGCAGCAAAACAGCAGACTGCGAAAAGGAAACCTGCTGCCAAACCTGCTGCCAAACCTGCTGCCAAACCTGCTGCCAAACCTGCTGCCAAGCCCGGCCCGCCGCCTGCTGCCAAGCCAAAGCCTGTTCCGCAAGCTGTCGGTCACGAGCCTACCCCTGAACAGTGGGCCAAAATGGATGCTGGTGAACGCCGTCAGTATGAGCTAAAGAAGAAGATGCGCGAAGTGGGCGGCGATGTTACAAAGCCTCGTGGTGGGGCAGCAGACGACAATTTTGTGAACAAGGAGGCTGCTATGACTCTTACTCCGCAGCAAAAGACAGTAGTTCAAAGACTTATGGATTTGCGTGGTCTGAACCCAGGCGATGCTTTAGAATACGCAAAAACAAAATATCCAAGGCTGTTTGCCGAAAAGCCGTTGCCAAAACCAGGATTAGTTCCATCTGAGGAGACCGGCTTCAAACCCATTACTCCAAAATGGGTTGATCCATATGCTCATTGGTCAGAGACTATGCCTAAACTAGATATGAAAGAACTTATGACTGGCCTTGATGTTGAGGAAATGGCGAGGAAAACTATGAGAGAAATGGAAGAAAGAGAAAAAGGTGGTGGCCCACCAATTGGTGTTGCAAGGCCAACCATACACCAAAAATGGCAGAAGACTCCAGGCCCAAAGCCAGAGACAAAACTTAAGCTCCCCGAATGGGCAGCAGCAGATGATATGGCTATTGTCTCTTCAGCAATAAACGAACTCATTTCTCTGGCCAATGACCTTGAGGAAATGGGTGAGACTGGTGCCGCGACTGCCGTAGACAAGCAGATTGTTCTTTACAAGGAAGCTGCCGATAAGCTTTATGATGTGACCGGTGAGACTGGTGATGATCTTGTTAACCAGGCGCACCCAGGCGGCGGACCAACCATCGTTCCAGCAAAGGAAGAGGGTGGAAAGGTTGAGACCCTTATTGAAGAGCACAAGAAGGTTGTTGAAAAAGCGCTGAAGAACCCTACTGGCAAATATGCTGAGATGATGACTAAGCTCGTCGCAACTGCTAATTTGCTGGAGGAAGACGGCGATGTTGAGGCAGCCCAGATTGTAGATAAGACAATTGCTTCATTGCGAGATAAACTGTTAGAAGGAGAAGACCCTTTCGTAAATAGGGGCTCAGCTTCCGAGGCGGCTGGCTCCGAGGAGAATGATGCCTCGCTTAAGAAGGAAGCTCAAGATGCAAGAAGACTTTATAGTATTCTTAAGTCTATGAATAGCGGTTTAAGAGCCATGGAAGGATCAGTATCTGATCAAACAGATGAAGAAACCGCTTTTACCGCAAAACCACAGGGATTTTTAATTTCTAATCCATTTCCTGGGGGCGATAAAGATCCAAATGCCGAATACGACGAGTTTATAGTGGGTGCATACAGGCAAATAGCTAGTTATATGCAAAAAGCTGAAGAAATCGCTGCGGATCAAAAATTGCTTGATAGGCTATTAAAAATTGCCAATACGATTGAAAATACTCTTCAAAAAATAAAAAAGTATTACGAATATGCGGAGTCTGCTGAAGAGCCACATTCTGGAAGCTGGGGCGCCCAAGGATATGATCTTTGGTCATCTGCATTTGATAATTTAGATATGTTTATTTCGACAAGACCTTTGAGTAGAGAATTAGAGAAGAAAAAAGAGCCTGGGAAAGAAAAAGTGTCACCAAGGGAAGACCCTTATAAAAAGTTCGAGAAAGAATTTAAGAATGCTCAAAATGCTCTAGTTGGGACTATTAACAAAATTCTTCCCAAAGTAGATGCAAACCCAAAGGTTTTTGGAGAAGACGCCGAGGAGTGGAAAAAGAACTTAAGGGAAGAGCTGGCTGTGCTCAAGGCACGCAAAAGAAGCTTAAATGAGATGAAGCTTCTAAATAAATATTTATATCACAATGTGTTAAAGAAGCTTGCTGGTAAGAAAAACATCAGTTTGGTCAAAGTTGCAGATTTGGGCAGCCTACTTACTCGCTTAAAAGAAAGGCAGCGGGCTGCGAAAGGCAAAAGACCCACCAAATACAGAGGCAGGAGAAGGGCTCCAGCCAAGGCGAAAGATGCGCAGGTTGAAGCTCTACAGCGGGCTATGGTTGCCGCTGGCTTTGATGTGGGCAAACATGGAGTTGATGGAGCATGGGGTAAAGATACTGCCGGCGCTTATAATCAAATGATGGCCAAGCTCAAAGGTCTCATGCCTGCGTTTAAGACTCCGACTGTTACATCAGCAAAGCCGCCGGCAAACGTTCTCAATCTTGGACAGAGAGTAGCTGCATATCTACAGAAGACTGCTCCCGCTATTACTGGCGATATAGACTTCAGGGGCAAGAAAGTTAGTTTGAAATCACTACAAAGCCCACAGGCTTTTGTTGCCGAGCTTCGACTACAGAAGTTGTTTGACCCAGATAGCGAGCATGATGATGTCCCAGCCAAGCTGTTGCAGGAAATGTATGGAGCTATTCAACCTCAAAAGGCCATGATGGATTTGGAGAGCCCTGGTAAATTTGACCAGATTGTAAGCATGATGCAGAAACTTTACAACCAGTTGGCTGGTGGATGGAAAGCACCTGCGGCTAAACCAATTCCAGGAACTGAGAGACCTGGGGCTCCTGGAGCTGCACCTGGTGCGGTCCCACCTGCTGCTGGAGGCAGAAAGCCTGGGGTAGATAGAGGTGCTTTTTATGGTCTGCGTGGCAGACCTCGTGAAAAGGCTGCTCTAGATAGTGTGCAAAGCTATTTCGATAAGCTTCCAGATTGGGAAATTATAGAAAGTCTAAGTGCTTTCGAGGCTTTCTCTGGTGGTAAATCACCAGTAGGTTACGCAAGACAATTGCGAGGCGAAGTAGGAAAGATTTTAAGGCAAGTGGAAAGCCTTAAAACCCAGCCACTATCAGGCGAGGCCAAGGCGTTCGTAAACAAGATGCGGACAGATGCTATAAATTATCTAAACGATCTTAGAGTGCTGCATGAAAAGCTTGTGGCCAAGGCTACAACTCCAACGCCAGCACCTGGAGGCTATCGTGTCCGATAAAGTTATCGTCAAAGAAGGTCAGGATATGATCCGAGATTTTCTGGGAACGGTAGTTAAGAAAGTAGATTTCAAGGATCATCCATTTGAGACGATCTTTGGAGCGATTGGCCCTATACTTGGCTGGAAGATTTTCGGCTGGAAAATAGGACTGTTGCTTCTTCTTGCAGAGTATGTTGGATTTGGACCAGGAAAACTTGGTGGGTTGGTTGATGACGAATTGAATTGGAAACCAGGCCAAGCGCTTTCTTTGGGTAGTCTTAAAAATGTTGCCGGAAGCGTTGTGGATAAAGTTAAAGGCGCAATAGGGCTCAAGTCCACCAGCATGTTGGAAGATATGATTGAAATTAAGGGAACGTTGGACGAGCACGATTTGGTTGCTATTGCATGTGCAAACAAATATTTCCCAGCGGAAACCATAGAGAAACAAGCTATAGGTAGGGGTGGATATTTTAGGAAATTCCTCAGCGCCGTTAAGGGTGGAAAGAAATTGGGATTCACTAATGTCCTATATGCTCTTTTAAAACTATTCGCTGGCGGCTTAGCTGGTCTTGGTCTTGTTGGCGCTGTTAGTGGTTTGGCTAAAAGGCAGTTTGGAGTTGGCCTTCCAGAGGCTGCTGCTCCTGGCGAAGGGCCCTCGATAAGTGGTCTTCTTAGTGGTAGAAAGCCCAGCGGTGTCCCTGGTGCAGCGCGTGCCGGGAATCTTTATATTGTAAATGAGAAAGGAAATGTTGAAGACACATTAATCCACTTTCTTAATTCAACCATAGAAGGTTTCTCTCAAGCCTTCAGACAGGTGAAAAGAAGGCCACTTAAAGGCTCCCCTGAGATGATGGGGAGACTTTCGGTTATAGAAAGACTGAATGGCAAAAGACTTCGGAGATTGAACAGGGAACAAGCTTTTCTTATTCCTCCGGTGACATTAATAGCTAGTTCGCTTCTACCAGAAGCAAAATACGAGAAGATAGGGGAGCCGGCTCCTGCCGCAAAACCCACGGCGATGCCAAAGCCAAAAGGTGGCGCACCGGCTAAGAAGCTACAAGAACTCTTACAAGGAGCGTAATGATATGAGCAAACAATGGAATGGCAGTTCGGTCATGGCGGAATTTGAAAAGATTGCTGCCGACGCTGGTTTGATTACTACCGACCTCAATCCAAAAAAGAAAGATTTGGTCGGCAATCCTAGTGAATCGCCCGTCGGTCCTTTCCGAGACAATGGCGTAAGTATGACTGATAAGGAAAGGAAGGATGCTGGACTATACGACGTAACTAAAGGAACTGGCGAAGAGCTTATCGAAAAAGCTCATCCTGAGACGGCAGTGCTTGCTGATGCGATGGGTGCCGGTGGCGTTGTAGAGAACCAAGTGGAGCAACAGAAAAAAGATATTGAGATTGCTACTAGGATGCCTAGCGGTGCTCTTTTTGGTATTCATGCGGAGCTTGTAAAAGAGCTGGCCAAGAAGGCAAATCAACTTGAGGAAGAAGGTAAGGTTAAGGAAGCGCTCCGGGTTGATAAGACAATCAGGAGGATCGCTGACCTCCCTTTCGTTGATGGCCGTCTTCACAAGACGGCCTGGATTGGTGCAGTAATCGGGCTCGTCTCAATGGTCGCCCCCATGGCTTTCAAATACTTGGGTGGTGGTGAAACTACTACGACTGAAAGAAAAAAGGGTACTGGTGGCAGAACCACAACTAAAACTATGAAAGGTAAGGCACCCATGGGTAGATGGGGCAAAGGAGCTATGGCTCTTGGCGGAGCTATGACTCTTCTTAGTGCCTTTGGAAACAAAATAACGAGCCGCAAAGAAGATTTGAAAACAGATCTTAAAGACCTTCACGATATTCTACAAACTGCCAAGGGCAAAGGTTCGAAAAGTGCGGGAGATGCTGCACTCATATTGAAGCCGTTCATGGGAAAACTAGCAAAGCCTTTGGATGAAAAGAACTTCAAAAAATTTGTGGCGAACTTTAATCAACTACAAACAGTATTCCCAAGACTACAAGCCCTGATGGCTAGAGTAAAAATAGAGCTTGGGACAGGAAGATGGTATCATTTTGGGTTCGACATTGCTTCTCGCTTGGATGAGAAGTATGAAGATTTTGTTGATGTGATAGAGGAGACCAAAGCTCTTATAGCAAAAGCACAAGGTCTAGGAAAGAAGATGGATTATGTGGCTCGTAGAGCCGTGGAAACCCCAGATATTAAACCAGAAGATAATACTAGAAAGCTACAAGAAATACTCGGTGTTGATGTAACGGGCGAAATGGACATGAAAACAGTCGCAGCGGCGGCAAAACTAGAGGAAAACATAGACGAAGCCCTTAATAAACTTGGAATAAAAGGCAAAGGCAGCTTCAAAGGAAAGGTGGTAAGAGGGGGTAAAATCGTTATTGATCCCAGCAAGTTAGAAAGGATACTTCATCTTATTAGTCAAGCCATGAAGAAAAAGGCTAAAGAATAAGATAAGTGCCTAATATATTTCCAGAAAATCTACTAATAATTACGCATAGAAATGAAAGAGAAAGTCAAATCTAAACTACACAAGGAGGACAATGCTTATGTCTCTTTTCAGCACATATGGAAGCCAGGGTGAACAGAATGCTAGCTCTGTTAAAGATGCCCTATCAAATATTGTAAAGTATGCTAGTGTCTTGGAGGAGCTTCAGCCAGCTAATACCGGTCTAGCTCAGAATCCATCTTTTACTGATCAGCAAAGAGACGAGCTTATTAAGCGTGCCCTTATGACGCAGGAAGGCAAGATTGCTCTTGGCCAGGCCATGGCTAATCCAATCCGTAGGAACTTGGATTATCAGGGTGTTGGACGTAGAGTTCTTGTTGTAGACCCACTTCCTCAGGGCGCTCTGCCTGTGTATGACCGAGATATTGATGTCGCGGCTGTTGTTGTTTCCAGCAACGGTTCGGCTCCAGAGAGCCGCGTATTTGGTGACCGTGTGACCGTTCCAGAGTTTGAGGTTGTTTCCAACCCAACCGTTCGTATCGCGGAAGTCAGAAGGCGTCGTTTCAACGTCATCGACCGTGCGCAGCAAAAGGCTCGTCAGGAAATCCAGGCTCAAGAGGATGCGAACATCTTCGCAGCTTTGGATTTCGCAGCCGACGCTACTCTTGGCGGCGAGAACACCGCTCAGGACATTGCGGACGCTGGCCTCCTGAAGCGCGATCTCTCCGAGATCAAGGTTCAGGTTGACCGCTGGGACCTTGTAACTACCAAGTTCCTCATGAATATCATTGAGTTCAATGACATTCTGAATTGGGCAACTGGTGGTGGCCAGGGAACTGGTGGCGGCGAGGTTGATCCTGTTACGATGAGAGAGATTCTTCAGACTGGTCTTTATGCCCACATCTGGGGAGCCGACATTATCGTTTCCAAGATCGTCCCAGCCGGAACCGTGTTCGGCACGGCTGACCCAGAGTTTGTTGGTGTTATGCCTGTCCGTCAGGACATCGAGGTGCTCCCAGCAGACGAACCAAAGCAGCTTAAGCTTGGTTGGGTTATTTCCGAGATCATCGGAATCGGCATCGTCAACCCAAGAGGTTGCGCTGTTGGTCGCAAGTCCGTAGCCGTTGGCTAATACCCAGTAGCTAAAAACCTAATAAAAACGGGCTATCTTTGATAGGTAGCCCGTTTTTTATTTTGGCTCCGGAGTTTGTGGAGCTATTAATAATATGATATACATGCAACGATACTTTAATTTTGGGGGCCGCTATGAGTGGTTTTCTTGGAATACCAAGTAGTATAAGCTCTTCTTTCGCACCTCTTGTAAATAATCAATATATGAGGTGGGTTGGGAAACACGGTAGTGATTCTAACGATGGTAAAACAATCGAAAAGGCTTTTCTAACGTTCACGGCGGCAATAGCGGCCAGTAGTGCTGGTTTTACAGTTGTGTGTTTGGACAATGGTGTTTACTTAGAAGGCATCACAATCCCCGCAAATATCTCAGTGCATGCTCCAAATGCCACTATTATTGGACCAACTAGTGGAGGATATGGTGTCGGAACTGTACAATTTTCTGGTGATCAGTCAACTGCTGTGTTTCGCAAAATAGAATCTACTGGGCAAAGCGCAGTTTTGAAAACCGCATCAGGAAATGGTGGAACTAACTGGCTACATGCAGACAAGATTGTGCAAACTGGGGTTGGCTCGGGCATTCTTAATTTTGATGTTGGTGTCGTCCCCGAGCCAGCTGTTATTATTGCTAGAGTAGGTGCCGTATATACTGGCAGAATTGGCGTTGGGGCGCAGTCGTCAGACGGCGGTCATATGCACGTTCATGTGGGCGATATTTATCTAACTGCCGATAGTGCTATAGGAATTGCAAATTACGGCGGCTCTAGTATTGTGGGAAGCGTTGAACATGTCGTAGCACAGGGTAGTCATACAAGTCTTATTGGTGTATGGCATGGTGTGGGCGGCGGAGAGCTAAACTTAAATGTAGGAGCTATAGACGTTGGAGCTGGCAATGTTGCTTACGATGCTGTTGCTGGCGGAACAATCAATATGTTTCTCAATGAGCTAGTAAGTGGTAATGTGGGCGTTAGCGGCGGCACACTTAATGTTACTACTCCATAAAAATTAGCAAAAATTGTTTTACATTTTAACTAGAATGTTGCCGCATCCATACGACCAAAATGAAAGGAGAATAATATGAAGCTTCTAAATAGCAATGATCATGTTCTATATCAAGTATCTATGGGATGCAATGTGCCTAACAAGAACGGAGATGTGTATGACACAGAAGCTCTGTGCAAGCATCTAGAAGAGTTTGCCAAGGGAAGGGTCACAAAAATAGAAGTAGATGGCAACTATCTCAATATAGAATGGAAACCCGAAATAACTTTAAATTACATAACCTTAGACATTGTGCTAGACAAACCTTCTAAATAATGAATCAATTTAATACAAAATCTATTAATATTTTTTCATAATAACGAATACTTACAGAGGCTGATCAAAGAATGTGCCTCGGAGGAAAAAATGGCTCTTTATATTTATCAACCGGGGATTCAGCCCCTAGGACAGTTCGACTGCCTCGATGCGTATCTTTCTCTCGTAGCAGGTGGCGAAGTTGGAACTCTTTTCGGAGCTTCCAGAACCGTAACCTCAACTGAGAAGGCTGCTTTCGATGTTCTCGATGGCTACGACAATATTACTTCCCAGCATCGTGCGGCTGTTGCACCTCGTGTCAACACTGCTGCTGTGCGCCCACTCTGGCTGCTTGATGACGGCACCAGTGGATATGGAACTCTGTTTGGCCAGGTGATTGGAACACCAGCCGGTCTTCTAACCACAGGAACCAACCTTGGTCCTCACACTGCGGCTGCAAGCGGCAAGGTAACTTGCTGGGACAAGCCAGGTCTTTATGCAGTTTCTGTTGACGCTGTTAGCACCGCTGCTGACGGCCTTGTGCTTACCAATGTCAATTGTGTCCCAGGCGCAGCCGTTCAGCCACAGGCTGATGGTGTTCTGACGTTGACTGGTGCTGCTCTTGCAGTTGCCGTTACCGTTGGTCGCTTTGTCGAGTTCGAGACTAGCCCATTCTTGGTAACCACCCCACCTTCACTGGTCGGTGCTACCGAAGCGGCTACTCGCGTCGTGCTGAGCTACAGGGTTGAGTAAGTAAGTTTATAACCCCAAACAACAACAATCATGATCAAAGAAGAAATGGGCTGCTTCGCGCAGCCCATTTTTATTTAACTACTAATAATTTAAGATTATATTGGAGTTCTTTTATTTACGATAAAGGAAAAATCTATCAATAATAGACCATAATTATAGATAATTGGGAGACAAGCATATGAGTAGATTCAATTTCTTTGAAGTAGTTACGGTAGACGGCTACAGCTTTCCAGCTGAACCACAAGTAAGGTTTAATTTTATAGCCCAGGGAATTTCCCTATTAAATCGCGGAACTAAGATTCTGGAATACTCTTTTGATGGAACCACACTCCACGGAGATTTGAATCCCTCTGACGGTTCTGTTGGTATGATTTTTGATGGTCGCCAAGAAAGCGTAGTGTTTTTTAGGGGATCTGATGGATATGGAGATGTAAGAGTTGAAGCTTGGGGCGGCTGGGGCCGTGATACAAACTCATAAAGGAGAACAAGAAGATGAACGAAAAGAAGAAAGAGCCAATGAGCGAAGAAGAAACTAGAACGAAACTTATTAAACACGCCCGCCGAATTGGAGCCGAGGAAGATCTACAAAACTTATTCCACAAATGGGACACAGCAATAGCATTGGCGCCACCAAGCGAAAGGGAAGATATGTCCAAAATGGCGATACTAGAAGTCCAAGCAATGTTAGACATACATGCTGAAGATGGCTTAACGATTAATGACGACATTATTATAGCCCCAGGAGGAGAAGATGAAGGTGGTTAATTCCCAACGGCCAGTAATAGAATGTGGCGATGGCGAATATAGAATAATAGACATAAGAGGCACAGTGCCGAAAAACAAAGATTGTATAATTTCCGGCTGGTATATTAAGAAAGGTAAGATTGTGAAAAAAGGTGAAGTAATATTTGTGCCGGGAAATGGGAACTTCATCATTAAGAATAATACGATAGAATCATAAGTAGTAGTAACTAATACAAAGAGGAGAGAGATTATGAATGAAGAAGTAAGAGAAGTTAGGTATGGAACAGTAGTATGGTTTAATAACAGTCGTGGCTATGGATATATAGCTCCAGAAGACGGCGGAAAAGACTATTTTGTGCATTGGTCTAACATTAACGGAGAGCCAAACAAGTTTAAAACACTCATAGCTGGACAGCAAGTGTCCTTTGTTGTTGGAGCCAATAACAAAGGTCCCCAGGCTGAACAGGTAGTGGTGCTTGAAACCCCAGAGGTGGCTGAATAAAAGGTCGTATGAATAAAAACAATTATGTTCTAAGAAATACGACAAAAAGAGACATCAATCTTGGCGACTTGCGGTATAAAATACCAGCAGGCGTGTCTAGAGATCTGATGTCTCATAAGTCTAATCTAAGACATAAAGATTTAATGGAGTCGATTAAAAGCGGCTCCATTTCTAAATATCTGCGCAAGGGATTCCTTGTTGAAGTTGATAAGATAGTAGTGCCCCCTTCTCTTAAAAAGAGCTTAGCCGATCCTTCCACGGTTATATTTCCGCAGAGGATTAAGTCATCAATAACTATAGAAGTTGGCGATGTTACTGATGAAATTAGAGAACTTACGATTAGTGAAGATGACGAGTTGCTTAAGCAGTTGGAGGAGGAGGGAGGCCTTTTTGATGTAGGAGAGGCTCCTATTGTTGCCAAGAAAGACGAAAAAGACGAGGAGAAATAATGACAGAAAACAATGTAATTCATCTTACAACTGAAGAGGTTGAAACCACAAAAATATATCAGCAGAGTGTAGAAGCAGAAAAAGCATCTCTGGGCATGCTGCGTCAAAACTATTTGGTCGCAGAAAGAAAAGCCCTGGAGGCTCTTGGAAAAGCTAACGCTGATTATATATCCTACATTAAGGCGCTTGCTGAGGGCAAAAGTCTTCCTGCCGATCAAGAATGGTTTTTTGATTCTGTTGGTTTTTCTTTCAAAAGAAGAGAGGGCCCAGAATAATATAGCCGCAATTCTATTATCACATTAACGGAGGATTTAAGCTGTGCCCAGAACTCCCGATGATTTTTCAGGCGTTAGCATAGAGGAAGGATTACTTCTAATAAATGATGGGTATGGTGCGCCTGGAACCCCCGGCGAGATTAGGTATAGCGGCGGACACTTTTATGCCAAGGACGGATATGAGTTATTTGATGTTCGAACCAATGTTCATGAACACATACTATCTCATTTGGCAGACGGCACAGATTCATTTTATGTTATATCGCCAAATGCACCAACATCTTATGAAGATGAAAATGATGGTTACGAAGTTGGCTGGCGCTGGATTGATACTACTGATGGTTATGAGTTTGTATTAATTGATAAGACTGCCGGCTTCGCTGTGTGGAAAAACACAACGCTTGCTGGCGGCGGCGGAGGATTACCTGACGCTCACGCCTTTACACACATACACAGTGGATCCGATGAAATCGACGGTGATAAGCTCAACATTGATTTTGATCCAACGTTTTATAGTCCGGACACAAGCCCACCCGAAGTTGATAGTGATCAGGAACTTACGGCACATCTGGCTGGCATTGATGCATATTTTGGCGAGCTAGATGGATATTTTATCGAAGACGAAGAACATAAAAAATTAAGACATCTGATACACTTTATTGATGATGGCCCCGCTGGTGGATTTGAAACAGATGGATACAAAAAAATATATCCAGAAGCGGATCCATTTCCCGTTCAAACTGTGTGGTATGATCCTAATGGCAAAAAAATTGTTGAAAAGAATATCACTAGAAATGCCAATAAAACACCATCTACCATAGAATGGAAAATGTTTGATTCTGATGGAATTATTGTGCTAGAAACTGTGACAGATACAATTACATATTCTGGCATATTTGAAATTAATAGAACTAGGAGTATTTCATAATGGCTGGCGACTCACCTGCTGCCATCTTATTTGATGCTTATGGCAATGCTATTGCCACTTTAGATGGCTACAATATAACTGCAACTAGTCCTGGCCTGCCAATCATGATAAAAGATTCGGCAGGAAATGCATTTTTTCTACAAGCTGATAGTGATGGCTATCTTCGTATGTCTGCGCCAAGTTTAGAAGCTAAAGATTTTGCTACAGAAACAACACAACAAACTTTGGCTACAGAAACAACACTGTCCGATGCTTATGATAAGCTAGACGACCTTGAGTCGAAAGACTTTGCTACGGAAACAACACAACAAACCTTGGCCACAGAAGCTACCCTTGTTGATGCTTATAACAAACTTGATAGTTTAGAGGCCAAAGACTTTGCTACAGAAACCACTCTAGCAAGTTTGGAAACTAAAGATTTTGCTACCGAGGCAACTTTATTAGACGCTTATAACAAACTTGATAGTTTAGAGGCGAAAGACTTTGCAACGGAGACGACCCTTACATCCATCAAAGACACCGATGGTATCAAGAAGATCGCTGATGCATTGCCTGCTGGCGACAACATCGTTGGGCAGGTTAAAATTACAGATGGCACCAATGTCGTTGATGTTTTTGATGATTATGGCGTACACCGTTTACAAGTAGAATCAATAATTCCAGATGGTTATGCTGGTACACAGGCGGTCTATTTGATCGATGGCGTGAATGGGGTCGAGCTTGCTGTGGCCGAAAATGAACCTGTGCCGGCCAATACCAGAAGCTTATTGACAACTGCCATTGATGGTGATGGATACGCACAGCGCATCAATGCCGTTGCCGACGGATCATCATATAGATTAATGGTAGACACTAAAGCAGTCCTAGTTTCAACTGCATCTATTATTGATTTTGTTAAAAATGGCGGCTCTGAAGATATGTTGGTAAACGGCAGTGTAACACCAGTTACTTTTTCATTTGACGCAGACCCAACTAATGATATTGTTCTGACGAACTTTGTACTTTGTATGTCGGCGCTGAGCGTGGACCTGGATGGATCTTCGTGGGGCGCCGGTACTGACTTGGCAAATGGCATCTTAGTACAGGCGACTGTAAACAATGGCGTGTCTATTAACATTGGACTATTTCAAAGAAACGAAGATTTCAGGCGACTATTGGATACAGATATTGCTCAGGGAGGAATAACTGACAACATCGTTGGAGTTATCAGCTTTGGTGGTCGCATGATATTGAAAGCTGGAACTGCCGACAAAGTGGAAGTAATTATTCAAGACAATCTGACCTTGCCTGCACGTAATTTAGATTATCTCACTGCCACCGTTTATGGCTTGAAGGAGTGATTTATGCCAGTATACGAAATCGACGCTGTTTTTCAAAATCCACATATTATAAGAAGACTTGGAAACAAAACTACTACTTCTACATCTGAAGTTCTACTATCTGCCAGAGCATACGTGGAACAAAGCAGTGAGGCACAACGATCTATTGAATCGACTTCAAATCAAGACAAGCCATCCGGCAGTGGAGCTGGGGCAGTCAGAATTACATACCTAAATAGTGCTTACGAATTGAAAACTGAGGACGTTACTCTCGACGGATCAAAAGATGTTAACACTGTTGCAACGGACATCAGGTTCATTGAGAAGTTTCAGGTCATTCAAGGATCGGCCGCTGCGGGAGCGATCAAAATACTGACAGAAAATGATGGTGGAGGCACAGAGTTCTGTGGAATAGGTGTAGGAACTTATGATGCTTTCTTATGTCACCATTATGTTCCTGCTGGGAAAAGCGGCTGGGTTTGGGCATGGAGCCTCACTGTTAGCGATGAGGTTAAAGCCAAGTTGATGGGAAGATCAACTTATGGCTCAAATACTGTTGATGAACACTGGGATTTGGTTAATTTGCTGGGCATAAGTACCCCGCCAGGTCTTATTCAGTTTGAGAAAAAACTAATTGGAGTGCCTTTTTCTGAGAAAGCATATATTAGAACTACTATTGTTCCAAACCAAACGTCTTCGACAATTACTCGTGGCGAACTAATAATTTGGGAGCAATAAACTATATCCGGGGAGGATTGAGAATGAAATGTATACGTATGGGTCTAGCATTACTATTGGCCTTGATGTTGTTTGTTCCCTCTTTTACGTCATGCGGGGGCGAGAAAAGTTATCAAGAATCTCAGTTTAGTGGAACCACTACCTGTCTGACACCAGCCCAGCTCGCAGCCGATTTGGATGGCGCCTCACAAGCAGATGTAATACCACTATCAGGTGTGAATCCTTTGGTATGTCCAGAAGTTCCAATGTCTCACACATGGAGTGGAGGAAAACTTATCTTCAGTGACAGTCCAGAAAAACCAACAAGTAAGGGAAAGCTGTATGAAGACGACGGCTTTTCTGCAACTGGTAGTGAAAGTAATAGAGTGTTCGTATACCATGTAAACGGCCAAAAAAAGAAAATGAAGTTTGCCATTTTGCTTAAAAACACAAGTTCAACTAGTGGCACGCTTACCTTACAAAAGAAAGGGACTGCTGGTCCTACAACTAATTATTTATATGCTGGTAAGGTCGGGTTCCATCGCTGGCTTACTTCAACAGCCTCGGCTCCGGTGAACGTGCCCGCTGGAGACACAGTTAGGCTAATAACAGATATCGAAACGCCAGCGGCTGAGAACTACCTGATGCACGGCATTTATGATTACACTTTTGATCAGAGCCACAAAGTCACTATTTGTGCTATTGATCAAAGGGACAAGGCTCTAAAAACATGCCCAAGGTTAAGCATTCTTCCGCGTGATGTTCACCAGCGTGGAACTTTTCCATACGCAGATAAAGTTTATGATAGTGCGGCAGGATACGCTATTGACACCGCAGATGGCATTGTTCAATTTTCCCTTGCATATAATACGGCGAATGATCCATATGCGGTCGGTGTAGATGCAACTGATGGTTCTCCGCAGATATTAGTTGGTAATTATGGCATATTATACAGGATGCATTTGAACACTTCCGCTTCTGACGGGCAGAAATTAGGATTTTTGTTTAACCCAAGAGGTGGCCAGTGGGGCGGTGCTGCATGGCCAGTAAGCGGAATTACCCCAGGCGGAAAATTTCTAGTTCCACCAAATGCTGGATCAACTGGCGACAACACAAATGGCGCAGTGGCCGGTAAGTATAACCCAGGAAGTTCATTCACTTTTTGGATGCAATGGATGCCAACAGGTGGAAGCAACATGCCACTTAGATTTTTAGCAGTTCCATATTAATATACAATGAAAGAAACATATAAAGATCATTAGGAATTTTAAGCTGTTACTTATGTTATATGGGTATTGATAGCATACCTATGCACTATCATTTTGATAATTGCATTAAAAACTATCAATAACAATATATTATGATGAAGATCGCCTGCTTACAGGCCGTTAATGTTTCCAGTTAAAGAGGGTTAGAGTAAACAAAAAATGACGTGTGGCAAGAGAACCTTGGTAAAAGGTAAACAGATCAAAGATGAAACAATAACATCAGATGATCTGGCCAAAGACTCTGTTATTACAGAGAAAATTAAAGATGGGAATGTCACCTGTGCGAAGCTTGAGCCCGGTCTGTGTGATCGCCTTTTAGCTAGCGCTACTCCAATAGGTAGAATTAAAATAGTTGGAACTGTTCCGGCTCATACTGATTTCATTATACCTGGCGGCCTATCTTATGATGTGTTACTATTTGTCGAGAGGGTTGCAATATATAAAAACGGCCAACTTTTGTTCAATGGAGATGGCCCGCCAACAGATGATAAAGATCCTGTGGAAGTATGGCCGGGCAGTTCAAATGACAAAATAGTTTTTGATTTTCCTTTGAGAAATGGAGAAACCATACAGGTGATGGTATTATGAGCGACGAGAAAAAAGACACTGCTATGAATAAGGGATCATTAATATACGAGACAAGTGATATAGCTCTAGCCGCTTATCTCAAACTCAGGGGTCTTGTTTTGCTGAAATGCAGTCGTGACAAAAAGTTTTCCTTTGTTTTTAAGGATCCAGAAAAACGGGCGGCTGGCTTGGCTATAGAGTTTATTAACAGCGATATGAGACGTTATGACGATGAAATTCGCTCGTTGAAGAAAATAATTTTCAATAATTAGAAAGTGAGCAAGAAAAAAATATTAGGAGGTTTTAATAACCATGGCTCACCGTTCAGTATTACGCGCAGATCAATTGGATTCCAACGATAGTTGGAGTTTTGCGCAGGTAACAATAGATGGATATTCGGGTGGAGACATTAATGATGGCTACGTGACTGGACTCGTGTTGACAAACGGGGAT